ATACCCCTGATATTACCCAAGACCTGATTCTTGGCATTGACCCCGGCAGAACGAATATCGGCGTTGCTGTCGTCAAGGAGGACGGCCAGTGCGTGTTCTCCGCACATCTGGAGACGCGCAACAAGGACGTACCTCTCCTGATGAAGAAGCGTGCCGGTTTTCGTAAGCAGCATCGCACGTTGGACCGGCGCAGGAAACGCCAGCGCCGTGCGAAGGCTACGGGGAATACCGTGAAGAATGAGACTATCGAAAGGCTGCTCCCCTGCTACCAGAGGCCCATCGTGTGTCACTACATCCGCAATAAGGAGGCTCGGTTCAATAACCGCAGCCGTCCTGCCGGATGGTTGACGCCCACAGCGAATCATCTGCTGCAGACCCACATCAACCTGATTGCAAAGGTTGCGAAGTTCCTGCCCATCACAAAGGTGGTGGTAGAACTGAACCGCTTTGCTTTCATGGCGATGGATAATCCCAATATCCGTCGGTGGGAGTACCAGCAGGGTCCGTTGTACGGACTGGGTTCTGTAGAGGACGCGGTGTACGCACAGCAGGATGGGCATTGCCTGTTCTGTGATAAGCCCATCGACCATTACCACCATGTCGTCCCCCGCCATAAAGGTGGAAGCGAGACACTGGCAAACCGTTGTGGGCTTTGTGCGGAACACCACGACCTCGTCCATAAGGACAAGGCGTGGGCGGAGAAACTGGTCACACGCAAGGACGGTATGAATAAAAAGTACCACGCCCTGAGCGTGTTGAATCAGATTATCTCGTTTCTGATGGAGTACCTCGGAAGAGAGACTCCCTACGATGTCTATGCCACGGATGGTAAGTCCACCAAGGGCTTCCGCATTGCCAAGAATGTGCCGAAGGAACACTATACGGATGCCTACTGTATCGCCTGTTCCATTTTGGATGCGAATACGAAGGTCTCCACACCTGCCGAACCCTTTGAGCTGAAGCAGTTCCGCCGGCATGACCGGCAATCCTGCATCCGCCAAATGGTTGACCGGAAGTACATTCTGGACAGCAAGGTCGTTGCAACAAACCGGCATAAGGCCATTGAGCAAAAGTCCGATAGTCTGCAGGAGTTCCGTGAGGTTTACGGTGACGCTGCGGTGTCGCAGCTCACCGTAAGACCCCACTCGCCACAGTACAAGGACATGACGCGCATTATGCCGGGTGCTGTGATGGACTTCAACGGGACTATCGGGGTTATGCAATGCTCAGGTGGTCGAAACAACGGAAAAGTAGAATTTTTCAAATCGACAAAAGGAAATAAAACTCCCCCAAAGAAATGTGTGCTTCTTGCACAGAACACAGGCATGGTTTTCATCCCTGCCTGAAACGAAAGGAGAAATACAATGAAAAACACATCAAATCTTAAATATCCTGAAGAGAAAGGAGCTTGATTATGGAGCGACTCACCATCCGCCTTCCTGATGGGCAGGCTTGCGTAGACTGCAATCGGTGCAAATCTGAGCGCACGAGCGAATCCAACGAGGCAAAGGAGATGTGTTCTACCCTCTATTGCCGCAACCGGCTGAAAGACCGGCTGGCGGCTTTCGAGGACACTTTCCTTGACCCTGAAGAGCTGCTGACGCTCAGGCAGGAGAACGAGACCCTCCGCCGCATTTGGGCCGAGAGGTTTGGCCCCAGCCCCGATGCCTCCGTACCTGAACTGGTCGGAGCTCTCAGCGACAAAATGCGAGAGACGGATGCGACCATCTATGCGCTTCGGCATGAGCTGGATGTGCTCAAGTCTACCTATCGTCCGAACTGTGTCAACTGTGAGCATATACACAAGGACAACTTCAACTGTACCGCTGTCGGCGGTTTCTGTACGGCTGTTCCTGCTGCTCATTGCCCGAAGCTGAAAGAGCTGATGGAGAAAGAGGCTGCGTCTCAGACCAAGGAGGTCAAAGACGACACCCATGCCGAGTTTCTGGAACGTTGGGCTGCGGAGCTGAACAACAGAAACGAACGGAGCGTTGTTCCTGCGGCTCTGGGGGCCGTCAAGGGCCTCGTAGTGGTGTATGCCGCATCGGACGACCTCGTGGAAATCGAGGGCGCTATGACGCAGGAAATCGGCGCCTTTAATGGTGTCAAGCTGACTGCGAGTAAAGCTCAAGGTTTCTACGAGACAGCCGCTGGCGAGCCGGACATCGAGTTTCGTTGGTGCGATGACAACTCTGGCGATTCTGTTTGCCCGTGGTCTGTCATCTGCAATCTCCCCCATCGGAAGTTCGACATTCTCGATGATGAGGGATATGTTTCCAGCGTTGGCGTTGTGCTGCACATTGACGACATTCCTGAGTAAGCAAGTGAGTTTCCGAAATTGAAAGGAGTATATTTTATGAACAAGAACGACAAGGGTTATGTTATCTGTGTCACACCCACCGGGAGCGACCTGCCCTTTGTGCCCAACGTGGAGCACATTCGGAGAAGTGATTCGAGTGACCTCCCAAACCGTGCGGCGGCGCGTAAGGCAGAAAAGGATGGTATCAAAATCATCCATGATATGCCCAACGTACCGGACTGGACGTACATTGACACGCCGCAGAACCGTGAGAAAATCACCGCATGGCTGAAGGAGCATCCTGAGATGTGCTTCAAGAAGAATGAGCCTGCCGTGTCTACGCGGTATAAGGCTACCCTTCTTGTCCCTTCCAAGGATGCCGAAATGTGTCAGGAACTGCTGGATATGCCTTGTGGCGAGGAGCATATTCCCGCTGTGGAGTCCGGTATTGGCAAGTATGCCGGTGTTCGTTGCTTCGGCCTGACGTTCCCTGATGGCTATACCGCAACCGTCACTGTTTGCTCTGATGACAAGGGATTCTATGTCAATCCCGTCCTCTGGAATGAGGAAATGTCTGATGTCATGTGTCTGGCTTCTGAAAGCGAGCTGGAGGGAATCTACACCTTTGATTACTGCGACAATGTGTATGTCATGGAAGTCGTCAAAGATACGTCCACACCGGCGCTCCACGCAACTACTATCAGAATTCCTGCTGTGGTCGCAACGAAGTATATCAGCTATATGCAGGGCGAGAATGTTCCCAACAATATCATCTATGCGACAAATGTCGTTATCGCTGAGTATTCCAACAAGTTTGACAACGGCTTCACCGCCGTCCTTCAGATTATCCGAAGGGAAGCTGAAGTTGTTGCGAATCTCGCACTGCATGATGCGAACGGCATCAACGTCTGGAACATGGATGAGGACAGGCTGCTGTTGTGCGTCAGAAAATTCAACTACGGTAACGGCACTTACGAGGTCGAAGTGACGGATGAGACAGCGAACAGCACCGAAAAGGAGAGTTATTGGACGGAAATCCGTCACGATTTCCGCGAAGATTCTCCCGTTGGCTACGGCGATGTTATCACCGCCGTTTCCATTGATGGTTGGCGCACGCCTGAAGACGATGCCGAGGGCGAGGTCATTGCCCGTGTTTTCCTGACCAAGAAAGGTGATGTGGTTATTGATTATATCAATGCCATTGCCCGCATTGATGTGCTGGCACAGGAGGCTATCGACGAAACCGTGAAGGAACTGCGCGAGCAGTTCGTCAGCGAGGATGGCTCAGATGAGTAGACCGAAAAGAGGCGATATCATTATCGCCAAATTCGACCCCACTGATGGGGCGATGAAGTTTGGTGCTACAAGCACCCTTCTCGCCGTAAGCAACGATACGCTGCACGGAGTAACAGATTTCGTCTGGGTGTGTCCGTTGTCCTACGAAACTGAGTACGGCCCATACCATGTTATACTCGATGAGAAGACGTGTCCTCCTCGTAGCGGAACCGTCCTGTGTGAGTATGTAAGCTATTTCAACATCATGGCGAACAAGTACGATGTTGTAGGCCATCTGCCCGATGAGGTTCTCGCCAAGGTGCGTTCTGTTCTCTGTGATATTTTTTCTTGTTCTTGAACTGTGAAAAAGCTCCCTTCGGGGAGCTTTTTCTTTACCTGAAATCATTGACAAAACATCAAACTGTGGTAGTATAGAATTATAATTACGAAGCTATTTTTATAAAGGAGATTATCTCCGTTTTCCAAGTCACCTTAAAGAATCAAGACAGTTATCCCAATCTTGGGATGGCTGTCTTTTTATATATATACATACATTTGTGTTCCCGTAAGTCCTTCAAGGCTGGGAGAAAGGAGAAACAAGTGAAAACCAAAGTTATCTTCGAGCGCACTGGCAAAAACATGGAGGCTATCCGTGAGGAAGTCATCGTCAACGGCGAAATCACTAAGGATGGTTTTGCTGTAATGATGGCAGCTACCAACGGCGATGGCACATTCGTACCGGCTGTTGTCGGTCTCCATGAGGTGAACGCTGCTGATGAGGCTGTGTATGCGAAGCTGGTCGGCATCGAATCCTGCGAAGCTAATCTCATCGCAACGTGCAGCGCGGACGTCCTCGTGGGGCGTTTCGTGAACGCGAACGGTGCGTGGGACGAGCTGCCCGTCAAGGGTCAGGCGCAGAGTGGTACTGTCCGTGTCGGCATCCCCTTTGTCTACGGACTCTACAACTTTACGCCGGTACGTAACGGGGTGAACAAGAAGATTTCGTGGTGGATTTCCCGTCAGGGTATCGGCCACGCGCTTTACTGCTTCACCTCCAACTACACCGCCGAAATCGGCTATCAGTTCCAGCACATCAGCAGCTATATCAGTATGTTCGAGGCACAGTTCGGCACCATCGACGGTAAGCCGGCGTCCGTACAGATTCCTGCTGGTGGGCGGAATGTGGATGCCATGCGCTTTAAGGTCTACCCCAATGTGGGTCCTGCCTACATCGTCGAGGTTCCCTCCGGCGAGGTCGATAACATCGACGAGTGGCTGAGTGAGCACATGGAGAGTGATGCCACATTCGTGGAGCTGAAAAGCACCGATTCCACCTCCAAAAACACGTCCTCTGACGACAATGCCGACATCCGCGTGCGGGATATCTGCGGCGATAAGTGCCAGTGCTATGTCTACTACGACAAGGCTTCCGGACAGGACAAGATGCGTTTTTGGCTGAGAGCCGCGTTCCCCCGTCCCGCCGATATGATTGAGGTACGCACGGCGCTGAAAGCGAACTTCGGCAGCGGCGCCGGCACATTCACCTATGATGATGGTTCCTTCGATGTCATCATTGAGAAGCTGGTGCCGTTCGCGTTCTCCAATGCAGATTTGGAGAACTTCGCTGACAATGCAGTCACCCTCATCGAGAATGTCCTGCATACCGAGGCTACCAGCGTGAGCTGGAACGCCGGCCATTGTGAGAGCGATGATGATGCGCTGCTTACTGAGAAAGAGCGGAGCATCGTAAGCCGGCAGGCGTAAGGAGGTGTCTTCAGTGAACACAGTGATTTTTCCTGAGGACGTCGCCAACGCGGTACAGTCGGCTTACCTCCAAACCGAAGACGAGGATGTCAGAAATTTGCTTTTGTCCGTCGGCGCCGAGCTTCTTGATATCTCTCCCGATGAGATGTTTGAGATGATTCGTTGACCGTTGAAAGAAAGGAGAAACAGAAATGACCCTGAAGGAGTTTGTTGAAAAAAACGGTAAAGAGAGATGCGTTAGCAAGATGAGACAGTGGCAGTCTGTTACCATTGGCTTCATCGACGCCGATGGAAAAGACGATGAGACGGAATTCGACGTATACCGCGTGGACACTTCCGCCGGTCTTGAAGAGCTGGCGCAGCTTTTCAACGATTTCTGTGCTGAAAACAATTTCCCCACGAACACGGTGCAGTCGGTTCGTGTGGTGAAGAGCGCGGACGACTACTCTGACCTTGCGTAAATGCTCTGAAAAAAAGAAAGGAGAAAATAATCATGGATTCCAAGAAAAAGACAAACAAGACTCGTTGTAGGGCTTGCCCCGCATCCGGTTTTTGCTCCGATGTCTGCTACAATAGGGATGTTCCTGATGCCACCTGTGCTCATGCCGTGAAGTACGATAAGCTGAATAAGCGTGTCGCTTCGCTGGAGGGACAGGTTGAGACGGTGAAGTTCATGCCGCTGAAGCAGCGAGACGCCGAGCTGGAAAAACTGTGGGATGAGTTCACGGATGTCCCGATGAATCCGGACACCGAGAAGATGGAGGATGCGTTCCTCCACTTCCCCGCCGGCACTCCTCGTGAAGACATCTGGCACTGGTTCGATGAACGCTATTCCAAGGGCATCGCAGCGTTGCTGTATGGCCGGGGTGAGGACAACACCTCCACCATCGCTGCGCTGACCTACCTGAATGAGCTTTGCTGCGAGTGCGATTCTGAACTGTGCGCCTTTGCGGATGCTTCCGGCATCTGCCGTGCCCCGTTCATCACCGGAGCAGCACCGCGTATCCGTGAGGATGGTTGCGATGATTTCTGTGGCGTAGGCAATGGCTTCTGCGCTCCCCGCGCAAAGGTCGAAAACTCAGAGGCTGGTCGCTACATGGTATTCATGGATAGCGCCTACATCCGAGACGCACAGATTTACTGCGGCAACCTCAACGAAGATGTCAATTCCGTGGCAAATGAGGATAGCTGGCGTGATTCCAGCGGTCCGATTTTGCTTATCGACAAGGAGGTCAGCAGCCTTGATGAACTGCGGAACACCGTGAAGGAGATATATCCTGAAGTGGCGTTCGCCGCTCTGAATGTCATGCGGGTCAGCGGCAAAGCCGTCCGTTTGTAAGGGAGGTGCCCACAATGGATGCCTTTTTGGAAAAGCTCAAAAAGTCTTTTGTCGAACGTTTTACGTCTTTGATGGAAGACAACGGCGACTCCGTGACGGAAGCTGCAAGGATTATCGGTGTCGCTCCGGAAGCTGTCTCAACATGGCTGCGTGGGCGTATCGTGCCGAGCATTGATTACTTCGCTAAAATTGCGGATGTTTACAATGTCTCTGTTGATTATCTGCTGGGTCAATCTGAGACCCAGCAGGTAAAAGACATCCCCGATGAGGCGGCATATCCGGCTGTTCCCGCACGAGCCTTCTACAACTCGGCGTTGCAGCTTATGGCAAAGCAGAATTCTCTCATTGCCCAACAGAATGCATTGCTGCAGCAACAGAACACCATTCTGGCGGCGATGCAGCAGAAGGCCACTGTTGAGAACACATCTCTGCCTTCGACAGATGTGCCTCTTGGTTTGCCATTTTGAGCAGAAAGGAGATTTTATAACCTTGGAGGGGGCTGTTGTTTGCAGCAGTCCTCTCTTTCTATACATAGTCTGTTTGACAGAGAGCGTACAAATGGGCTATAATAGAGTTGAAAATTGAAAGGAGGATACAACTATGGAAGAATTCGTAAAGGGCGTATCCAAAACTTGCCTATATGAAGACCCTCACTGTGACGAAGAGGATGCGGAAATGGACCGTCGGATTTCGTCGGTAGCCTTTGAAGCCTATCAACGGGCAAAAATGAAAGGTATTCCTGTTGCTCGCTATGATGCAGAGAAAAAGTGTGCCTATTTACTGTATCCGGATGGGAGAATCGAGTATGTCAAATGAGAAACAGCGGAAACCTTGCATTATCGTTTTCGCTGGGCCTAACGGGTCAGGTAAAAGCTCACTTACAAGTAGAGTAGATATACTACCCCCGTATATCAACGCAGACGACATCAAAAAAGAAACTGGATGCAGCGATTTGGAAGCGGCACAGAAGGCTGATGCAATGCGCTTACAGTGTGTAGAATGGGGCGAAGATTTTACCTTCGAGACAGTTTTGTCCACGAATAAAAAACTGGAATTTCTAAAATATGCAAAAGAGCATGGGTATTTCATAAAAGGCTTTTTCGTTCTTACGAAAGACGCATCCGTAAACGTACTTCGTGTATGGGAACGTGTTCAATCTGGAGGCCACGACGTACCTGAAGAAAAGATTCGGTCTCGGTACGAAAAGTCTTTGGCAAGGGTTCAGGCCTTTGTTGACCTATGCGACATCTGCCATATTTATGACAACTCCGGCTCTTCAACGGATAGAATATTCAAGAAGGCACATGGCGACACCTATAAATGCAGGGAAAATGCTTTCTGGAGCAAACAGGAAATCTGTGACCTCGTAGGCATCAAAAGCAATAATGTTGGAGAACTTCTGCTTTCCGACTATGAGAAGAAGCTCTGTAATTCACTTAATAGTGCTACTGAGACTGAGGAGGACGTAGATAGAAATGACAAGTAGCCTTGAGGTATTACGCTCTCATGCTATCTACATCAACCCGTCATTCAGCGAAAAGCCTATTAAGATACCTTCACAGATGTATCCGCTGACGGGGACAATGGAAGTGTTTAGCTACGGCAACACACTTCCATTTCCCTCAGGTGTAGAGACCGACACCATTCGACAGGCCTTCGATGCCACGGAGGTCGATGTCGGCTACTGCTATCAGAACACCCAGCGCATTCTGGACGCTCTGGTTGCCGCAGGCGTGAAGAACGCCGTTCCGTATGCCGGCTGGCTCTTCGTAGGCGATGCCGTCCCTACCCACCACAGCTTCATCGTCGTAGATGGCAAGCATATCATCGACCCTCTCATTCGATTCGATAAGATGAATCTGGAAGCCTATGCCAACGAGGATGGAACCAAGACACCGGATTCAATCCGTGGGGCTTTCACGGACGAGGTCATCGAGATGATGAAGCGTCCCCATTCCGAAGTTATGACATTCGGGCAGGCCAGTCCGTTGAACTACTATGTGGCCGCAAAATGCAAGCCTTCAGAGGCGGTGGCGCGGTTCAGAAAGCTCATGACAGCTTTTCCAAAACATCCTTCGTATCAGAATATCAGACCGGATGGGACGAACAAGACGCAGACGCTTTTCTACGAAAAGCAGGGCAAAGATATGTATGCGCCGAAAATCAAACCGAAAGGAAGTCTGTGAGAATGGATTATCCATATATCCGCGCATGGAACAGGCTCATGAACGCCACTTCGGACGTCATCGAAAATGAAGTCGCGGCTGCCCGTAAAGAGAAGGCTCCACCGACTTCAGTTTACAAGCGTAAGGATGGTGTGTGGGAGATTTTCGAGGGAATCGTCCGTGGCGAAACGAAGCAGCAGCTTGCTGAACTTGTAGCAAAGATGGAAAAGCGCTCTAAGAAGTAATTAAAGAGGCCCGAAAGGGCTTCTTTTTTTTTGGCTCTGTAATGATTGACAAAATATCAAACTGTGGTAGTATAGAATTATAATTACGAAGCTATTTTTATAAAGGAGATTATCTCCGTTTTCCAAGTCACCATACGTAAATTCAGACAGTTATCCCGTTTCGGGGATAGCTGTCTTTTTTATATATTTTCATACATTTGTGTTCCCATAAGTCCTTATCATAGGCAGGGAGAAAGGAGAAATTCATGACTGACTATCCTAATGAAATTGCCCGTTTAGACGCACAGCGTCGAAAGAATCACGATGCCACCGCCTATGAGGAGCTTGACAAGGCCTATACCGAATCCGGTCATACCGTGTTCATTATGGCACTCAACGCCCTCATTTCGCTGGGACGTGATACCGTCGCGGCCATGGCGCATCCTGCGGCTATCGCTGCGACTATCCAAGGGAACATCTTTTCCGAGGATTTCAAGCTGGAGGTCGGACGTATCGCACTGATGATGGCAAACGCCGACATCGACGTTCTGTTGGCCGTTATTCAGCGCATAGTCGTCCCCTTCACTGACCCTCAGGGCAAGCGCATCCCGTTCCTGCACCCCAACGGCGACGAGGAGGACGTCTGCCCCGTGTGTGGCGCCGAGGTCGAATATCAGGGCGACCGTGAAATCGACTACAACGATGGTACGGAGGTGAGCTGGGAATGCCCCGTCTGCAAGGCGTTTGGCAAGGCACTGTACCACGACACCTTCCTCCAGCACGATTCTGTGATTGATGGGAATGGTGATTGCGTACACGACCGTGTCTGAGCATTCCCGCACGCTATACTCAAGAAGAAAGGAGAAAGCACCATGACCAAGAACTTCAAGACGGTCGTTGAAGCCCTGAACGAGACCGGCTTCTATCTGGCCTTCTGCAATCTTGTCGTAAACAAGATTGTAAGAATCCCCATCAAGAAAATTATCTCCGCTGCGGAGGGAAACATTGATGGCATTTCCAACTGGCTGGAACACGCTGCGAAAGATGCCTGCTCCGCCTTTAATCAGGACGTCCCCATCGACGACCTGATTATGAAGCTGGAGGGCGAGATTCTGCGTGTCACCCATTTCTGCTTTGACCCCCGCATCCGCGAGGCTTTCAAAGAGATGGGCTATGAGCGCATCGCAGAGGTGTACGAGTCCCGTGGCATCGACATCGAGGACACCGGTATGTTGGAGAAGGTCAAGAGCGTGTTCTGTACCTACGTCTTTCTGCTGAACCAGCAGGATAAGACGCTTGGTATCGACCTCTCCGTTGTCCCTTCTGTGGGTTCCTACAGCATTCGTTTCAACGAGTGTATTCAGGACTCCATCGTATTCAAGGACGAGGCGGCAGCGAAAGCATTTGCCAAGGCAAACGGATTGGAGAAGCCGTTCATTTCCTTCTACAAGATGACTGCTTATTGGCAGCCCTTTGAGGAAGGAGATGCGGTGTGAGCACTTCTCAGACCACTTCCCTGCCGCTTGCTGCTGTCCGCATCAAGAATGCACGATTGTCTCTGGAACTATCCCAGAGCCAGCTTGCAGAAAGGTGTGAGGTGACACCGCAGACCATCTACAAGTATGAGTCTGGGCGAGTGGAGAATATCCCCCTGAAGACTTTGGAACGCTTCGCTGAGGTGCTGGGCGTCTCCCCTGCTTATCTGGCGGGCTGGACGAACTCACCTGCCGGCACCAGCGTTCTGGATATTCAGGTACGAGGAGCGACTCTGCTCTGTGCCACATGTCCCATCTGCGGAAGCCTGAAGTTCGGCCCGAAGCACGGAAGTGCCTATGGACCCGAAGCCCGTTGCTCCGACTGCGGTACAACATTCCGCCTCGATGCCGACCAGTTTCCTCTGAAGACTGTTCGGCTTGGTATGTCACTGCTGGCCTGATAGCCAGCTTTTTTGAAAAGAAAGGAGAAAAAACATGACTATCACCCGTAATATTCCGATTCCCGACCCCAAGGCCACTATCACTGTCGAAATCGAGCTGACCCGCAGCGAGCTGGAGACCGCGTACCGTGAACAGGAGCGATACTACCGGCTGATGGATGCGGAAGGCCAGCTCTGCACGTATCTGGGTTTCGATGTCATCGACTTCGACCCCGATAACGAGGACGACGCCGAGAAGCTGGAGAGCTTCAAGGAAAAGTTCGGTGACACTGAGCCGGCATCTCTGGTCGATGAGGAGTCTCCGAACTATGTGCTGAACGATATCGTCGCTCAGTTCGAGCACGATGCCGACTGCAACAATGACGTGAACTCCACGTGGCAGAACGCCGTCGAGGAAGTGCTGAACATCCTGCAGGCACGTCTCAACTACGAGGCGGTCAGCGGCGGTGATGAGGCATGAGCCTTCTGAGATTTCCTGACAAGCGTTATCTCAAGAACGCCATTTGCGGCACTGTCACGTTGCTGCCCATTGCGGTGGTAGACCCGGAACCTTGTGTTGTCTCTGCGAGACTGTATCCGCATCGCTATGATGGTGCGGCACTGTATCGTTATATCGTAGTGGATGCGGAGAACATCGGCATTATCTACGATGACGCGCAGGGGTACGGGTACAAGAACGCTGAGGCCGCAAAACGAGCGTTTTCACACAAGTATCGCGGGATGTTTCCGTTCAACTATGTGTGGCCTCCCGTGCGGGAAGCCGAATTTTACGAATAACACAGAAGCCCCTGCGTCCTCTCTTTTTGGAGAGGACGCGGGGTTGAAAGGAGAAAAAACTATGATAAGGGCTGTTGAGATGCCTATTTTGCATCGTGAAATCGCGGAGTTCCTCGACCCTCGCATCCATGAGGCTGCGCCGGGAACTCCGTCGTTTGCACTGCATGGTTTTCGCATCGACGACCGCGAGTATGTGATGGACTGCCTGCCCACCGTGGGACTCATGGTGGGCTACCGCATCGTCGAGACCGGTGAACTGGTTTCAGCGCTGCAGTTCGACAAGGGTGTTTCTGAGGAAAAACAGATTTTCCATGCGTTGCTGTTTGCACCTTGTGCGAAATATCTGGCGACGAAAAACTGCGTGTCTTCCCTGCCTGACGGGTCGTATGGTGATATTGAGTGCTTCTATATCATCTACAAAAACCCTGAGGCACGATGCTGGCTGCCTCGCTGTGAGACTCCTGTCATCGGGGCCGGCAATGCCGAGCAGAGGTTCACGACAGAAGTGCGGCTGAATACGATGGATGGCTTTGTAAGCTATCTGTATTTCGATTTCACAACCCGTGGCTCTTGCGGTACAAACTTCTTCAACTCCGTCTGCGATAACATTCAGCGTATGCTGCGTGAGGACTGGGACGCTCTGGCTGCCACTGTACCCGCCGTTTCTTACGATGCGGGAAGTGAAATTCTGTCCATTCCCTTCTCGAATGTAAATGGCGATTATACGCTGATGGATTTCGAGAAGAAGTGGGCAGGGGCGCATGAGCTCACCTCACTGGTCACGTCGATTCGGCTGGTCAAAAACGACATCACACTGTATAAAGACAGTCGTTTCGATGTGCCGGAAGTGGAGGTCGTCCATGAGTAAGAAGGCTGATGACCGCGTATACAAAGTCAAAATCCAGCGGCCAATCTTCCCTCCCGATGCTCCGTTTCTGGCAATGAGCGAGTGCGGCTGCATCCAGCCGACACTTCTTCAGGCAACACCGGAGCTAAAGGGCCTGCTTGGGGAAAGGTTGACTATTCCAGCTTTAGTGTAGGGTCTATATAAGGAGAATGAATAATTCTACAGAAAGGAGTGTGAACATTGGAAATCTATAGGGCTTACAAGCTGTGCATCAAACCCACAGAAGCTCAGGCAGCGGAGATTGAGAACACCTTCCGGTGCTGCCGGTTCGTATGGAACCATTTCCTTGAGCGGAAGTCCAAGGCCTACCAGCGCCGAGGCGAAAGCCTCTCATACTACGGTATGAAGAAACTCCTGACGGAGATGAAGGTCTATCTGCCTTGGCTGGGTAGCTGTAACCGGCACGCCTTGAATTATACGATACAGAACCTCTGCGACGCCTACGACGGGTTCTTCCGTCGCTGCAAAAAAGGCAAAGGCAAGGTGGGATATCCGAGATTCAAGGGACGGAAGAATCCTAAGCAGAGCTTTACCACAGATGGCTCGGTCATTGTGACCGAGAAGTTTGTCCAGATTCCCTCTATTGGGAAGGTAAAGCGCGGTAAGGATAAACGTGCCGTTACCGGGGTTCCGGTAAATGTCACGGTGTCCCGCAGTGCCTCCGGTAAGTATTGGGCGTCCGTTCTTTGTAAAGAGAAGGTTGACCCTCTGCCGGAGCTGAACGCGGAGGTTGGTATTGACGTTGGGCTCCATGTATTTGCCGCCGACAGTGATGGCAACACCTACGAAAACCCTCACTGTTTAATCCATAGTGAGAAGCGGCTGGCTCGTGAGCAGCGTAAGCTGTCCCGTATGCGGAAGGGTTCTTCCAACTATGAGAAGCAGCGGCTCAAGGTAGCAACCATCCACGAACGTGTTGCAAACCAGCGTCGTGACTATACCCACAAGCTGAGTCGGAAACTCGTTGACGAGAACCAAGTCATCGCAGTGGAAGACCTCAACATCAAAGGGATGGTCAAGAACCACAAGAAGGCAAAGGCTGTGGCTGATGTCTCTTGGGCTGAGTTTTTCCGGATGCTGGAGTACAAGTCACTGTGGGCGGGACGCACATTCATCCAAATCGACCGGTTCTATCCCAGCAGCCAGACTTGCAGCTCTTGTGGCTACAAGAACGCCGCTGTGAAAGATGAAAAGGTTCGGGAATGGACCTGCACCCAATGCGGCGCACACCACGACCGCGACATCAATGCGGCAATCAATATTTTGAGAAAGGCAAAGGATACCTGCACCGCAGCGTAACCGGCATACCCTACTACGGCAGGATGAGCCGAAAGTTACGCCTGTGGAGACTGGTAAGACCTCGAACCTCACGGCGAGAGGCACGGTCTGCGAAGCAGGAATCGACCGGACGTGTGTACCTGAGAATTACCAATGCGAATGGTATGTTCTTTCATGCTATGCATACGGAACACACAAAAGGTTGAATATCCGAACGCACGGGCGACGACTGGTGAAAGAAAGGAGAAAAATTATGGGACGTAAAGCAACTCGTTCCGCCGACGAAATCGCCATGAGCAAACAGAATATGTTCATCAGAACCGCTGAAAAGCGTGTTGGGCGTGTTCTGGACGGTCTGAATATGCTGGAGTGCCTGTCTACCCGTTATAGCGGATACTACACAGAAGAACAGGTCAATGCCATGTTCAGTGCCATCCGCAAGAAGGTGGATGAAGCCGAGAAGAGCTTCCGGACGAACGGGAAAACAAAGCTGTTTTCCTTTTCCGATGAATCCACTTCCTGCGGAGAGTTCAACCTCGAAGCCGGCGAGCGCATCGGTATCTCGTTGAAGGTCATCAATGACTGCAATATGAGCGTAGCGCCCAACAAGCTGGAAGTTGAGACCTTCCCTGACGGCAGCGAACCGACTTACTATGAGCTATTCAACAGCGAAGGTATGCTTTGCTGCTGTGATGGCGAGGTCGTCACTGTGGTACGCACCGGCGTCGATGAAAACGGCATTGCGGTGGCGTGGCTGTATGCCACTGACTCCAACGGTGAGACCGGGCCTGAGTTTTCTCTGCCCATTGAAGCTCTGAAGGTCGGCGTGTTCCGCTGAAAATGAAAGGAGAAAAAGAATGAATCATTTTTGCTACAACTCTTTATTCGGGTTTTCTGAGAAGGAGCTGGAAAAGATGGAAAACAACCACCGTATCGTAGTTGATGGCGACCTCATCGACTTCGCAAAGGCTTACGAGGACATCATGCAGAATGATGTTTTCGGGCAAATGTCCTGCCGGTTCGTTCCGGTTGAGAGCGACGAAAAAAAGAAGAAGGGCATCAAGATTTATGACAATGTTTTTCGGGCCTATGTGAAGGGACGCTGCTACGTGCTGCCTACTTCCGAGGTAAACGACGTTTTCTTCGCCGAATCTGAGAAGGGCGCTGTCGTGAATGTGACTGCCCCGGAACTGGCGGAGCTCTATATCCGTGAACGGCTGCATCAGACCAAAGAGAAGCTCATTCCGTTGTCTATGCTGGAGCTTCACCTTCTGCTGGTCATGGGCATCTGCAGTAAAAAAGATGGTAAGCCGTTTGGTAAGGACGGAAAGTGGCTGAATGGCTACATCAACGTCTACAATGCGGCGACCTTCCCCGATTTGGTCTGCTACATCACCGGAAAGGACTGCAGCGTGGCACCGTTTGCCTCGTACACATGGAACGAGATTCTCGCCGTGTGTGAGGGCAACAACAATCTGGCTGTTCGGGTATTCAACGCGCTTCGGGAGGATGCGACACACTCGTGGACTCCTGAGGGAGTCGTTGCTTTCTTCACCGATTTAGGCACGGAGGACAGTGCCGGTGAGGATGACGATGGGGACGACCTCATCCACGTGGAGAAGCACTACGAGGTCTCTGGCGGTCTGGCGAAGGCACTCGGTTACGAGGGCGACCTGTTTGCCATGGACGTTGCGGATTTCAACCGCGTCTCTTCGCGGCTGGGGAATCTGCACTGCCTCGTCGAAGCTATCCCTGAAATCATCCATGACAGAGACTTTAGTCGGTTTTCTTCCATGAGCATGAACGGCTACTGGAACGTACTCCTGAATTTGGCGCTGACCAATCTCATCGAGGACTTGCGTATCCATGCTATTGCACGTAACTCCGATACTGGCGTTGTCATTGATGTCGATGGCAAGAAGCAGGAAGTCACTGGCGGCAAGAATACCTCCAAGGAGGAGTCATCGGAAAGTGAAGCCTTCTGGGACTTCAAGACCATTTGGCTGTACTGCCGAACGGCTGATTTTGCCAAGGCAAAGGACCGTGAGATGTTGCGGACTCTTTGGGACAATATGGTTGAGGACCAGCACATCGTTCCAAAGAGCGCTGAGTACAAGCTGCTGCTTGTTAAGCTCTGGGGCATCTTGAATGCCGAAGAAACCGATGGACATATCACTGCCGGCAATCGCCCCACTCTTATCCGCAATCGTTTTTTCGGATTCTGGGATGATTTTGCCAAGTTCATGGGTGAGCATCTTTCCTGAAAACTTTTCACAGCAAAGCACTGATTTTTCCACTAAGAAAAGCTCCTTCGGGGGCTTTTCTTTTTTTCTCAATTTTTGCTGAATTTGAAAGAAAGAAAACGCTCGAAAATGGCTTGGTTATGCGGTTTTCATGGACTATGTTTGTTCCTGTTCTCCCGACTAAAATCTCAAATTTTTATTCGGTTTTTCCCGACTAAAGTTTAGTTCTTAAAACTCTGATTTCCCGACTAAAATTGCAATTTGAAAATTCAGAAATCCCGACTAAAATCAAAAAACAGTGCAAATAGAGTAAACGCAATTTGATACCTAAAACGATTGACAAAATATCAAACTGTGGTAGTATAGAATTATAATTACGAAGCTATTTTTATAAAGGAGATTATCTCCGTTTTCAAGTCACCACATAAATTCAGACAGTTATCCCAATCTTGGGGTAGCTGTCTTTTTTTATATATTTATTGCATTTTTCGACAACAAAGAAAGGAGAAACACCATGAAGTACAAGAAGCTCACCAAACATGAGCGAGACACGCACCCGTCCATTCACTGTACGGGCAGCGTGCGCGGCATGAAGGAACGTGGGTTGTGGGACAAGGATGCCGAGTGTGTTCGCTGCGGCAACCACATCTACAACCTGTCCGTTACCATCCCGCCCTACCCTGCTGATGGCTGCTGATGCAATCGACTTCAAAAGAAAGGAGAAATTATTATGAATACATCTACGCTGCATTTCATCGACTGCACTCTGTCCACGTATCGGAACGAGCTGCTGTTCAACCCTTCCAACAAGATGCCTGCCCGTGAGGTCAACGACGCACTGAGCAAGCTACTGGAGCTGCCGGAGGTCTGCGGTAAGGTGCGCGATACCCTGACCACCCACCTGAACGACCGGCGTGGCTATGCCCGTGATTTGAGCAAGCCCGCGCCCACTGTCGCCGAGGTGATTACGTCCATGGAGTTCGCACTGGGTGCCGCATATGCGGCAGCAATGAAGAAGAGAGGTGAGCAGAAGTGAGTAAGCATCGTTGGACTATCGAGGAACTGAAGAACGTCAATGACGCTCAGTTCGCTATGGCGATTCTGATGGAACGCCGCAGTGAGTTATCGAATCCCTACACCCCGTTCGCACAGCGCCTTACCAGCGTCATCAATACGCTGACGGACATGGCTGTGGATGGCGGGCTGACGGACGAAGAAAGGAGCAAGAACAATGGCTGTTGAGATGAGACTCTACCGCGTGCCTATTATCGGTAGTAATGCCGAACGGCGGCACGGAAAGGTGGTGGATGAGGTCACGGTCAAGGTTGGAACCAAGTGGCTGACAGACAATAGAGACTGTCGATACTACAAGGCTCCTTCCGAAGATGCGAACAGAAATCCCTACTTCCAGCAGAACTCCATGTACTGGAGTACAGATTACCGGCTGTATCAGACGGAACAGGCTGCCAAGGACTATCACCATCAGGCGGAATTGCTCATAGCTCTTCGCAGAGCCGTTGGCGACTTCGGCTTCAACGCCCCGTTGACCGTGTTGGAGAAGGTCATGGACATTCTCAAGGAAGGCGGGTGCCTGAAATGAGCACAAAAATCTTTGACGCTTGGCGCATCAACTCTACCGACATCGGGGAGTTGGTCAAGCTCGGCAGTGAGATTCGGGAAGTGCAGCGGAAGTCTTTCGTGGACGCTGTCTACAACTCGCTCGATTTCTGCCAGCTCGCCATCATCTTCGCCAAGAAGTCTGTAGAGGATGTTGAGGAGCTCAGACCTGTTTTTGCTTCAATCGCCGCAAACGTCGTCCATAAGTGTGTTCTGATGTACGACTGGACGCCGTCTTTTACGATGACGGATGGCGCCAAAAGCTCTGCGGAACAGATTCTGCAGAAGGAGGCTCAGAAACGGAAGATTTCATTGACAGTAGAGCAGAAGAGAAATCTGCTCGACGTTATCACTGAAATCTACGAAATCGTCTCCCGTGATTGGCAAGCGTCACTGCTGTTCCTTAGGGGCGATAATGGCAGTACCTACATGAAAGGGTTCAATCTCACCAGAGAAGCGGCCCATTTCATCGACTCCCAATATCCCCGCTTTGAGTACACCGACCAGACGGAGATGAATATTTCAGACTTCAACGAGTACACACGGCAGTACATTGACGCTGCAAAGACGGAAGAAGAACGCTATGAGAGGCTCTTGGAGGCCCAGTGCGAACGTGGAGAACTGTGGGACAAAGCATTCGCAGGCCAAAGTGTATGGCGCGATGCCGGTCTCTCCGTCTCCCTCGTGCCGGCACAGCTTCAGGAACAGTTCGTGGCTATTCATTCCATCTGCAAAAAGGTGTTCGGTGTCGAAGCCTAACGAAAAAAAGAAAGGAGAAAAATCATGGAGAATAACCAAAAAAACGCTGCGGAGGTCGAGACCAGCGTTCCTGACCTGATTCCGTCCAACTACCGCGAAAAGGCAGAAGCACTGGGCTGGGTCATCGACGAGGACAAGGTTTGCGGAGTATTCACCTTCAGGCAGGGGTCGCCTGCCGGCGAGGACTATTCCTTCGACCTGTACGCCGACGATGACTTCAGCGACGGTGTGGCTGCTGCGGTGCGCCGTGTCTACGATGACTTTGACATCGACGAACACGTTGGACTGTTCGCAGAGGCTTCTATGAGAGGTGAGTCCGGCGTTCCGAAGCTGTCGATTCTTGTCGATGACGCTAAGGAAATCGACGAGATGCTTCTCACGCTCGCCGAAGCGTTTGAAGACATCGAATCTGATACATCAGAGCGGGAGCAGAAGGCATATACCCGCTGCTGCCCCAACTGTGGTGGCGTATCTTTCTCTGGTCATCAGGTCCTCCACATTGATGTGTTGGTTGACATCGAAACGGGAGATTTCCTCGGAAATATCAACGACGAAATCGAATCTAACATCTACGAGTCGTCTGACCCCTACGGTCCATATCACTGCATGACCTGCGGATTTGAATGCGACAACCTTTCCGAGCTGGAAAAGAGCGAGGTGGAGTAACTCTAATGTCGATTATTCTTTACTTCGCACTGACCATTCTCGTGATGTGCGGCATATTCCTTGGCATAAGGAGACTGGACACACAGGACCTCTTGCCGCCAATCATCTGCAGCGTTTCTGTGGGCGTTATTATGGTGGAACTGTTCGCCCTTGTTCGGTGGTATTAACGGAGGTGAAGGACGTGTTCAAAATGCTGACGAACCCCTTGTTTATAGCCTATGTCGTTCTTATCATCGCCGCAATGGTCGTCTCAGTCATAGCCGCAAAAAAATCAGACCAGCCAGAAATGCTTCCGGCTGCCTTTGGTACTATTGCGCTCACCATCGTTTTGGTTATTGTAGCGGTCATAACCGGTTAAATTAAAGCCAGCGGGAGGGGCGCTCTGCCTCTCCCCTGCTTAAAAAAGAAAAGGAAGGAGATATTCGAATGGCATACAGCATTGCTGAAATCGCGGCCATCAAAGCGGAGTATCCCGCAGGCACAAGAATCAGACTGAAACACATGGACGAAAGCAAGTTTCCTGTGGCAGACGGCACGACCGGTAAAGTCACTTATGTGGACGATAACGGCCAGATTCATATGCGTTGGGATAATGGCCGCACGCTGCCGCTCGTTCCGGGCGTCGATGATTTCGACAAAATCTGAGCTGTTTTTTCAAAAAGAAAGGAGAAAAATTATGGGTAATACATCTATCAGAGCCGCTGCATCTTTCTGCAACGAGAACACGCTGGTCAAGGTCTACCGCTATAATCCTAAGTACGACAGGTTCGAGACGACCTTCGTTCCTTTCAAGGACATCCGCAAGAGCGATTCTGTGAGCGTCTTTGCCAGTGATGGGCACGAGATGCACTTTTCCGTTCTCACAAATGCTTCTTTTAAGAAGGACGAGCGATACGGGAACGAGTGCGGTTGGTCTGTGAAAGTCACTGAGGACGGCGGCAAGACGGAGATGGTTCTTCGTCCCACCGATTTCGCGCCCTACATCATCAGCCTTTCCGTTACCGACGAAGGAGAGTGGCGCGGCTGCCGGCTACTTTTCGAAAGCGTCCTCAACGACACCGAAGCTATCGTCAACAATATGCGGGCGCGATTCGAGCCGCGTGTTGCGCCGGAAAACACCTGCGGGCGGCATTCCGACACAGTTGCGGCCATGGCGAAGAGAGACCTTACTCGTGAGTGGACGGAGCAGTTCGGCTTCCGGCTCATTTCGGACAGCGTAAACTTCGCCCAGTGCAGTGTGAAGGACATTCTCTCTGATAAGTTCTTCAATCCCCCTGCCATGGAGTTGACGTTCTTCGCCTATTCCGACGGCGAGTATTCAGCGTCCCCCCTGTTCTTTGCCAAACTGCCCGATTTGGGCGAACGGTACAACAAGCCTGAGGGACGTGCTGCAATCGCAGAACTGCTGCAGAAGCTGGATGAGATGTACGGCGACCTGCCTGAAGACACAACAAAATGGGCTCTGGAGTATCAGCTTTGGGCTCGTATGCTGCTGGCAGAAGGTGCGGTCATGCTGAATCCGAAGCACCTCGACCTCCCCGACTGCGCCTACGAATTCAAAACGCTGGCTTTCGGTAATAAAATGCTGAAAGACAGCGGTGACGGTATTGCGTGGGCAAAGGCTGTCAAAACACCTATCAGCGTAATCGCCGAGGCGTGGGAGAATGACATGAGTGAGTCCGGCGATGAGGCTTTTACCTGCATCGTGACGGGCTGAAAGGAGAAAAACATATGGATATGCCGATTTCGAACAAGCGAAAGCTGCACTGCGACGAGAACGTACTGGTCCACATCGTGCGTTACTGCCATGATACGGATGACGCAGATGGCGACGGCGTCAGAGAGGTGGAAATGTACGTCCCCTTCAAGCACATTTGCAAGGGCGATGCCATTGATATTCCTGATAAGGACACCGACGATGCCTTCAGAACAACCGCCTATGCTGCGGAAAACGCTTCGTACAACGAGGCTAAGGCGGGTGGTTGGTTTGTGCCGGTCGCCTGCACTGGGCAGAAAGATTACATTCTGAAGCCCGACGATTTCGCACCTTGGCTCGTGACACTGAGCGTTGTGTTCACGAACGGGTCGTCCTGCAAGCTCTTTTTCGAGTGCGTGGAACGAAGCGAAGAGAAGCTGCGGGCAAACATCCGCAGAATCTTTGACGATGTGCCGACGCTGCGGCATGAGCTGGGCTTCGTTGCCCTCGTCCGCCATATGGCATGGAAGTACCTCACACCGGAAAGAACGGAGCCTCTCGGCTTCAGATTCCTTTCGGATGATGTCGTCTGGAGCAACTGCAAAGTGAAGGACATCCTTCCTGACCGGTTCTTCGCGGCGGCTGACATGAAGCTGACGTTTTACGCCTATGCGGAAGATGAGTATTCTGGGAATCCTCTGTTCTTTGCAAAGCTGCCGTATCTCGGTACGCATCACGGACATCCTGAAGGTTGTGTGATTTGCGCTTCCATCCTGCGGAAACTGGATGAGCTGTATGGCGACCTGCCGACGGAAGCGTCCCGTTGGTCGCTGGAATACCAGCTCTGGGCGCGTATGCTGCTCTCTGAGGGAGCAGTTATGCTCAATCCGAAGTACGTTGACTTGCGCCAAGACGGTGCGCTTGATGCGCTTCTGGAGGACATTCCGATGATTGATGGTTTCGCCGATGACGTCGCTTGGCGTCGTGTGGCAGGTGTACCCATCGACGAAATCCATGAAGTGTGGGATGCGAGTTCGGATGATGGTGTCGCTCCGTTCACCTATACCGTCCGAGCAAAAATCCTTTGATTCTTTCGCTTCAAGACAAACCACATTTTTTCAAAAGAAGCTCCTTCGGGAGCTTCTTTTTTTTTACAGCAAAAGCGATTGACAAAATATCAAACTGTGGTAGTATAGAATTATAATTACGAAGCTATTTTTATAAAGGAGATTATCTCCGTTTTCAAGTCACCACAAAGAATCAAGACAGTTACTTCCCTTTTCTGGGAAGTGACTGTCTTTTTCTATATATAACATTTTTTGGATTCCCGTAAGTCCTTATTACAGGCTGGGAGAAAGGAGAAAAAGACCATGGCAAATTGTGTACTCTTCAGAAGTAAGAAAGGGTTCGACATCAGTACCCTCCCCTTCGGGCTGAACCAAATGCCTAACCGCAGCACGACGACGTTCTCCAAGTGGAATGCGCCGCAGAGACCGTCTATGAAGGGGCAATCTACGCTGCACGCCTATGCAACCAGAGCATTTCTGGCATATCTGGGTATCCCCGGCTTTGTCGAGGACTATGCTCTGCTGCAGGTCTCTGACAATCTGTGGAGCGCTGAGTTCCGCGACAACTCTACCGGCACGACCGTGAAGACGCTGCTGTTCACCTATAAAACGGTGTTCCAGACCAATGCGCCTTCTGTCGGTAAACTGGGTGCCGCCGTGACGATGCCTTCCGGCCAGTGGGCGGGTACTCCGTCTATCGGTTCTGAGTCTGACGACATCGACCTCAGCGGCGCTATGCTGGCAATGACACCCCAAGTCCTGTCCCTCTACTACGAGGCACCGGAGTTGGCTGTCGTGGATGACAACTCGGAACTCAAGACCGTCCGTGACGAGATTCTCGCCCTGTGCGCCAAGTACCCCGCTGATTGGGGCGCTCACATGGTGGAAGCATCTACCGCCTTCAACTATCTGTATATCTTCAGTGATATGTTCTACTATGGCTGTGAGACGGGCAAAGTCCCGCTGAACGTCCAGAACGGGAACATGGATACGTTGACGCGGCAGAAGGTCAACAACGGCGCTTTCAACGGCACCATCATTGTCGGCACACCTACCATCATCGGTGGCACAATGGCCGCCAACAGCACCTCAAGCTCTACCAAGGGCATGACCGTGAAGGCTGCCAAGCTCAGATACGCAGCGTGGGCTGACGCACACCCGTGGACGCCCGACGAGGAACTGCTGATTCCCACCTTCGATGATGACTTCAAGGTTCAGCCTGAGGTTATCGAGATGGCCGACAAAATCGTCGCTACGTCCAATATGCGCGTACCCTTCCGCAACTTTCTGTGGCGCGGCATTACCGGTTACGGTAAGTCTACCGGCACGAAGGTTCTGGCGTGCATCCTGCACACTCCTCGGCTGGAGCTGACCTGCCATACCGATATGCTGGCGAAGGACCTGATTTCTGAGTTCGTCCCCTGCAATCCCGTGGATGCGGCGCGTGGAGAACTTCCCACGTTCGATGAGATTTCCTTCGACCCCGAATCCGCGTGGACGACCATGACGGGCGAGGATGGCACTGGCATCACATCTGAGGAATGCTTCGCAAAGTATTCTGAGCTGTTGGTTGCCCGCGCCGGCTGCACTTCCCCTGTGAAGGTGGTCGAGTCCGCTTTCGTGAAAGCCGTTTCTCGCGGTTACATCTGCGAGATTCAGGAAATCAGCCGTATCAAGGACTCCGGCGTTATGGTCGCACTGAACCAGTACGACCTGCCGGGTGCTATGATTCCGCTGGTGGACGGCGGTTTCACGTATCGTCAGAAGGATGCCGTTGTGGTATTCACGGATAACGTCGGCTATGCTTCCTGCCGCCCCATCGACCAGTCTGTTATTCGGCGTTGCCGGATGATTTTCGACAGCACTGAAATCGAAAAGCAGGCTATGCTGGAGCGCATCAAGTACAACACCGGCTGGAGCCGTGACGACAAGACGCTGAACGCTCTGTACGACGTGTTCGAGCAGATTCGGAGCTACTGCGCCGACAAGGAAATCACGGAAGGTTCCTGCACTATTTGCGAGCTGGAGTCTCTCGTCTGCTGCGTGCAGTGTGACGACAGATACATGGCTCATTTGGAAGATTACATTGACACGTGCCTCATCGCCAAATGCACGAATGACCCCGTCGAGCAGAACGAGATTCGTTCCAATGCGGCGCAGGTCATCAGCAAGGTGGCGTAGGCTTATCCTGAAAGGAGAAGAGAGGCATGGAGCCTCTTTTCTTGCTTTCAGGACCGAAAGCAAGAAAGGAGAAAACATCATGACTCACAACTATGAGAACGCCAAGTTCTTTAATCACGAGAGCTATAAGGCGCTTTGCGCTAAGGTCGGTGAGTGCATCAAAAACGGCGTCCAGTACGCTGATAAGATGCTCGACAACATCGAACGGCGCTGCGCCGGTGCTTTCCTCGACTATGTGACGACCGTTGATATGAGCGAAACTCGCATCATCATCGCCCATAATCGTCTCGAAGGCGAAGACCTCATCGACACGCTGCAGACTATCGACGCGGGACGCCGGTCGGCACACGAGGCAGCTATGGCCGGATGCAGCATTCTCAACCGAATGGCTTTCGCCAACGGTATTGACCCCGTGTTCACTGGCAATCCTGAAGACCGTTTGCAGGTGGCAGATTTCTGCCTTGAATTCACTGTTGAAATTTTCAAGAACCGGCGCAAGTAAATAAGAAAGGAGAAATGACGCATGGACCAGAAATCTATCTGGAGGCAAATCCGTGTGGGTGCCAATGAAATGAGCGAGAAGCTCACGGATGCTGACATCTACACCAGTGAAGCGTTTCGGAGTCATGTGCAGGCGACAGTCGATTCGATGACGAAGGACCTTGACAAGCACATCTCCGTTTCTCTGATGCATAACCCAAACTCAGACATCACCGCCTGTACTGATGGGAATAATCTTTATCAGAATACGGCGAATAGTGTCATCACGTGGTATAAGCTCCCCTCCTCACGATTCGCAACGGTTATGGGTATCGTCTATCACGAGTTGGCCCACATCCGATTCCACGACTTCCGCGCCGATGCGCTGGCAGACAAGGAACTGGAAGAGAACGGCACACTCTACGGACGGATGCCTGAACCGGACGACGAGACAGAACTGGATGAGATGAAGGAGGCGCTGAAGCATCCTGAATACCGCAAGGTGTTCAAGTCGCTGCGGGACGAACTCGTCAACTGCATCATCGACGCACACGACGAGGAGCGTATGAGCGACTACTACGGCGGCATTGTTGCACGTGGTATAGAGATGGCAGCATCTTCCCTTCAGGGACAGCTTCACACGCTGGAAGGCTATACGAATAACAAGAATGAGCCGCTGTCTATCATGACAAGCCTCGTTCTCCAGTTCGCACGCTTCGGTGAAATTCTCGTTGCGGATGAGCAGACGCTCTATACCAATGAGTACGCCAAGAAGCTGACAGACATCTCACAGGCCATTGAGCTTGCCACCAACACGGATAACCCTAAAGAGCTGTATGCTCAAATCAATGTGATGCTTCTCTTTATGTGGCCTTACATCAAGGATGCAATAGATAAGTGTGACAAGCAGCAGAATGCTCAGGCAGGCCAAGGCCAGCAGGGGCAAGGTCAGCAGTCCGGCTCCGACCAGAACGGTCAGGGTGGGCAGCAGGGCCAGTCCTCTTCCGGCGGCAACTCCGGCGGCGGTCAAAACAGCCAGAACCAGCAGGGCGGCGGAGGTGTCTCCCAGCCCAGCGCAAATGCCATTCAGCAGGTGCTCCAACAAATCGCTCAGGGCGCACAGAATGGCGGCGGCTCTCAGATACCCAAGAACCAGAAGGCTTCCAACGTAGCCAAGCAAGCTACCAAGGATGCTCAGTCTGCTGGTAAGAAAAAGGGCAAGAAGGGCGGCAGCGGTTCCGGCGGTAATGATGCCAATGAGGGCAACGTTCCCGCTGCTGTGACTGGTAAGAACGGCGATGGAAAGGATAAGAATGAGAAGCAGGAGCAGGCTGACAATATGTTGGCAAATGTTCTGCAGACCATCATTTCCTCCGTTGCAGGTGACATGGCCGAAGCCCAGATGGAACAGGATTTGAAGTCCCAAATCATCGCTGATGTTGACATCATGGACCGCAGCTCCACGCACAAGGGTCATAAAATCGACGTCAAACGCGAGGTTGAAGTAACACCCGCAAACATCAAGCTCTACGGAGAAATGATGGAGGATGTGAAACAGTATTCCAAGCGTTTGGCGAAGCTGATGCAGCAGGAACTGAAAGACCTGCAAGATGGCGATGTCCGCAGAAATCGGATGTACGGTAGGGATATCGTAGCCAATGATATGTGGCGTCCCGACTGCCGGTACTTCAGCGACACCAAGCTGCCGCAGGACCTGCCTGACATGGCCGTGGCTGTTCTCGTTGACCAGTCCGGCTCCATGTGCGGACAGCGCATGGGCGCCGCTATGAAGGCCACCATGCTCCTGCATGACTATGCAGAGCGTGTTCATGTTCCTGTCGCTGTGTACGGCCACAACGTGACCATGCATGGTAGGGTCAACCTGTTCGTCTATACGGACTTCCTGAAGGCTGGTAAGCGTGACAAGTATCGCCTTGCCAAGCTCTCCACCGGAGGTTGTAACCGTGACGGTGCAGCTCTGGAGGTCGTTGCGAACCTGCTGAATGCGAGACCTGAGCGCACGAAGCTCCTCATTATCATTTCGGATGGCAAGCCGAATGATGATTCCTATGGTGGAGATTCTGCGGCGAAGGACATCAAAGACATCGTAGCCCGCAATCGCCGGCGCGGTGTTGAGATTGTTGCAGCAGCTATCGGCGACGACAAAGCGTACCTCAAGAAGATTTACGGCGACCAGTTCCTTGACATTACTGACCTGTCCACCTTCCCCAAGGCAATGGTCAAAATCGTCAAGAAACGGCTGAAGGTCTAACTACAACTAAAGAGCCACCCTTCGGGGTGGCTCTTCTTGAAAGGAGATAATACTATGGATTTAGGTTACATTGCTCCCTGCCCCGTGTGTGGTGGCAAAATCAAGCTGTATTCCCACTGTGGCAAGCCCGATTGTAAGGCTGTATGTCAGAGTTGCAAAAAGGGGTTTCCGTTCCACGCAAACCTGAAGACCTATGCCGGCACAAAAATCTATGCCAGCAGTATCAGGAAAAGTGTGCGGATGTGGAACAACACGGTTTCCAAGGAAGTTCTTGCTGATGTTGTTCTTTAAGCCCATTTGCTGCAGGAAGGAGTTGATTTTCTGCATATAAAGATGTATAATAATGTGCAGAAAGGAGCTGGTGTTATGAGAAAGTTTGATTATTCTTTCCTCGATAACGGGCTGCTTCCTGCAAGCCTTGTGAACATCACGAGCAAAATCTACTCTCTTCGTACTGAAGCCGGCTTCCGTAAGCAGGAGTTTGGAAAAGTCTTCACTGAACTGGAATCCATTGCGCGAGTTCAGTCAGTAAAGAGCTCCAACGCCATTGAGGGCATTGTGACCAGCGACAAGCGCATTGCGGAAATCGTAAACCACAGCAGTGCGCCTCTGAACCATGATGAGGCGGAAATTGCCGGATACAGAGATGCACTCAACGCTGTGCATTCAGGATATGAGTACCTGTCTTTCGGCGTTCCTGACATTCTGCGGCTCCATGAAACCATGATGGCAGTCGCAGGCGACGAGAACGGTGGGCAGTACAAAACGGATGACAATGTGATTCTGGAAGTCGCGGCGGATGGCACGCGGCGTGTGAGGTTTCGTCCCACACCTGCGGCAGAGACACCGGCTACTATGGAGCAACTGGAACTGGCCTATTTGGATGCCTGTTCCAACTCTAATATCAACCAGCTTCTTCTTATTCCCTGCGTTATTTTGGACTTCCTTTGTATCCATCCATTCCGTGACGGCAACGGCAGAATGTCGAGGTTGCTCTCACTTCTGCTGCTCCACAAAAACGGCTTCGATGTAGGAAAGTACATTTCTTTCGAGGAACAAATCAACCAGCACAAGGCGTATTATTACGACGCACTGGAGCAATCCTCGAAGGGCTGGATGGAGAACAACAACGACTATGCGCCATTTATTCAAAACTTCTTGTCCATACTGTATCAGTGCTATAAGGAGTTGGATAAGCGGTTTGCAGTCGTCAATGGGAAGAAAATCACGAAGATGACGCGAATCGAAGCTACGGTACTTGGCAGCCTGATGCCAATTTCCAAAGCGGAGATATGCGCCATTCATCCTGATGTAAGCCCGTCCACCGTGGAGGCTGTGCTTGGACGCATGGTGAAGGAAGGGAGCATTAAACGTATCGGAATGTCCAAGAAGGCACGATATGTTAGAGCCTGATTAAAGTCTATTTAGACAAGAAAGGAGAAAGCACAATGACAGCCAAGCTGAAAAGTGATGCGTTGAGAGTTGTCAAGAGACTCCGTTGCTATGGCACGGACGCTGAAGACAACTTCGGCTGCGGCGATAAGCGGTGCAAGTACCGAGATGTGGACGGTGCCTGCAACATTAACAGCCTTGAAGCTGATGCTGCCGAAGTGATAGAGAAATTGTTGAAGGAGGTTGAAAAGTTTGAACATCGCTGATGTGGTAATGAAATCCCGCAATGTCGAATCGTTCAGCAACCTCCTCCCTGCTGCGTCTGTCACATCAGAGAAAGCAAAGGCAGTTGCCAGTCGGAACGGATATATGGCGCCCTATACAGCCGATGAACTGCGGAAGAAGTTTCATCTAACCGACGACATCATTGAGAACCTCTACTACTGCTGCGGCTTTACCCCGTTTTATTACTGGGATAAGGATAAGGTCATATTCCCCTGCAACAGTCTTACAATGGCAGCCGACGGTGAAGATAAAACGCCTGAAATCCGAGGGGCTGTTGAGCAACTGAAGAAGAAAATTGCCTCCGGCAACTGTAACTTCATCATCACGGCACTCAACGACCGGATGCGGATAGAATATCTGAAGAAACTCGTTGATGAGGGCTTTGATGGTGCTTACAAACTGTTCTACAATGTCTACCCCTTTTCCGATTACGGATGCTCCGCACTCGGACGGGATGGTATACTGAAGCTCAAAAGCATGAAAACGCCGGAACAGGTTCAGGCAACGGAGAAGGGGCTCAGGAAGTATCCTGACACACTGACGGTTTACCGTGGCGCCGGCGATGAAAGCGCAAGTCTGGAGGAAGCGTTCTCTTGGACGCTGGACCCTGCCGTGGCCGTGTTCTTCGCCACACGCTTCCCGTCTGACAATGCGAAGGTATTTCGGGCTACAGTCGAAAAAGCCTCTGTCATTGAGTATTTCGAAGGTGTGGAGGCTGAAATTATCGTATCTCCTGATGACATCAAGGAGGTTGAAGACTTTCCCCTCTATGGTATCGACTGGCTCAATGAGGCCGTGGATGACGGCGCGATAGATGACTTCTGGCTCTATCAGAGGACTGCCGACTATGATGCCGTTCCTTTCCAAATGGCAAGCAAACTACACGGAAAGGCTCATGCTGGCCGTGTCCTGTTCATGTGTATGCTGTTGGCATATATGAAGGGTCTGGACTTGGAAGACAAGGAGATTTTGATTGATGCCGCACTGTACCATGACACAGGTAGATGCAGTGATTCAGAGGACAACACCCACGGCGCCGAGAGCGCGAAGATGCTGCAGGAAGCGTATCCTGATACTGACCCCATCACTCTGTTCCTGATGGAGTATCATTGCCGTCCCGATAAGGAAGGCTATGAGTTCATCGAGAAACATTGGTTGGATAAGCAAGATGCGCTGCGAGTCAAAAGCCTCTTTGACATCTTCAAGGATGCCGATGGTCTTGACCGCGTGCGGCTCGGTAATTATGAGTTGGATATGTTCCAGCTTCGTACCGAAGAAGCTCGCAAGCTGCCGCAAATCGCAAAAATAACTGAAGACCAACTGAAATTCTAAACTGAAAGCACCTCTCGAAAGAGAGGTGCTTTTTTTGTTATGTTACTTTCAAGTTGCAACTAACTTGCGACCAACTTACTACTAAAGGATGCAAAGTCGCAACTGGATTGAACTAAGAGATTTGCAAACTATAGTTTGCATTTTACTCTTGGCGTTTGCAAACTGCAGACGTTTGCGGGAAATGGAAATATATAGCATATTGTGTTGAGAACCGGCAGATACACAATATGTTGTGGAAAACTTTGTGAACAAAGTGGAAAAGCGGCTCCGCCAGATGCAGAGCCGCCTTTGCTTATTTTTTGGTTGTGGCGCCGATGGGGTTGATGAACCGCGTCGCCCACTCCTCTTTGCCGCAGCGGGGACAAGGGCGGTGCCAGTCGTACATGAGGTGTCCATCCACATCCACCTTATCGGTCAGTGGGGCAACCTGCCCGCAAGCGGTACAGAAGACGATATAGCGTCGGTCGGCGCCTGCACGCTGTTTGCCGGCGGCCATTAAGATGCCTCCTTAACAGCGCTGACCAGCGGGCGCTCCTCCAACATACCGACAACTGTACGCAGAGGCTCAGAACCGCCAAAAGCAGCAACGATGTGCTTCAAAGCACTCTCAGGAACGGAGAAGCTGTCCGAGGCACAGATGCCAACGGTCTTGCCCTTCTTTGTGTCCACCGTCACGAAATCGCCGGTATGGAGCGCACAACCGTCAGGGACGGAGAACAGGAAGGTCTGCGGGCACTTGGGGTGCTTGATGATGACGACATTGCTCATAATTTAATCCTCCTTATCCAATTCAACGCCGCAATGGATGCAGCGGTTCAATTTGATGGCACACTCAGGGCAAAGTGTGTCTGCAGGTGTGTTGGAACAGATAATGAACTTGCCGCATTCGAGACAATGGCTTTCAGAAAATGCGTGAAGAACGATGCGATTGAAGCATTTGGCGCAATGCTTGTATGTCAGCCGTGAGGTTACGGTAGTTGCAGCTTCCATTTAGGATACCTCCTTCTGAGCAACCCAGCTCAAGAATTTCGATACATTGCGGGAATGGAGACTATGGACATCCTCGGCGAGCTTCCACTCGGACAGGTCTACCATCCAAGAGGGATACTTCTCCGTAAAGCCGGGGCAAGCATGGTCAATGTGCTCTTTCTCGGATACCTCGCGCTGGCGGATGTGCTGTAGCGCCACGTTCAGGTACTTGATACCATAGGCGTAATCCACGCACTTACCTCCGATAATCCATCCACCGAGGTTCTTGGTGTTGATGGCGTAAGTCAGCCACTCGGAGTTCATAAAAGTGAGGTTGATGTATTCGTCGCGGAATACCTCAAAATTGGAACGGGCGCGTTTCTTACCCTCGTCATCATACCAACGGCGATTTATGGACTCGCCCTTCTCCACAGACACGAAGAAATGCGGCTTAGTCTCCATGACAGTTTCAATGATTTCGGCGTCGTCGCCGAGATTACTGCCATCGCCATATGTGGCATAGCGAATGCCATTAAAGAGATAATAGGTGCGCTGCTCCGGTGCATCATACTCCACCAGATTGATGGGATAGATGGCGCAGTCATCAACGGAACAGTCGTGGGTACGGTTGCGGTCTCCCCTGCCACGGTCATTCCAGTAAGGCCTATACCTGTATTCTCTCTCCGGAGTCAAAGAAAGAACGGTCAAGATACTATCACCCTTCTTTGCGTCAGGCTTGTTGCATCGCTCCACAATGTCTACAAAGCTGCCGTAGCGGTTGTCGGTCAACCAGCGGTCAGCCATGGAAAACACGACATACTCGGAGGACTTGGAGATTTTGACGCCAGCCGGCAGAGAAAGGATGTTGGAGCTATCCGCCACACCCTGCAGGATATTGAACAGGAAGATGCGGGATACCATCTCCACGACCATGCTGCGTGCCTGTGTACGCTCTTCCTTCACACGCTGCTTACGCTGGTGTTCATCCTCCTGACCGATATATTCCGTATTCACACGGAAATCCTTGGGGTTCACGTCCATGATGAAATCGTCCGTTACATGAACTTCCTCAGGGTCAGTCCAGCCTATATAGACGTTCTCGCCATTACGAATGACAATACCGACGGTGTTACCGTGATAGATATTGTAGCTGTCCAGCATATTGCTCCACGTCTCATGACCAAAGAAGTGCTTGCCAGTCTTGCTGAGGCGAACCAGCGCAACACACTTCTCGCTGGGAGCAAAGGTATCCAGCGCAACAGGAGACGCTGCGAGGAACTCCTCGAAATACTTCAGCTTGCTTTCTTTCATGTTGTAAATGGAAGCAAGGCGCCCCATCTCTTCATCAAGGAAACGGAGCTTCTGGAACAGGACGACCGGTTCTTTCTCCGGTGCATTCCGGCCAGTGCGGATACGGGTAAAATTGATTGTCTCACCCATGTAGCAGCGGATAGCATAAATCTGGGACTCCAGCAGGTAAATCTGATTATTCATCATCTCAACCTGCTCTTCCAGCGCCTCACGCTTGGCAGATAGTTCGTCCATCAGCTTAGACTTCTTCTCTTCCAGCGCGGCCATAGCACGCTCGACCTCTTCCTTGAGGGCGCGAAGTTCTTCGCTGGTGCCATTTCTCGTTGCCTCAATATCGGCCTTGAGCGAGTTCAGCTCCGCTTCACGGTCAGACAGGCCTTCACGCACCTGAGAGACCGAAAGAGACTCAGGCACGGATGCCGGCAGCGTCGATGAAGCGCCGTGCGTTGCGAGGGCTCGCATCTCGCCCACGGACATTGCGGAATAGTCCTTGACCGGCACATACTCCGCCACCAGAGAGTCCGGCTGGTAGAGAAAGAATCTGCGGCTGCCGAGACCGACGACCATACCGATGCCCTCATAAATGCTATATACGTTGGCGGGCTGCTCATAGGTCTTACAGTAGTCGATGAACTCAGAAAGGTTCTTGAGATAGTCCTCAATGTGTTTCCGCCACCATCTCGCATTGGTGTCACTATCTTGTGAGAGACTGGACAGGTCCGTAAGCCCCAAAAAGAGCGTTGCATCGTCTCTGTCATTCTCTCTGATAATGCGAATTTCTTCCTGTCGGGCCTTTTCAAAGCGCCATTCACGGCTTCTCGCTGCCCACTCATTCTTGTACGCCTCGATGTCATTGAAGCGCACCGTCCCCAAAATGGTGTTCTTCATTGTCCTTTCACCTCTTTTTTTGACTACCCTTTTTTGATTTTAAGTTTTGCAGTAGCGGATAAAGTCCTGCGCCGAGAACGGCAGGTTATCGTATCCGCAGTCCTTCAAATAACGGGAAACAACAGCAGAGCTCATACTGATACGTCCATCACCAGATGCCTTCATATGTTGCAAGCAGATGTCAGCATAACCATCTACCACATCAAGGTGCTCCAGACACCACTTCTCTACGCGGCGTTTGCGGGCCGCCAGAGACCGCTGTTCGGGATGCGGCATCTTCTTATAGGTGTACGCCTTTGCCGCCTTCTCACGGCTTGTGTAGCCGAAACCTTGGGCATCATCCAGTACCGCACCAGTCTTGGGCTGTATGACAATGTAACGCGGCTCATATTCTGAGGAAAGCTCCCTCGAATATACTACTTTGAAGTAATCAGCCATACAAGCTCATCGCCCTTCCACCGATTTTAGTAGTCATGCTCATGTTCCCCCAAGGCACTCTCACCTCGGCGCTGCGCCGCCTCTCACGCAGCATTCAGCTCATGGCAAGTTCCTGCTTCAGCGACGGAGTTCGTCTCCACAGGCGTAAATTCCGGTTATACCATCCGTACTTATTTTTTACTTTGCGTACTTATTTTTACTTTGGCGGAGAGAGTGGGATTCGAACCCACGGATGTTTTCGCATCGCCGGTTTTCAAGACCGGTGCCTTCAACCGCTCGGCCATCTCTCCGTGTTTCCCGCCGCAGGGAGTGCCTACGGCGGGGTAATTGTTTTTACTCGGCTTCGCCCTCAGTGACGGCGGTAGGCTCAACACTGGAAGCAGATGCGGGAACTGCGACCTTACCGCCGACAAAGCCAGCCAGCAGGCTCCGCAGGTCGATACCCAGACCATTCAGCATACCGTTGGAGACCTGAGTGGTAGAAGAAACGATGTCCTCAATCAGCTTGGTGCTGTTGCCCTCGCCGTACATGGTAATAGAATCCACATTAGTGAGAGGTGCAGCCACGTTCTTGGCGATTTCGGGAAGCGCGTTCATAATCATCTCGACCACTGCGGCCTCACCATACTTCTTCATGGCCTCAGCCTTACGGTCGATACCCTCCGCTTCGGCCAGAGCCTTGGCCTTGATAGCCTCGGCTTCTGCGGCACCAACGGCCTTGATACCTTCGGCAATCTGCTCCTGCTCGAAGCGCTTGGCCTCGGCTTCCTGCTTGCGAGCGTACAGCTCTGCTTCGGCCTTCTTTTCGGCAGCGTACTTATCGGCATCTGCCTTCTTGCGAATATCAGCATCCAGCCGACGCTCCTGCAGCGTGATTTCGCGCTCGGCCAGCTCTGCTTCCTTCTCGCGCTTCGCAATGTCGGCATCGGTAGAAGCAATATCGAGGCTCCGGCGCTGCTTCTGCTCCTCAATCTTATAGGCAGCATCGGCAGCAGCCTTCTTGATGTCGGAGGTCTCCTTCAGCTCGGCCTGCTTCACGGCCAGTTCGGTCTTACGAATAGAAATCTGTGTATCGGATGCGACCTGAGCCTCGTTCGCCTGACGCGCCGCTTCCGCCTGAGCAATCTGAATATCGCGCTCCGCTTCGGCTTTGGCGATAGAAGCATTTTTCTGGATTTGACTCATATTGTCCTGACCCAGAGCATTGATAAGACCCTTCTCGTCGGTCACACGCTGGATGTTGCAGGAGATAATCTCGATACCCAACGCATTCATGTCAACCTGCGCCTTTGACTGGATTTCATCACCGAATTTCTTACGGTCATTGCAGATTTCCTTGAGCGTTATAGTACCGATAATCTCTCTCATGTTTCCCTGAAGAGAGTCCGAGATAGCCTGCTCAAAACCACGGGCATCGGTGATGTTCAGGAAGTTCCGCATAGCCAGCTTGATACCCTCATCATCAGTCCGGACACGAACTTTGGCAACAGCGTCCACGTCAACGCCGATGAAGTCCAGTGTGGGGATGTAGCCATCGGATTTGATGTCCACAGAAATCTGACGGACAATTAGCTTATCGACGCGCTCCAGAAACGGAACGCGAACGCCGGCACGACCAATGAGGATTTTGGGCTTCTTGCGAAGACCGGAGATGATATACGCCATATCGGGCGGCGCCTTGATATACCCCAAAATACAGATGATGAGGACCGCAATCACGATAATTGCGGGGACGAGAACAGCCTTGTTCCCAAAGAGCAGGTCAAACATAGTTCTTTTTCTCCTTTGTTCTATTTAATCAGCGGAGTATTCCGCGTCCGCCCAGTTAAGGCCAGTGCCGTAATCAATCTTGACACCGGGCTGCACGTTATAGCAAAACACGCAGAACTCAATGGTATCATCCTCTACGGAGAGAGCTTCCATCAAGACGCCATTCGCCACAAGATTATCTCCTTCAAAAACAGGAGTCACACGATACAGAACGTGGTTGTTTGTCTCGTGAACATAATCGGCAATCTCATTCTCAAACGGAAGCATACCAGTTACATTGAGGTAGCGGGTTCCGGTGATGAGGTTCTTGACGTTGGCATTCTCGCCGGTGAGCTGATAGCCCAGAAGGTGACAGCGATTGTAGAGGTACTTGCCATCCACGCAGTCGTACTTGTTCAGGTGCCAGCCTGACGGCTTCACGGAACCGATAGACCCACGCTCCTCCGTAGGCATCAGCTCTTGGCACACATTTGCGTAGGCCGGTCCGCAGCGTCCGAGGTCGTCCAAGTCAGTAAACAGCTCGAAAGGCTCGGTAGTGATGTCGTCCTCGGTGAAGTACGGTACATTACCGTTCACAACGGTGTACGGCTCTCCGCTGAATGGCTCTATGTCGTCCAACGAGAACTCCGTCGAATACCCTGTCTGGGTACTCCCTTGCGTATCGCTATACGGAGGGTTGGTATCGGGATTGGCAGTGTTCGTAAGCTGAGGAATCAGCTTTGCACCATAGAACACTGCGATTGCTACTAAGAAGGCAAGCAAACCGCGAACGACATTCATGTTCGTCTGTTTCTTCTTCGCTTTCTTTGCCATAATGACAGATTTTTCCTTTCTTTCAAAGATTGTTTTTATAGTTCGACTATAACACGAACGTAAAAAAATGTCAAGTCAATGTGAGCCAAATTGCTTGACAATATGTTCGAATGTGGTAATATAGAATATGTAATAAGTGCAGGTAATAAGGGCATTTGGGGAATGTTGCCCACAACGTCGCCTGCAAGCGGAGGTGCTTTTTATGCTTGAAAAACTTGTCAAAATATTTGAAACTGTAAGGGACTGGGTTCTCGCGCTTACACCTTCGCAAATTGTGAGCCTGCTGGTGCTGATTGCCGCCCTGTATGTGGCACGTAAGGTCGTCAGGAAGGGACTGTCTATTGCACTGACCATCGTTGCAGTGCTGGCTGGTCTGTACTTCCTCGTACCCAGTATCTTTTACACCATCATCGGCTGGCTCACCACAATCTTCTAAACTACAACATACTTGAAAGGACAAAACTATGAGCAGCTATGAGAAATTCAAAACGGTGTGGACCGTAGGTAACATCATCGTTATCTACCTCCTCAACGCATTCATTTTGAAGAAGGCAGGGTATCCCATCTGGGCCGGCTTTACGCCGATTTACAATATCTTCTGCCTGTTCTATTCCACTTATGGACATACCCGTTACGTGTGGCTGATGCTGGTGCCTATCGTAAACATCGTCCTGACCATCGTAACGTGGGTGAAGTTCGTATCCATGTTTGGTGTGGACTATCAGGGGTTTACCAGCTACCACAGGCCGAAAATGGTACTCTGGATGGCTCTGTTCCCTGCTATCGTCTATGCGATTTTGGCTTTTGACCCCACAGAGTACAAAGGCCCCTACCCCGGCCCTGACCCGTTCCGGAAAAATCCTCTTCCCTCCGCTGGAAGCAACGGCGGTCAGAATATGTAAAACCAGAAAGAAAGGAAGTAGATACCCGTGGCACGAGATAACACGTGGACTTTCACTGCAGAGGAAGTCGCACAAATCACCAAGTTGCCCAAACGTCAGTTCAAGCTGGGCGCCGGCAACGTCTGCACCGGATATTTCGATGATGCCAACAGTCGCTTCTATGAGTGCGACGATAACGGTAAGCTGACCGGACGTGTCGGCAGCGCAAAGAAGCAGACGACCATCGTTGTACCCGCAACCAATGGAGGAGATGACCCTCCCCCTGCTCCCCCTGAAAAGAAGGAACCTCCCAAGAAAGAGCCCGCAAAGAAGCCTGAACCTCCGAAGTCTGAACCGACACCTCCCCCCTCAGGTACGGCTGACGCCCCTGACTGGCGTGAGCTGAAGCGGCAGGAGGAGGAGCGTCTGAAAGCCGAGAAGCAGCGGGAACGTGAGGAGAAGAAAAAGCGTAAGCCTACCGTATCCGCCAGTGATGCTGCTGGAACCAGTATGGTGCCTGTAAGCCCGTTCAAGCGTTTTATGAAGAAGGTTGTCCTGCCCGTCGTGGCTGTAGTCGCCTGTGGAGCTATCGCTTTCTGTGTATATTCCATTTTGGCAAACCGGTCTACGCCTATCGGCTATCAGTACCCCACAGTGCTTCAGCGTTCCGATGGTACGACTGTTACCACGTCTTACGTACACGGCGACAGTGTTCAGGTCATTCAGGTCACGGACGATGTCCTGCCGGGGACGCAGTTCTCCAAGGACAATCTGGCCGTGGCTACCATTCCCGCTGACGTCTACAACTGTGCTGTAGCTATCGGCTCCAAGTTGTGCAACGTTGAAATGGCGAACACAGTCGTCGGGAAGTATGCCACCGAGTATATCGGCGCCGGTCAAATCCTTCGTATCGACCAGTTCAGCGTCAACAGCACTACAGGAGCTTCCGTTGCTGCAAATCCTTGGCTGGCTGAGGATGGCGAGGATGTCCGCGATTACCTGTGGGAAGATGATACCAGTTTCCTGATGTTCGGTCGTGAGGCGGTCATCACTATCACCCGCACTGTGGACGATAACAACGCCGCTCTCCGCGAGGAGCTGTATGCAGATGACCCCACTATCGAGTACACCATCAGCGAGAAAGACGAGCATAATCGTCGGCATGAGACCATCAAGCTGAAAGCTGTTGTCAGTGACCTCTTGAACTCCGACGGCACCCTGTTGTATGATGTATACGCCAAGTTGGGTGCTATCCCGCAGGGCGAACTGAGCCAGTATGTGAAGAACCATGTCAGTGTTGCAAAGATGGTTCCCACCATCGTACGCTTCCGTATGACAGAGAAGGCTGCCACCGTGTATGATGCAGCAATGGTCACGGGCGCTGATGTGACGCTCACCAGCGGCACAGTAACGACCGTGGAGCTGCTGGAGGAACTGGAAGCCAACACTCCCGAACGGGCCGCACAGCTCAACATCTGCCAGTTCGTAGACCGTATCCTCTGCGGAGATAACACCGTACAGAACACTGACCCTGTGCAGTAAAAGTTTTGAGGAGGACAAAAACATGAAAAAGTATCTTGTCTTGGTGCTGGCTGCGCTGATGCTGCTGACTATCGCCGGCTGCGGAAAGAAGAACGGAGACAATCCCGCTGACGACCCGAAGTACAATCTGGAAAATCCCGAACCTATTCCCGATGGTATGGAGGATACCAAGGGCTATATCGGTGATGGAAAGTACCGCAACGACGTGAAGCTGACCTGCATCCTGCAGTCTGGCTACGAGGTCACGCTGGGCATGGGCGACAAGGACGCAGGCTCCAACGCCGTCTACCTGAACCCCACCTGTTCCAACCCCAACGGCGCGGTTTTCTATATCGAAGCCGAGCGCATGATGTTCCCTCAGTATTCTACCCCGATGGAACTCGCCACTGTTAAGCTGGCCGACTTCCCCGCCATGGATACCAACAGCATCGCTGCTTTCCAGTGGTATGAAGACATCATGGGTGTGGATGCCGTCTATCACGACGTAGATAACTACGGCGTGGCATGGCAGGACTCCAGCCTTGTGGATGGCGACTCCGGTTCTGAAACGCTGACCATCAAGGTCTGCGATAAGGTTACTGGCGAAGAGCTGGGAACAGTCGTTGCCCACATCGACTATGATGCTGAGAATGACATCTACTTCCTCGCCGATATGAGCGAGGTCATCGAAAACGCCGACGGTGCTGTTGACACCACAGTTCCTGCGACATAAAAAAGAAAGGAGAACAAATATGCCCGCTATTATCAGTGATTCCAAGCAGCAGCAGGCACTTCAGCAGGTCATGGACGGTCTGAAAGCTGTCTCCGGCATCAACACTATGCTGGATATTGCCGCGAAGGATAACGCCTTTACAGTGTCCGCAAAAAGCCGCAAGAAGCCCGCAATCGTCGTTGATGAACAGGCTGCCACCCGTATTCAGGGCGCTATTAAGGCGTACCGCGATAAGATGGTCAAGAAGATTCGTGATACAGCCGACAAACAGCGTATTGCTTTGTCCGATGAGGACGAGGCAATTCTCAACTGGGGCGTTGGTACTTCCGCAGCAGAACCCGTCGAGGACACCGCCGAGGCTTCCGATGCCGATGAGGACGATACCGCTGACGGCGAATCCGCAGAGGAAATCGCGGAAGCCGATGAACCTACAGAGACTCCCGAAAACGCCAATCCCTACACACTGTATTAAGCCAAATCGGAAGCCCTCGCCTATCGGCGGGGGCTTTTCTTTTATATGCTTGAAGAAAGCCGGCCCTTTAGGGCCGGCTGTTTAGTTGTCACGAGAGTTCAGTTCCGCTTTGACTTCCTCGGTATCCTTGGCATCCGCAGGAACGTAAATTTCCTGATAGGCCAGAAGGCGCGTAGCATCTTTGGCGCGGACGTAGATGGTATATTTGAAGCCGGGGAACAGGTCTTTGTTCTTCCGGTCAGGAAGATTGAACACATGAGCTTCCTGTTCCTCGTCCTCTCCAGTTACAAAGATGACTTCCTTGCTGTCACGCGGCCAATTCCGCGACCGTACAGAACGGCACGTAGCCACATGGCAGATGATATCACCGTTCTCCCATTCTGTCCGCAGGTGCAGTGCAGTGTAGACCACATATGCGGCCAGCAGAAGAATGGCACAGGCAAAAGGAATCATGGATGCAAAATGTGTTTTCTGAAGTACGAGGGTCGCAATCAGAATGACTACAATAGCTCCAGCCATCAACAGGCCTTTGGTCGTCATCTGCTGCAGAGCTGCGGGATAAGGGTGTTCTTCGTCGAGGTGCTCGTCATAATTGCACACGGAGTTTTTGTCGGACATTATGCATCACCTCCAATACGAGACCGCGAGGGTGCGATGCGGCGTCCGCGATAGAACAGACGAGTATTCGCTTCACGACCAGTCACGGAACCAATAACCAAGGCCATTTCCTCAGGAGTAGCCATTCCATTTGCCATGTTGCAGGATGCAAATGCGACTGCCATCATCTTCTCCACAGGAACGTCGATAACCGCCGCAACTGCCTTTGCACGGGACTGGGGCATCTCCTTATAGGGGTATGTGGAGAACAAATACTGAGCAAGGCCCTGCACGCCTGCAAGCTGCTCCAGATAATCCAGCGTGACTCCCTCCTTGTTCAGATAATCCGCAATGAGGGGATATCCTTCGCTGAAATACCATGAGTGTGCGCCACGAATGTTGTTGCAGAGCATCGTAACATCGGACAGGGAAATTCCAGTTGCCTCCGCAGCAGCGGTGACAGATGAATCTTTGTTGGTGGCAAAGTAACTGATGACAGCACGTACCTGCTCCTCATCCAGAACAGGACGGGGATACCGCCTTGCCTTCTCGTTGGGAAAGGGAATTTTCTGCAGGTGCAGATACACCTGCTGGCGAGAGATGTTGAGATTTTCGGCAATCTCCTGAACAGAGTAGCCGTTCCACCTCATAAGACCTACATAGGTCGCCATGCGCTCGCCCCACTGCACGTTTTCTGACTTACGTGTATCATTTGTTGACTCACACAAATCTAATCGCCTCCTTGAAAAAATCGCCGGACTCGTAGACAAAACTGACAGTACAGAGAATGGCAACACACGCCAAAATGAACGAGAAAGTATGTCCAGATGCACCATCGGTCTTGATGCCGAAAATCCAGAAGCGGTGGGAAATCGGCCAAAGAAGAGGAACGCCGGCTTTATTGAAAAGGTCGAGCAAGATATGAGTTGCTCCACCAATTACAAACGCGAGGATATAGGGCAGCCATTCAATGCCCAAAAACAGCCTCAGGGCTGCGTACAAGGCCGCCCAAATGAAAGGGGCATGAGTGATACCCCTATGCCCAAAGAGGGCGTTTACGGCAGCGGAGACGGGTTTATTCTTACGCCCCGCCTTGCTGCACGGAAGGTCGATGTCAGGCGCGAGAGAGCCTGCCATGGACAGACCAACCACTCCGAGGGCCGGAAGCAACCCCTCCGGTGCCGGAAGCTCGAACAGTCCGTTGATTTGTGCCTGCACAAGCAGCAGGCCAGCCGTGTAACCGGCAAAAGTATGGGTTCGCCCGTCCATAGTTCACCTCCTATATAAGTGGACGGGGTACAGCACAATAACAAGAATCTTGTTATTTCTATCGAAAATTGCAGAAAAATAACAAGCATCTTGAACAAATGTTCTGGCGAATTTTTGTTAATTGGAACACTTGTACTATACCACAAAGTATGATAGAATGTCAATCACGATATGACGATACAGCATTGATAGGAACGCAGATTACCTACGACCGGAACGGCGACTACGAGAGCTGCTGCGTGATGTGCTGCGGCTACTGGAACGGCTGCCGCCCCCAGAACGCGAGGACGTACCAGCGGGCTTGGTGTTGTTGAACTGAAGCGTGAAGTTCGGACCCCAATCGCTGCGCTGGCTATCATCCATCACGAGGTCTGCGGCGAATGTGCCGCCGTCTTTCTTGGTCAGCTTCGTCTTATGGACGGGCTTTCCGTCGAGGAAGTTCTTGACGTCCTTCTCGGTAAAGGTGATGTGCTGGAACAAAGACGGTTTGGGCTTCTTCCAGATGGTGAACTTGCAACCGTTCTTCCAGTTGGAACAGCCGAAGCCAATCTTCCCTTCGATGATGTTGCCACCGCAGCGAGGACACACGCCAATCGGTGTATAGCCCTTTCGAGTCGGGATGATGCTGGGGTCTACTTTCGGATGCGGCTGCTGCAAGAAATCCTTGAGCATAGCGAGAACGTTCTGTTCCAGCTTTTCCGGTGTCGCCTTCCCCTCATGTATCTCTTCCTGAATAACCCACCACAAAGCGGTAAGGTCAGGACCACGAAGAGCGTCAGGGAGAATGCGATACAGCTCGCGACCGAGAGGTGTCGAGATAAGGGACTTCCCTTTCTCCTGTAAGAAACCTCTGGAGATGAGTCCGGAGATTATCTGGTCGCGGGTCGCACTGGTTCCGATGGCACCGTTATTCTCCTCCACGTCAGCATCTTTCTTGAGAAGCGTGCTTTTGATGAAAGGGTCGGTCACATATTTGGCGATACGGCTCATGTCCTTCGCCAGCGTGTACTGTGTATAACGCGGAAGCGGATTGGTCTCCTTCTCCAAAACCTGAGCATCAGAAACAAAGGCGTCGTAGCTGCCGGCAGGTATCATACTCAATGCCGTAGGTGTATCAACACCCTCGCGCATCATCACCAGATAACCGGGCTTCAAAACACCGGTGCTGGAGGCTTCCAATGTGGCACCGTCCGGCAGAGGAATAGTCAGCTTCGTAGTTTCCTTCTCGGCAGGCGGGAAAAACTGGATAAGGTAATACTTGCAGATTGCAAGATATACGTTCCGCTCCCTCTCCGTCATCTTATTGAGGTCGAGGCTTACATTCTGAGGGATGATTCCGAAATGGGCTTCGATTTTAGAGTCATCGAAGCAGCGGCCCTTCGTCTTGAAGTCCATGCCCTGAATGGGATTGAAGTTGCCCTTCCCTACCGTGTTGATGTTTGCGATGACAGTACGGGACGTGGCAGGTGCTTCCGCAAAGTAGTTTTCGGGGAGGTAGCGCACCTGAGTTCGGTTGTAGGTAATGGCATTATAGTTATCACGCAAGGACTGTGTAATTTCCATTGTGTCATCCAGCTTATAGCCGAAGTTCTTCAGACAGTAGCCCTGCAATTCCAACATATCGAACGGCAGCGGCGGCTGCTCTTTGGAGACCTTCTTCGTGATAGTCGCTCCAGAGAACTGCTTTCCCGCAACCAACGCGGCCTTGCTCTCCGCATAAGGCTTATCCAAAATAAGCCCGTCGGCCAGATGAGGGTCATCCTTCTTCGGCTTGTATTTTGCTTCAATGACTTTACCCGCAACGGAGGTGTTTGCCATGACTTCATAGTATTTTGTCTTTACGTGGTTCTCAATGAGCTTATCACGCTCAACCACGAGCCCCAGCGTCGGGGACTGCACACGGCCAACAGTCAGCGAAGCATTGTTGACAAGAGAATAGTAGCGACTCATATTGACGCCAACCATCAAGTCAGCAACGCTGCGGGCATAGGCAGACCAGCCCATGTTTTCAAAGGAACGGTTATCCTTTAGATTGTTGAGCGCACGCTGCAACGCAGGTATGGAAGTGTCACCTGTCGCCAGACGGTAGACAGGGCCTCTATAGTGATGCCAGCGAAGCAGCTCGTCAATGAGAAGCTGTCCCTCTTCGTCGGGGTCGCCGGCGTGTATGACACAGCTACACTGTTTCAGCAGTTCACCAATGCGGGCAACACGCTCGTTGGGGTTCACTCCCCTGCCATTATATTCTTTGATTTTGGTCTGCCAGTTGGGAAAGTATATGGGCAGTGCAGACAAATCCCACTTACCAAAAGCGGCATCGTAATCTTCAGGTTCTTTCAAAGACAATAGGTGTCCCTGAGAACACACGATGACATACTCACCTTTTACGGTAGCGCCACGGTCGGAACGTGCCGTGCCGGGGATAGCTTGAGCAATCAAATCACCAAGCTGTTTCTTCTCAGCCAGTATTAGTTTAATGTGAGAACACGACCTTTCCATAAATGTGACGACTTTTTTCGCCTTCTATCGCTATCTGTAACTCTATATTAGCATGAGTGTAAAAAAATGTCAAGTTATTGAGACGGCATATCAATATATAGTGGGTAAGGAAAAACAACACACAAGACAAAACAAAGGTACGAGCAGCCGAAAATGAAAAATATTTTTTTGTAGCAAAATTAGTAAAAAAGTGGGGAAAAGTGGAGGAAAAAGCGGCTTGAAATGACGGGGGCCCGCACAATTTAACGTCATTCTGCACAATAAAATCTCACGTTTATTCGTCAAAACGACAAGGCGTAATTGTTGAATTTCACAACATTTTTGTGCGTAAAGGCTTGACATTATTATTGCATTGTGGTATAGTGTGCGAGAACAAAAAACAGTGTTGGCAGGCCGCTTTTCCTGCCGCAGATGCACCGAGACACTGAACGGATTCTTTTTGCGGCAGAGAAAACAAGGCCGTACCAGCACTGTTTTTAATATTTCACCAAATCTTCCAGCAGACAGATTTGGAGTTCGAATGTCCGCATTTCAAATGTGTGGCATCGGTATTGGGTAGAGAGGAACAAACGCGCTGACACATGAATTGCAGGAGGAGGTTGGAATTAAGATGGCGCAGAATAACAGCAGTATGAACAACGGACATGGAACCCCGCGACACCAAGCTAACAACGGAAAACATTCAAGCGATGCACCCCACGATGCGCTCGTCGATGACCTCGCTAAATTTACTGGGTCGGACGAGCCGGCTGTACGCGAGTCAATCAAAGCATCCGTGAAAGACTCTCTTTCCCTCATGGACATTGGCCTGTCCGTGATTGAGTTTTCCACCGATGAAGACCCCGAAGAAGTCAAACGTCTTCTTGATATGATTGAACTCCGGTTAAAGACACTAACCAAGAACCAAGAGATTTATGGCGTGAGCTCAAAGCATAAACTCACACCTGAGGAGGAAGGGATTGGGCGGCCCTTCTCCGCAAGAGAAATCCTGCTTATGTGGGATTTTCGCCGCAAGAATCTCGTCGTCACTCCGATTAGCCGGATTTACCTCAATCGTGCTGACTTTGTGACGGATGTCTGCAACGAGTTCAACTGGTCTCGCCAGAAGGCTGAAACGTACATCCAGAACGAATACGCGAACTTCGCTCAGGATATCTCAAGTATCGGTGTAATCGTATACGAAAAAGACGATTGACCTTTTTTTTAACAACTTAATAATGTGATATATTATATGAATACATTGTTTTCAAAATAAAGGAGAGCAACCCGACCGGATTGCTCTCCTTGTTTCATTTTATTGTTATCGTATCCTCTCTATCAGGCTTCTGCCGCAAACGCAAAACACGCCGGATGAATGGGCGGACATAAGTCTCATCAGGCGCAAGAGAGTAGCCAAGCGCCTCCGCATACTCTACAGCTTCGCGGGAGGGTGTCCTCCCCTCCCCCACCTTGCGGATAAAGCCCTGAATGGCTCTGGGGGACTCCTCATAGGCTTCGTCGCCCTTGCGGGCATATCCACCCTTCCCCGTCGCTTCCGTGCCGTCGTAGACGTTCCTGAGGCGTCCTCCGCGACCGTAGTAGCTTATGGACACATCCTCAAACTTTCGAATACCCTTTTCGTCGAGGGACAGGTACTTGATGTGTTCACTCAGGCTCGCCAGCAGTTCTGGGCCCTTACGTGTTACGGCACAGGCATAGAGAGTTAAAACGAGCCGCCTTATGTTCCCGTAGATGACTCTGTCCTCTGAATCGAGGAAAACCGAAAAGAAGAACCCTGTCTTAGTATCATAGTACCCGCTCAAGTCTCCCTCACAGGTGTCCAGACGGTAAAGCATATAGATGGAATCGCCGTATAGAGTTTCCTTGAGCAAGACTTTCCGGATGATATCCTTCTCGCTTGCAAATTCAAAAACTGCGCCGTTGGCAGGAAGCGTCGAACTTCGTTTCGTCCGCAGCAGCTCATGCATCTCATCAGGCATCATCACGGGCAGCGCAACAATAGAAAAGAACTTATTTGCGATAGCAGAAAAGCGGTGTTGTGGGAGTATGTCGAAGGTGTATTCGTTGATGAGCGCAGCCATGCCCGCAATCTGATTGGAAAAAATTCTGTCTACTTGCGTATAGAGTTCCAAATCATCTGTGTTTTGGATGTAGTCATATCCCCATTTACCATAGATTTCCTTGATTTGGGCGTCCAGTTCCATAGGAGAATGAACCTTTCCATCAAGATGCCGGCGCTCCAACTCAAAAGCAGGCTTATCCAAGAAGGGGTAGGTATCTTCCATGACCAACAGTTCGCCGGTCGTTTTCAAACCGCAGACGACTTTGGTTAAGTCGAACTTATCTGGACGCAGGTATTCCGTCTGCTGAAGGAGGATACTGAAGTAACAGTACACCACATCAATGTTGATGTTAGATTGCTTTTCTTCCTTTGCGGTAAAAAGAAGGCGAGATGCAGCCATGAGAAAATCAAAGAACAGGGCGTATTCGGATTCGTTCTTGATTCTTTTGGCCGTGGTATTGAAAAAGCTATGAAGGCCCTTGATGAACTTGTCAGGGTTGGCACCGGCCAACTCCACCTGAGACTCATACAGACGAGAGAACTCCTTGCTCTCTATATCACGACAAAAGAAGTACAGCGAAGAAGATAACTCAGCAAAAGGAATATTTTGCAGTGTACTCACAGTGACGACCGCAGTATTCATAGTCCTCCGCTGTAATAGGTTTGCTGGCCCATAACCGTCGCCGTATTTCCGGTCGAACCAGTTGCGCCACTTTTTTACGAGGGTGTAATCTGCATCCATTGCCATTGTGAATAGTCCCCTTTTATTTTCTCGCATCTCCATTGTACTACAAAATCGAACATATTTCCAGAACTATTTACCGCTATCCGGAATATGAGTGTATGCTTCAGCAAGGTATGAAACAATATCAGCTTTCACTTCAGATGCGAATTCTTTTTGGCATGGAATGAATATAATATAGATGTCCTTGTCTGATGCAACTGGTGAACGACCATAAGGAGTTTTGTCTGTGAACCCAGAAAGCCGTGCATAAGCACGGGAGCAGCAGGCACCTACGAACGAAGAGCCTACGAAAATTGGAACAAGACTTTGTGCCTCATCATTACGTTCCGCAATGACGTATATACCAGATAAATAGACGTACTTGTAACCGTATTGAGAAAGGTCATACAGTGCATTCTTTTTGTAATTTGATGGGAGCGAATTCCAGTCGTAAATAAAATCATTAAGGGGTATAGGGATACTCCCAGACACATTGCGTTCAATGTCTGCACGTTTTTTGTTTGCATATTTCGTACTTGCAATGTCGCAAGCAAATAGAGCAAAAAGAGCCGCTGCACAGAAAAAGCCTATTACAATATACGACAAATTACGGCGAACAAACCTTGCCATATCTTTTAGAGGGATAGCAAGAAAATCTAACCAGTTGTAACGGTCGGCAAAAAGCAAAAGTATTATTAACAGTAGACATCCAATGGCAACGACCGTAATAAGCAAAAAACGTCGAAATCGCCTTTCGCTTTCTTCACAGTCTTTTTCTGTATCAATGTATTCGTTCATATAGTTCACCTACTTATGAAAGCAGGAGAGAAAGCTATCCTTCTCCCCTGCTGAAATTTATTCGCTTGTATCAGTTGTACCATCCACCAACAACGCTGGAAAGCAGCGCACCGGATACGATGGCTCCGATAATGCTCAGACCGACAGCCACGCAGAAGCCAATCAGTGCCCACTTGCCGACCGCCTTGGCCTTAATAGGCGTGGTATTCTGCCATGACAGGAACAGAATCAGGCCGACCAGAGGGATGAGGAAAGACAGGATGTTCAGGCCGGTAGAAGGCGTGTCCACCTCAACATTCTTGCTCGCCACGGCGCAGCCGCAGAAAGGGCAAATAATGGCATTATCCAGAACTTCCTTGCCTCAGTTGTTACAATACTTCATGCTCTTTGCTCTCCTTCTGAGACTTTTCAGTGGTGTTTTTACTCTTCTTGAATGAAATAATTCCGCAGACCAATCCTCCGATGGCAAAGATTGGCATGAGCACACCAAGGGCTCCAATTACACAGCAGCCAGCACCTACGCCGCCAAGGATAATGGCAGTTTTGTTGTTTGCCTTAATGCCTCGCACCAGACCAATAATGGAGAATACCGCGCCTACGCAGAGGACGAGGTATAAGACGATTGCCAAAACAATAAGCCATCCGGTCAGTGCAAGCAAAGTTCCCGTGGAAAAAGACTCAACGCCGTTGACAATAGCGTCACTTCCGTTCACACCAAAAGAAAAATCCATAGTTCTGTTCTCTCTTTCTGGGGAGGTCTGCTCCCCTGCTTTTTTATTTTTGCAAAATCAGGGGCGCAGGCACAAGGTCTGCGCCCCTGAATTCACTTTGAGTGATTGCTCAGGTGGGGATGTGCTTACTCGGCGAACTGCTCCTTCTTGCGACGGAACATGAACATCGCCGTAGCGCAGCAAGCGATGGCACTGAACGTACTCAGCATAGCCCACAGGCCGATGCCTTCATCGCCGGTCTGGACGCTATCGCGGAAGTACACAGTCTGAGCACCGTCCATCAGGTCGTTGTGGGTAGCAATGACATTACCCGCCTCAGCACGACCCTCATACAGAGTCTCGAACACCACGAGCGCATGGTCCTTCAGCTTGGATGCGTCGAACTTGAACGTAACATTCACAGCCCCGTTGGAGGACTTGGGCGTAAAGGTCGTGGTAGCCGTTACCAGATTCCCCTTATTGTCCTTGAGGGCAACACCGGAATCCTTATCCATCAGCGTACCAACCAGCACGTAGGTCTTGCCCACAGTCAGGCCGGTGTAGTTGACGGTGTCCACGATTTTCACGTTCTTGCCAGCCACGGAGTTCTTCTTGTCCTTGCCGTCGAAGGTGGCAGTCGTAGAGATGCTCGGACCGGAATAGGTCGGGATGCGCTTGATAGTCACGGTCTGGTCAACATCGTTGATGTCGGTGTGCGTAGCGACCGTAGTGCCATTGCGGGTCAGAGTCTCGAACACGACCAGCGTCTTGCCACCCAGAATGGAGGCATCGAACACGAAGCTCACATCCACAGTACCGTCAGAGGACTTGGCCTCGAACTCGGTAGTGGCGGTGATTTCCTTGTTGTTGCGGCCCAGAACAGGCTCACCTGTCGCCTTGTCCATCAGCTTGCCGATTACGGTGTACTTATTGCCGGCAATCAGGCCCTTATAGGACACGGTATCGACCAGCTCGACCTTGCTGTAGGCCCAGAATTCCTTCTTGCCATCAGCAGCGTTCTTAGCGGAGGTCTTGATTTCAGGGCTGTTGACAGTCACAGTCTGGTCAACATCGTCGATGTCGGCGTGAACTGCGATTTCAATGTCCTTGTACTGCAGGGACTCGAACACAACGATAGACTGGCCGCGCAGCAGAGATGCATCGAGCACGAAGAACACGTCAACGGTGCCGTTGGACGCCTCAGCGGTGAAAGTAACGGAGGAGATAATTTCCTTTCCGTCCTTATCCTTCAGGGGCTCGTTGGTGGCCTTGTTCATCAGCTTACCGGAAACAGTGTACTTCTCCCCAGCAATCAGGCCCTTATAGGACACGGTATCCTTGATTTCAGCGCGAGCTTCGGGGTCAAGAGTCTTGCCGTTGGTGGCGTTGTTCACGGCCTTGGTGCCGATTTCGGGAACGCCGATGGTAACGGTCTGGCCCTCATCGTTGATGTCCTCATGGCTCACAAACACGGGCTTATCGGAGTCACCGGGAACAATCTCGTTGCCCAGATACACACGCTCGAATACCACCAGAGACTTGCCGGCCAGCTCAGTGGCATTGAAGACGAACTTCACGTCCACAGTGCCAGTAGCCTGCTCAGGAGTGAACACCTTGTAGGCGGTAATGGGCTCGCCCTTGGCATCGGTGACGGGCTTGCCGGTTGCCTTATCCATCAGAGTACCGATAGCAATGAACTCCTTACCCACAGGCATATTCTCATAGGAGATGGTATCAACCAGAATCACATCGTCCAGAGGCATAAATTCCTTGCCGCCGGCGGAGTTCTTCGCGGTAGTACCAATCTTGGGATTCAGGACGGTCACGGTCTGGTCAACATCGTTGATGTCGGCATGAGTCGCAACGACCTTCTCACCACGCTTCAGGTCCTCGAAAGCAACGAGGGACTCGCCGCCCAGCAGAGAAGCATCGAAGGTGAACTCCAGCTCCACATAGCCGGTAAAGTCGGCCTCGGCCTTGAAGGTCTTGGAAGCAGTGATGCGGTTGCCCTGAGCATCCAGCAGAGGCTCACCAGTGGACTTAACCACCAGATAGCCCTCGACCGTATAGGTCTTGTTGGGGATGACATCAGTGCATTCCACCTTATCAATGATAGTGACGGAGGTGGAAGGAATGATTTCCTTGTTGCCGTCCTTATCGGTGGCAGTGGTCTTGACCTTGGGGGTCACGGCCTCATCCTCAGCGACGATGCTCACGGTCACAAGACCGGTCTCAGCGTCCAGAGAGATGGTGTCGGGAGTGACATCAAAGCGGATGGGAGTGTCCATCAGCTCGTAGCCCTTGGGGGCCTTGGTCTCGACCAGATGATAGCCCTCGCCATAAGGCAGGACCAGAGGAGTCACAAAGTAACCCTCGTCATTGGTCACGAATGTATCAATATACTTGACAGTGGGATAAGTGACCTTCTGAGACACCTTGTTGCCATCGGGGTCATAAATCTGGAATTCAGCGCCGCCCCAAGGAATGACTTCGCCATCGAACTCATCGACCTTCACAACGCGCAGATACGCAGTGATGGGGCCGTTGTTGACAGCCAAATCATGATGGTCACGGTCAACTTCGCCAACCAGAACGGTGAACTCAGGCGCGAGCCCCGCACCCTTATCCCCGGCCTTGGTCTGATGCACCACATAGGTGCCGTAGGGCAGCTCGATGGACTTGCCGCTGTAACCCAGCTCATTGGTGGTCAGCGTACCACGCTCGTCCTCCTTGGCGTTCTCATAGGAGCCAGCAGACTGCAGCCAGTAGATGAACTCAGCGCCGCCCTCGAACTTAGCGGGGCCGGAAGTGCCATCGGAGATGAACTTGGTGATAGCGAACGTACCACGGTTGATGACCTCAACAGAGGTAATCAGAGGAGCAGAGTTGTGCTCAATGGTGTAGTTCTCAGGCTCAGAACCAACGGGATACACGGTCTCGTCAATCTGATAGCCGGTAGGAGCCTTGATTTCACGGATGGTGTAATCGTAGCCGCAGTTGTACTCGTCGGTCGTGAACGTGCCGTCCTTACCGATGACGTACTCCTTCACCAGCTCGTCGCCCTTATACAGACCATACACAGCACCCTCGAAAACGCCATCGCCGCGAGGAATGTCAACGGTCTCGGAGTCGGTCTTCTTGACAGTGACCTTCCACTTCTTCAGTACGTTGCTCACAGCCGTATCGGTCGTCTTCTGGTACTCGACCACAAGACCTTCCTGAACAGCGGGGATGACGTACTTCACAGCGGTATCGACTTCCTCCAGCGTGTAGTTATTGCCAATCAGGACATCCTTGAAGATGGCAACGCCGTCAGCGTTGGTGGTAGCGGTCATATCCACAGCATCGCCGGAAATGGCAGTGCCGTACAGACGGAAGGTAATACCCTCGACCAGACCATCCTCGGAGGTCTTGGTCACGCGCAGGTCGCCGCGCTTGAGCTTGTTGTAGACTTCCACATCAGTGGTGTTGCCCAGCGTCACCTTGACGCCAGCCTTTACACCAGGAACAACGTACTTCGCAGCGGTGTTGACTTCTTCAACGCTGTAATTGTTGCCAATCAGAACGTTATTGAAAGTAGCAATACCGTTTGCGTCAGTAACAGCGGTCATATCAACGGTCTCACCGTTGATGGCCGTGCCGTACAGCCGGAACGTGATACCAGCGGTCTTGCCGTCCTCAGAGGTCTTCTTGACCTCAACGGCGCCGCGAGCCAGCTTGTTCTCGAACTGCAGGTTGGTCGTTTTGTTCAGAGAAATAGTCACGCCCTCCTGAATGGTGGGAACGACATATCTCTCAGCGGTGTTGATTTCCTGCACGGTGTAGTTGTTACCGATAAGGATATCCTTAAACAGAATCACACCGTTTTCATCGGTGGTAGCCGTCTCGTTGACAGCCGCACCGGAGATGGAAGTACCGGACAGGCGGAAAGTCATACCGGACACGAAGCCATCCTCGGAAGTCTTCGTGATTTTCAGATTACCGCGAGCCAGCTTATTCTCGAACTTGGCTTCAGTGGCGGCGTTGTACTCAACGACAACACCAGCCTGAACTTCAGGAACCACATACTTTGCAGCGGTATTGATTTCCTCAAGTTTGTAGTTCTTACCAATGGGAACGTTGTTGAAAGTGGCAACGCCGTTCGCATCGGTAGTAGCGGTCATGTTCACGGACGTACCGCCGGCGGAAGTGCCGGACAGCCGGAAGGTATGACCGGCAACCTGACCATCCTCAGACATCTTTGTAATCTTGACAGTGCCCTTCTTCAGAACGTTGTTGAAGCTCACTGTCTTGACGTCTCCGATTGCGATGCTCACGGTCTGAGACGTCGTCGGAATGTAGTTATCCGACATCTTCTCTGTCACGGTGTACGTACCGGGCTGCAGGTCAGCAATGGTGATTTTGCCGTTGGCAGCAGTCGTCACGGTTTTATTGAAACCGTTGGGACCGGTCACGGTGAAGCTCACGCCACTGACCTTGCCATCCTCAGAGGTCTTGGCAATGGTCAGGTCTCCGGTGGTCTTCGTGACCTTTGCTCTGACGTAAGCCGTAACAGGGTCAGGCCAACCATTCAGAGCAACGCAGTCCTGCTTGTCTCCGCCAGCGACAAGAACATAGGCGTTGACGCTATCGGGGTCAATCACATTGCCCTCAGAAGCATACGACGCAATACCGTTTAGCATACTCTTAGCAGCCTCGGCTGTAGCATTGATTGTCAAATTATAGCCGCTTTGAATGGTAGTAACTCCCGGCAGGCTGAACGTGAAGTCATCAAAGTTCGGCAGAACTCTGTTGGAGTCATATTCTGTAGCTGTCCACTTTGTGCCATCCCACGACAGTTCGATATCTTTTCTTGAGTCAGTAGGCCTATATACGGCAAAACTCGGAATTTCAGCGTGCTGGTTAATCTTCTCCCAGATATAATCATGTGCTGCCTTGATAGGCTCTGCAACAGAGGCATCATAGGAATGACCGGGACCCACAAACAGGTCACTCAGGTCTCTGTAGCCACCAACGATTTCCCAGATAACTTCCTGTGTGGCACACCACGCATAAGTGCCGTTGCCAGCATACCAGAGCAATGTCGAGTCGTCTACCCCACCGTAGCCATAGGCAAGAGCAAGACGGACATCATCGCTACCCCAAAAAGTATTTGCATCAACAGAAGTGCCACTACCGGGAGCTCCCTTGTGAGGTTCGATACAATAAGCGGGCTGGCCGTTGAAATATTTTACAACAGCGCTTGTATACGGCTCAAATTCTGACAGCCACGTACTGTTGTAACTCATATCGTCACCGGTCGTAATGGTTCCGGAGGAACGAGCGGGTGCTCTCATGGCACTGATAGCCCTGGGTGCGTTCTGCGCTGACCCGTAAAGGACGGAAACGCTTACAGGCGTATCCTCTCCAGCGTAGGGGTCCTGAAGCCCCTCCTCCGTCACGGACGTTTTGACAGACTCATCCTTACCAGCCCCGGATTTATCTTCATCCAGAGCAGCCTGCCCATTTTCGGAGGAGCTTTCTTTATCCTCAATGACGGGAGAATCGGACTTCTCACTGTCATCAGGATTCTTTGTGTCTTCTGTGGCGTTATAAACCAAATCGCCATCGCCAGAATCAGTCTTCCCGACCTCCACAGGGTCAGAAACACTTTCAATAACGACCGAATTGCTGCCGCCATCCGCATCCGCTGCATACACGGACGTCGGGAGCAATCCAACCACCATCACCAGCGTCAGCAACATAGCTACTACGCCACGCAGCTTCTTGTGTTTCATGGTTTTTGAAATCTCCTTTCAAAAATTTTTGAAGATTAACCGGCCTTCCTACCTTTACATGAATATGATATTTTGCCAAGTTCGAGATGCAAAAAAGGCAGGAGACCGACGCTCTCCATAATCCCATAGTAGCATATTCGATTATATTGTCAACACATCTGAAGCTGCAAAATTCCAGCCGAACAATAAGCATCAGCATCTTTTTCTTGCAGGAGGCGCAAAAAAAAGCAGCGGCTATGCCGCTGCTTTTCTGACTTAATTGAAACTTGTTACGCTGCGTAGTAAACGAAAATCTCGTGGTATCCAGCAGAGGCATTCCAACGAACCACACAGTTGACGGCGGAAGCGCAACCCTCAGGGACTTCATCAACAGGACTCCAACGCCCAAGGCGGATGGCAGTTTCCTTAACATAATCCACCTTCTGCTTAATTGCAGACTCAACCCATTCCTGATTCCAACAAGACTCAGGACAATCGCGCTCCAAGTAAATGGGAGGGAAATAGCTTCTGCTGCCATCCCAAATCTCAAAACCTACGCTTTCCGCGTAAGCATTTCCAGCAGCCATAGCTGCGGAACAGTCGATATCAGCCTTGGTGGGCTTGGTGGGCTCGGTGGGAGTAGCAGAACCACCACCAGTGGAACCGCTGTTGTCGTCAGAGGGCTTGCTGGGAGTAGTGCTGCCACCGTTGTTGCCGGTGTTACCGCCGGAGGGCTGGTCAGGCGTGGTAGTCTGCTTGTTGTTCTGGTAGTAGGCCCAAGCCTCGTCAGCGGTACGACCGCCGGCTGCCTTCTTAGAACCCGCGCCCCACTGACCGTCAGCGGTCACGCCATACCAACGCTGCAGCTCCTTCACCTGAGCAGTAGTCAGGCTGCCGTTGTCATAGCTGGGAGTAGAGGGCTTCTGAGAGGGGGTCTCCGTCTTGGTGTCATTCTTGGTATCGCTCTTGTTGTCAGACTTGTTATCCGTCTTCGTGTCGGTCTTGGTGTCCGTCTTAGAGGTGTCCTGCTTATTGTCAGCGGGCTTCTGCTCACCCTTCTTGGACTCGTCAACCTTAGTCTCGGTCTTCTTATCGTCGGCCTTGACCTCATCCTTGGCATCGGTCTTATCCTCGGTCTTCTGAGCATCATCGACCTTGGGTTCCTCCGCCTTCTCATCTGTCACGTTTCCGGACTGCTCGACATAAGCGGTGATATCCTCCGCCTTGACGACCACATTGCCATCCGCATCCAGCACATTGCCGTCCGCATCCAGCGTGAAGTCGGTCACTGCCTTGCCGTCCTTGTCCACCAGAACCTTTTCGCCGGTCTCAGTCGTCTGCACGTAGCATCCGATTTCCTCGCCGGTCTTGGTTTCCTCGCTGGCCTTGTTGCCACAGGCCACCAAACTCATGGTCATCACCAGAGCCAGCAGCAGGGCCATAAAATTCTTCATCTTTTTCATTGTCATAGTTCCTTTCTTAAAATTCAAAATTTGCTCAGGGAATGTATTCAAATAAATGACCAGTGCGCGAGGATTTGTTCTGTGGAAACTTGACATTATTTTTGATGTGCTGACTATAACACGAATATAAAAAAATGTCAAGTCTCGATTTTGTAAAAATATGAATCTGAGGTGCGAAAAGCACAAGGTCTTGTGTTCCAAAAAATCTGAAACCCTTGATGTAGCAACAGCTTCAGCAGTCCACTGCCCTCCAAATTTCTCCTGAAAAATTTTTGCAAAAAAATTGAGCCGGAGGTTTTCTCCGGCCCAATTTTGGGTTTCTATGAGGTCTGCTGACCCCATTTAAGTTATTTGTTCTTCTTGCGCTTGATGGTGGACACGACCACAACCACAACTACCGCACCCAGAGCAATCGCTCCGATTGCGATGTAGATGCCGATTCCGCTATCGCCGGTCTTGGGAGAAACGGTGACAGTCACAGTCTGACCAGCATCATTGATATCGGTATGGCTCAGGTACGGAGTGCCAGCCACGTCCTTACCGACGTACATTTCCTCAAATACGACAATCTTCGCACCCTTGATGTTCCCCGCGTTAAAGGAGAACTTCATATCAACGGAGCCATCGGAGGTCTTCGGGGTAAATGTCAGCGTGGAGGTCACTTCCCTATCGTTCGTGTCGCGGAGCGCCACGCCCGTCTGAGCATCCATCAACTTACCAACCAGCGTGTAGGTCTGGCCGACAGTCAGACCGGAGTAGCTCACGGTATCCACAATCACAAGGCGAGAGGCATAGCCGCTGGACTTGGCGCCATTGGCAAATGTTGCCGTCGTACTCATGGTAGGACCGCTGCGATAATGGATACGGTCAACGGTCACGGTCTGCTCCTCATCCGTGATGTCGGCGTGAGCAGCGATACTCATGCTGTCATAGAAGAGTTCCTCGTAGACAACAAGGGTCTTCCCTGCCACGGAACGAGCGCTGAAGATGAAGGATACGGTCGTTGTGCCATCAGCCTTTTCAGGAGTAAAGGTCGCTGTAGCGGTCAAAGGCTTATTGTCCTTGTCCATTACGGCCTTACCCTCGAACTTGTCGCCAGTCTTCACCTTCTCCATCAGAGTACCGACCAGTGTGTACTCATGGCCGGGAATGAGACCTGTGTAGGTCACAGTATCGACCAGTTCGGCCTTTTCATACGGTGAGAAAGTCTTCTTTCCGGTGGAGGCATTGGAAGCAGATGTCTTGACAGACGGGTTTGTGAAGGTAACGGTCTGAGCAGCATCCTCCAAGTCCTCGTGAGTTGTCAGTGCGGTTTCATCGCCATCATTATAGAAGAGGTACTCGAAAACAACGACATCCTTACCTGCAAGGGCTTTACCATCGAACTCGAATACCACATCGACGGAACCGGAAAGCGCATCGGGAGTAAAGGATGTAGAAGCCGTGACAGGATTGCCGTCCTTATCATTCACTGCCTCGCCAGATGCCTTATCCATCAGCTTTCCGGCAAGCGTATACTTGTGGGCAGCGGAGAGATGGTCATACTTCACGGTATCGACCAAAACAACCTTTTCTGCAGGGTCGAACAGCTTTCCGCCATCGGCCTTGTTGGTCGCAGTAGTACCAACAATAATGGGAGCCTTGACGTCAACAGACTGGTCTTCGTCATTGATATCCTTGTGAGATGCAACAACGGAATTACCATAGTACAGGTTCTCAAAAACGACCAGCGTACGTCCAAAGAAAGTACGTGCGTCGAACTTGAACTCAACAACCACGGAACCACTCTCCGCCTCAGGCGTAAAGGTGGTCTCTGCGGTGATGGTCTTCCCTCCTGTGTTCTCTACGGGCTTGCCGGTTGCCTTATCCATCAGAGTACCGACAACCTTGTACGTATGCCCGACGATGAGGCCTTCGTAGGTCACGGTATCCTTCAGTACGACATCAGCAGTAGGCTCAAACACCTTCGTGCTATCAGCGGCGTTCTCAGCGGAGGTCTTGATGGAAGACTTCACCACGGTCACGGTCTGGTCAGCATCCTCAATATCCTTATGAGCCGCAACAGGGTTCTTATCGTCGGCGTTAAAGAACAGCTCTTCAAATACCACGATGTCACGTCCCTTTACGGAGGAGGCGTCAAACTCGATTGCAGCGACGACCGAGCCGGCAGTGCTCTCCGGAGCGAACTGCATCTCCGCAACAACAGGTACACCGTTGTTCAGCACAGGCTCACCGGTGGTCTTGTCAACCAAGCTGCTTCTCAGCGTGTAGGTGTGACCGGTAGACAGGTGGCGATACACCACGGTATCGTTGATGATAGAGGTTTCAGAGGCATCAATGAGCTTGCCCTCATCAACTGCGCTCACCGCGATAGTTCGCATAATTTCAGGGTTATGGACCGTGGTGGTTTGCTCCTCATCATTGATATCCTCGTGAGATGCAATGACAGTCCCGTTAAACAGGAGCTTCTCAAATGCCACGATAGTCTTACCGTACAGTTCGGTTGCAACAAAGGTAAACTCAACATCGACCGTACCGCAGGCAGCTTCGGGGACGAACTCGACGGAAGCAGTTACGATGTTTCCATCAATATCCTTGATGGCTTTCCCAGTTTCCTCATCCATCAGGGTTCCGGTCACGGTGTACTTGTGCCCCACAATAAGGTTGTTGTAGAACACAGTATCCTTCAGCGTGACCGTGGTATCCGGCTCAAACACCTTGCCGTTATCCTCTTTGTTCACGGCAACAGTCTGTACTTCAGGGTTCGTCACAGAGACGGTCTGGCTGCCATCGTCGATATCCTTATGGACTGCGACAGGTTCGGTATCGTCAACGTTAAAGTAGATTTCCTCGAATACGACAACATCCTTACCCTTCAAGAAAGAGGCATTGAAAGTGAACTGCATATCCACAGAGCCGCTTGTTGCCGCAGGCGTGAAGACCTGTTCGAATACAACCTCTGTTCCACCGTTCTTGATAGGTTCGCCAGTCTCCTTGTTCATCAGCGTACCACGCAGCGTGTACTCGTGGCCGGTGGAGAGATGCTCATAGGTTACAGTATCGGTGATTTTCACGTTTGCAGCGGGGTCAATGAACTTACCGCCATCAAGTGTTCCAACTGCTGTCGTACCAGTGATATTGGGGTTATGGACCTGCACGGTCTGCCCCTTATCATTGATATTTTCGTGAGAGGCAATCTCGGTATCGTTGTAGAAAATCTTCTCAAATACCACGAGGTCTTTGCCGAACAGCTCGGTAGCAGCAAAGGTGAACTCAACATCAATGCTGCCGCTGGCATCCTTTGCCTTGAAGGTCTTCTCAACTGTAATCGCATCACCATTTGCATCGACCACAGGCTTACCGGTTGCCTTATCCATCAGTGTTCCGGAAACCTTGTATGTATGACCGTCAATCAGGCCAGTGAAGGAAACAGTATCCAGAATCGTGACCTTCTTTTCAGGTTCAAGCATTTTGCTGCCATCAGCCTTATTGGAAGCTGTGGTCTTAACAGTGGGTTTCGCTACCGTTACAGTCTGGCCTTCATCGTCAAGGTCTTTGTGGGATGCAACCGCAACAGACTGCTGCTCGTAGAACAGTTCCTCGAAAACTACGATGTCCTTACCCTGCATACCCGTTGCATCGAAAGTGAACTCCATGTCGATGCTGCCATATGCCTTCTTTGCGGTGAAGGATTTCTCAAATACAACAGGCTTGCCGTTCAGTAGAACAGGCTCACCAGAGGCCTGATAAACCAGTGTTCCACGCAGCCTATAGTCGTGTTTTGCTGACAGGTGTTCATACTTGACAGTATCACGAATTACGACATTTCCGGCTGCATCAATGAATTTTCCGCCGCCCTCGCCATTCTCGGCGGTCGTATCGGACAGTTCGGGCATATAGAACGTTGCAGACTGGTCAACATCGTTGATGTCTTCATGCTTGGCGATGATATTTCCATCATAGGAAACAGTCTCAAACGCCACAACCGTCTTCCCAAACAGTGCTGAGGAGTCAAACGTAAAGTAGACATCAACAGAACCATCGGAAGATGTGGGCACAAATATCGTCTTGCCCGTGATTTCCCCGTTTCCTCCGACCAGCACTCGGCCAGTAGCCTTATCCATCAGGCGGCCTTCAGCAACGTAAGTATGACCGGGAATGAGGTTGTGGTAGCTCACGGTATCGACAAGAACAGTAGCCAACGAAGAGACGAAGAACTGGTTCTTATCAGGGCTTGCGTTCATCGTCGTACCAATGCTGGGCTCGGTGACAATCACGGTCTGCGCTTCATCACGAAGGTCTGTATGCTTCGCACAAGGCTCGACGTCGTTCTCATTGAAGAAGAGTTCCTCAAATACCACAACACTCTTGCCTGCGAGCTGAGAGGCATTCAAAGTGAATGTCATATCCACGGAGCCAAAAGTCCGCTTCGGTGTAAACTTGATAGATACAACCGTGTTGGGCAGTTCTTCACCAGTTTCACCATTCATCAGTCGTCCAACCAGTGTATACTCGTGGTCGGGTGTCACATGGGAATAGGTAACGGTATCAGTGATGGAAACCTTCTTGGCTGCATCGACCAAATTGTTGCCGCCATCAGTGTTCTCAGCGCTCGTTGAGATGCTTGGCGTGTTGATTTTCACGGTCTGGTTATCGTCCTCAAAGTCCTTATGCCCGGCGATAATCGTACCGTTGAAAGCCAATTCCTCAAACACGACCAAGGACTGACCATAGAGCTGCGAAGCATCGAAGGTAAACTCGACATTGACTTTTCCGTTCACACTGCGGGCTGTAAAGGTCGTGCTGCCTGTTACGGGAGTTCCATTAGAATTCAGCACAGGAGCGCCAGTCTGCTTATTCACCAGCGTGCCGGACACGGTATATTCGTGTCCCTTACTCAGACCGGAATACGTCACGGAATCAATCAGCTTAACAAAACTCTTGGGGTCAAAGAACTTGGAATTGCCCTCTGCGTTCTTTGCGCTGGTCTTGATTTCCGGAGTATTAAAGGTCAAAGACTGCTTCAGGTCGTTAATGTCAGTGTGTTTGCCCGCAGGAATCTCCTCGTCTTTATTGAAGTACAGATACTCAAACACCACGAGTGTCTTCCCTGCCATATTGCTGGCATCAAAGGTAAACTCGACATTCACCGTACCAGCAACACGCTCAGGTGTGAACGTGGTCTTGCCGGTAATCTCGTTACCCTTCGCATCGAGCAGAGCCTTGCCTGTATCCTTATCCATCAGCTTACCGATGATGGTGTACTCATGGTCGGGAGTCAGATGGCGGTAATACACGGTATCCACGATATGAGTCCCCAAAGCGGGGTCAATCAGGTTGGTATTGCCATCATCGTTCAGGGCCTTAGTGCTCAACTCAGGAGCGAAGAAAATGGCTTCCTGCTTCTCGTCCGTGAGGTCCTTGTGCTCGGCGATAATGGTGTTGTGATAGTACAGAGACTCAAAGGCGATAACGCTCTGGCCGTACAGGATAGATGCATTCAGCGTGAAAGTCACGTCAATACTGCCATCCTTACTGGTCGGAACGAACTCGGTCTCGCCAGCCACCAATTTACCGTTGCCGTCACGGATAACATCGCCGGTTTCCTTAGAAACGAGGTTGCCCATCACTTTATATGTGTGACCGGGCACAAGGTCGGTATAAGTCACGGTATCCGTGATAGTGATTTCGTTCAGGGGCTCAAAGTAGTTGTTCAGAGAGATGCTTTCGTTGATGTTCGTATGAATCGAAGGAGTATTCACAACGACAGTCTGGCCTTCATCATTGATGTCCTTATGGACAGCGCAAGGAGTCGTATCAGAAGCGCGGAAATACAGTTCCTCGTAGACGACCAGAGAATCACCGTCAAGCCCAGAAGCATCAAAGGTAAAGACCATCTCGGTGTTGCCCTTGGAGGCGGTAGGCGTGAACGTGTTCGTCACAGTCACAGTGCGTCCGCCAGACACCACAGGCTCTCCGGTGAGCTTATTCATCACCGTACCAGTGATGGTATACTCCTGACCGATGGTAAGGTGCTCGTAGGCAATCGTATCCTTGATGACAACGTTCTTGGCAGGGTCAATGAACTTGCCAGTACCCTCACCATCAATAGCAGTAGTGCCAATTTCGGGGTTATATACCTTTACGGTCTGGTTGGCATCTGCATCATCTTCATGTACCGTCAGTACCGTACCACGGTAGGACAGCTTCTCGAAGATAACCAGCGTATGCCCATACAACTCAGAAGCATCAAAGATGAACTCAACATCTACTGTACCGGTCTTTGCCGTAGGCGTAAACGTCGTTGTGCCAGTAATATCATTGCCGGCAGTATCTTTCAGAAACTCGCCCGTAGTTTTATCAAAGACCTTGCCAGTCAGCAGATAGGTATGTCCCTCAACGACCTTCTCATAAGAGACGGTATCCTTGATTTTTACGCTGTACTGCGCCTCAAGGAACTTCGTTCCGTCGGCAGCATTCACTGCGTTGGTGGTAATCTCAGGAGCCTCGACCGTCACGGTCTGGTCAGCATCGTCAATGTCCTCATGCGTCGCAACAGGCACTTCTGCGCTGATAGCAACATGGTAGAGTTTCTCGAAAGCAACGAGCTGGACGCCGGCAATCTCAGTGGCGTCGAAGGTAAAGACCACATCCACCGTACCTGAAGTGGTGGACGGCGTAAAGGTTGTCTCGCCAACAATGAAATTACCATTGTCATCCTTTGCGGGCTGCTGTGTGTCCTTATCCATCATCTGCCCACTCAGTACATATTTATGGCCGGGTGTCAGGTGCTTATAGGATACGGTATCAACGATAGAAACGCCAACAGAGGGGTCAACTACCTTCACGTTGCCATCGGGGTTATTTGCAGAGGTCTTGATTTCAGGGGCGTAGAAAGCTACGGTCTGGTCGGCATCCGCAATGTCCTTATGGCTTGCCACCTCGACACCATCACGATGCAGCGTATCGAAAACAACAACAGCATCGCCGGCAATCAGAGAAGCATCAAAGGTAAAGGTCAGCTCCGTGGAACCATTGAAGTTGTCACCTGCAACAAATGTGTTTGTTGCAGTGATGCGCTTACCGCTGCCATCCAGCAAAGGTTCACCTGTAGACTTCAGCACAAGATATCCATTCACGGTATAAGTCTTGCCGGGGATTACATCCGTGCAGGATACTGTATCCTCGATAGTCACAGATGTCAGGGGCTCCATAGTCTTCTCGCCAGCAGCTCCCTTTGCCATGGTCTTGATTTCCGGTGTCACAGGACTATCCTTTGCCGTAACCACGATGACCTTCTTATCACCTTCCATCGTAGTGTTCTCTGCGTCAACATTGAACTCGATGGGAGTGGAATCCAGCTTGTAGCCCTTGGGCGCCGTTACCTCGACCAGCGTATAGCCGCGACCAAACGGCAGCTCCTCAGGAGTAATCAGCTTACCTTCGGCATCGGTCTTAAATGTAGAGACAGTTGAAAGGCCATTCTTGAGAGAAACCACATCGCCCTCAGGGTCGTAGATTTGGAACTCCGCACCACTGTAAGGAATCAGGGTGTTATCCATCGCATCGAGCTTGACAATGCGAACAGAAGCATAGTAAGGACGGTCGTTCAAAACATAGAAGTATGTCTTGCCGTTCTCGGAAATAGTGACCTCAAAACCATGGAGCATATCAGCGCTCTCAAAGTCCTTCGTCTGGTCAATGATGTATGTACCGTAAGGCAGAGCCTTGGTGGTAGCATACCCGTCCTCTCCAACAACGATATGGTCTCGGTCGGTGGTCTTCGCGTTGGCGTAACTGCCAGCAGCCTTCAGGTAGACGTCGAACTCGGCTCCCACTTCGGGAGTCACCTTTCCGGTCGGGAGAGCTTCCTCAAGGCCGGTAGCTCCCACATCGGAGTGCTTGAAAATCTTGATGTAGCCCTTGATGACTCGCTCGGTAACGCCCAAGTCGGGAGCCGCATTGATTTCGATAACGTAGTTCTTCGCCTCGGCACCGACGTGATACACACTGTCGTCCAGCAGATAGCCAACGGAAGGGACGATTTCCTTGATGGTCCAATTATCACCACAGATGTAAACGTCCGTAGTGAACTTGCCATTGGCATCAGTGGTGTACTGCTTCACCAGCTCATCACCGTCATACAAACCGTAAACGGCACCTTTCAGCGTGGCATTACCCTGTGCTGTAGTCGTCTCATTATCACGCTTTGTGACGGTCACAGACCACTTCTTCAGCACGTTATGGATAGATGCGGTCGTGGTCTTATCCAACTTGACGTCAATACCGTCCTTGACGGCGGGAATGACGTAGCGGGCGGCAGTATCAACTTCTTCCAGAGAGTAATTATAACCGACCAACACGTTCTCGAAGGTCGCCACGCCAGCAGCGTTGGTCACGGCGGTCATATCAACGGCCTGTCCCTGTGCGGAAGTTCCTGTCAGGCGGAATTTGATGCCCTCAACGATACCATCTTCAGAGGTTTTAGTGACACTCACTGTACCACGGGCCAGCTTATTATACACGTTGGCATTTGTGGTTTTATTCAGAGTGACCACGATGCCGGAAACGACATCGGGCACAATGTACTTCTCAGCAGTGCCGACCTCCTGAACGGTGTAATTTTCACCAATCAGGACGTTAGAGAAGGTCGCAATACCCTTGGCGTTTGTAGTGGCGGTCATGTCCACTGTGTCACCGTTACCAGCCGTGCCGGTCAAGCGGAACTTGATGCCAGACACCAGACCATCTTCAGCAGTCTTGGTGACTGTGACAGTACCACGAGCCAGCTTGTTGTAGACGGCGGCATCAGTAGTCTTACCCACAGCAATGGTGATACCATTCTGTGCTGCAGGAACCACATAGCGGGCAGCCGTGCCGACCTCGGTCAGCACATAGCTGTTGCCAACCAGCACATCCTTAAACTCGGCAATACCCTGTGCGTTGGTAGTCGCATCCAGAGACACTTTCGCACCGGAGGTTGATGTGCCTTCCAGATGGAACTTCACACCGGAAACCAAACCATCCTCGGAGGTCTTGGTGACACGGAGATTACCACGAGCAAGGTCGTTACGGAACGACAGCTTGGTCGTATCGTTGACCTTTACAGTCACGCCAGCCTGAACCGCAGGAACCACATAGCGAGCCGGAGTGTTGGCTTCCTGCACCGTATACTTCGAACCGATAGGCACGTTGGAGAATGTCACTACACCCTTGGCATCTGTCTTAGCGGTCATGTTGACGGTCGTACCAGCATCGGAAGTGCCGGTCAGTGTGAATGTGAGGTTACTCACAACACCATCTTCGGAGGTCTTCGTTACCTGAACAGCTCCGACCTTGAGCTTATTCTGGATAGACACCGAAGTCTTATTGTTGATGGTTACGGTAACATTAACAGGGTTGACCACCTGATAGTATGCCGGTGTATTGACCTCGGACACAGTATAGCTTCCGATAAGAACATTGGAGAAGGTTGCAATACCTGAGGCGGTGGTTGTCGCGTACAGGTCAACGGCAGTACCATCAACGGAAGTACCCTGCAGGCGGAAACGCACGTTGGCGATTTTACCATCTTCGGAAGCCTTCGTTACCTGCACAGAGCCGCGTGCCAGCTTGTTGCTGACAGTTACCTGTGTGGTGTTATTATACTTTACAGTGACGTTCTGTGCGGACACAGGAGCATACTGTTTACCAGTATTTACCTCGGTCAGCGTATATGTACCGATAAGCACATTTGAGAACGTAGCTACACCGCTGGCATTGGTGGTAGCTGTCAGGTTTACAGCCTGACCGGAAGTGGATGTGCCCTTCAGGTTAAACTGAATGCCACTCACCTTTCCGTCCTCGGAGTTCTTGGTGACAGTCACATTGCCGCGAGCCAATTTATTTTCGAATGTTTTGGTTGCAGACGTATTAGGCGTCGAAAGCGTAAACGTCTGGCTGGCAGGGGCTACATATCTTCTGGGCGTATTTGCCTCGGTAAGAACATAGTTGGAACCCAAGGGGACATTGGAGAACGTAGCCTTGCCGTTCGCATCTGTGGTCGCAGACAGATTTACAGCATCTCCCGCGTAAGACGTCCCCGTCAGTGTAAAAGTGAACCCTTGCAGAACTCCATCTTCCGATGTCTTCGTTACCTGCACGGTACACCGAGACACTTTGTTCTGGAAGGAGACACTCGCCGTGCCTCCAATCGTAACTGTCGCAGTCTGAACCCGATTCACAGCATAGTATCCTAACGGCGAAGATTCTGTAATCGTGTAAGTTCCGGGCTGCAGGTCTGTAATGCTGATTTTGCCGGATGCATTTGTCTTAAAGAGTCGGTTATACCCATTCGGCCCGGTTACAGTAAAACTGACGTTGGAAATGTTTTTCCCATTTTCAGACGTCTTTGTGATGTTAAGATTACCGGTTGTTTGCGTCACCTTCGCCCGCACATAACAAGTAACGGGGTCAGGCCAACCGTTCAGCGCAACGCAGTCCTGCTTGCTGCCACCTGCGACGAGAACGTAAGCATTGACGCTGTCGGGGTCAATCACGTTACCATAAGACACATATGAAGCATATCCATTCAGCAAACTCTTTGCCGCTTCTGATGTTGCTGTTATTGTCAGATTGTATCCAACCTTACTCGCCGACAAACCAGCCAACCCAAATGTGAAATTGTCAAAATTCGGCAGAACCCTGTTTGAATCATACTTAGTTGCTGTCCACACTGAACCATTCCACGCAAGTTCAATATCTTTTCTAAAATCTGTGGGACGGTAAACAGCAAAACTCGGAATCTCTGCCTGCTGATTTATTTTCTCCCAAATATAATCGTGCGCCGCCTTGATAGGTTCAGCAACCTCGGGGTCATAAGCATGACCGGGACCCACAAACAGGTCGCTCAGGTCACTGTAACCGCCAACGATTTCCCAGATAACCTCCTGTGTGGCACACCAAGCATAAGTACCGTTACCAGCATACCAGAGCAACGTCGAGTCATCTGCGCCACCCCAGCCATAGGCAAGCGCAAGGCGAACTCTATCATCCCCCCAATAGCTGCTGGCATCTACGGAGGTGCCGGAGCCGGGTGCGCCCTTGTGAGGTTCAATACAGTAAGCTGGCTGTCCATTGAAGAATTTCTCAACAGCACTGGAATAGGGGGCAAACTCAGCCATCCACTTCCTGTTATAACCCATATCGAGGCCGGTCGTAATGGTTCCCGATGCGCGAGCGGGAGCCCTCCTCGGACCAGAAGAGTTTTGCGGTGAGCCATACAAAGGCGTAACGCTCACGGAAGTATCTTCACCGGCATAGGGGTCCGAAAGACCTTCTTCATCATCAAAACTCTCTCCATCAGGAATAGATACTTCCAATGAGGATTCCGAGTCTGGAGAACTATTGTCCTTCACCTCATCGGGAGACTTACTATCATCCGCTGTACCGTCGCTGCCATCTTGAGAGGATTCCTCGCCACTTCCGACAGAATCTTCCGTGTTTCCTTCGCCTTTTTCGTCAGGCACTCCGATAGATACTGTATCTTCTGCCGATGCACCATCACCCCCTTCCACCATACCGTCATCAGCAATTATCTCATTGCCGATGTCGTCCACACCAGTAATCTCCTCCCCCGCAGCAAATGCAGACGTAGGGAGCGTACCGGTCATCATCACAAGCACCAGCAGCATCGCAACGATACTGCGAAGTTTCTTGAAACGACTAATCTTCACAATTTCCAGCTCCTCTCGCAAAGTATTTCTTTCGTCCATGCGCCCGTTTTTCTGTCCTCAAAGCCGCTGCAAGACAACGGTTACGATGGATGAGTGTCTACATTTTCTACACTACCAAAATCCGATATTTTGTCAACTACTTGGGAGCTGCAAATTTTCAGCGCTGCGTTAGTCTTCGCAATTCTTAGCGCACATACGTTCTGAGCATTGAATAAAAAAAGAAAGCGTGCAATCATTGCACACTTTCTTTACTCTGTTTTCGGTTATATTTAAGGCAGGAATTTACTCGCCAATCATGGCATCATAGAGCGTTTCGGCCAGAGCCATCAGCAGCTCCTTGTTTCCAGAGCGAACAACCTCATTGAGCCGCTGGCGGACCTCATCCTCGTTTCCACCGAGAATTTCAGGTTCATCGAACACAAAGGTAACTCGAACGCCCTTGCTGGGTGCGGTCTTAGCCTTACCGTCAATGGTAGCCCAAGACAGGCGTTCCTGAGGCTTTACAACGGCAGGCTGAGTAGTGGCTGCGGTATCATCCGCAACGGCATTAGGAGCGTTTGTAGAGCCTTCCTCGACCTCTGTATCAGGATAGTCGTACCCTACGGTTTCCACGGGGCCAGCATCGTGTGAGGCATCGTGAGAACCACCGCCAGAAGGTTCGTAGCCTTCGGGATAGCCACCGGAAGACAGCTCGTTGTCACGCACTTCCTCAGGTACGGGCTCAGACGCCTGAGGACTTTCCTCGGCGGGAGCTGCAGGCATCTCCGTGGGGCGCCCCTCATAGGTATAGCGGATAGCCTTGGCATCGGCATCATTCAGCGCCATGCTGGGGTCAGCAGCCATCTTGTCCGAAACTTCGGCCTGCTGTTCATCCGTCAGGAAGGAGAGCTGGTAGGCCGCTGTAACCGTCATACGTCCCGCATCGCAAAGAGAAAGTACAGCATCAGAGCAGTCGTTCAGCTTGATATACATATCCAGCATACGGGCAGAGATGCCGAACCTCTTGCACGCCACCTCACTGGCACGACCCAACACGGGGTCGTCAGCACTGTCGTTGGTGCGCCGGCCCATCTTGATGTTCTGTTCCGTCTTGACCGTATCCGTCCACAACTTGAAAGACCGCGCCTTCTCAGACGGCAGCCACTCAGGACGTTGGATATTGGTCTCCACCATGATTTTACTTGCGGTCAGATTGTCGATATTGGTGACAAGGCAAGGCACTTCACGGAGCCCTGCATCAGTGCTTGCACTGAACCGACGGTGCCCAGCGATGATTTCAAAATCGCCGGCAATGGTCGGATGCGGACGCACAATGAGGGGGACGGTGACACCGCTGTTGCGGATGCTGTCAACCATAGAGTCGTAGTCGCTATTCTTGACCACGAGGAAGGTATGCCCCTCGAACGGATGCAGCTTATTCAGCGCAATGTCCTGCACACGCCGGTCATCGACGCGCATGGCATCCATGGGGTTGTTGCCGAGCAAGGCGTCCAGCCCGTTGCCCTTGATAGCCGCATTTGCGGCCAACTTATCTTTCAGCGAATTTGCCATTTCGAAATGACCTCCTTTGCCACATCCATATAGAGTTCACCGACACGACTTCCCTTCTTGGCTACGCAGGTGCGATGCTCGGTCGGTGCGTCGGATACTTCCTTGAGATAGGGAATCATTGTCTCCAGTACCACGCCATCGCCCAGCGCTTCCGTCAGGTCATCCCGCGTAGTCTTCACGTTGCTGCGCCGCGTATCCGCACGGTTGATGAGGATACCGTCGATGGTCAGCTTGGGGTTCAGAGACTTCTGAATGCTGTCGATGGTACTCAGCAGGTCTGCCAAACCGTTGACAGCATATTCCTCAGCCTCCACAGGGATGATGATACTGTCCGCAGCAGTCAGAGCATTGGATGTCAGCAGGTCGAGGCTGCCCTTGCAGTCGATAATGCAGACGTCATAGTCACACTGGCTGCCAACGGCAGAGAGCGCTTTTGCCAGCACACGGTTTCCGTCAGCTACATTCGCCAGAATGGTCGGCGCAGAGGAGAGTGCAGGAGACGCAGGGATGAAGTCCACCTGCTCCTTTTCGTTGTGCCGAATAAACGAACTCAGGTTGATGGGCATATTGTATGCCGTGAAGTAAATGAGTTCATTGGTCGTAGTGGGAGTATTGTCTTGCACGAAGCCCAGCGTGTCGGAAAGATTCCGCTGTGGGTCGATGTCTGCCAGCAGCACTTTCTGCCCAAGCCGAGCCAGTGCCGCGCCCAAGTTCACAGCGGTGGTGGTCTTCCCTACTCCGCCTTTTTGGTTACATACTGCTACGATTCTCATATCGTTTTCATCCTTTCAGGTATTTTTCTGTCTCCGAAAAGTGTGCAATGATTGCACACTTTTTTGCTTGATTTAGGAATGTGCTGACTCCTCCTACCTCTCAAGGAGTAGGCTTGCGGCGGGAAAAGTTAAATTATTTTGTCATTCAGATAATCCGTAAGGTATACAACCCTGTCATTTCGGAGTCTTATATACCTCACGATGGTATACAACCCTGTTATTTTGAGAACCTATACGCCGCAACGTGGCTATTGTGTGCAGCCCTTTCAGGTATACAACCCTGTTATTTCAGGGTTTCATACACCCGTCACAGGCATATTCAGTTCCCTAAGGTGCCGGCATCATCTCTCACATGAAAACCAGCTTACAGAGTATTCCTGCTTCCACGACGACCATGCATCTCCACAGGCGTAAATTCCGGTTATACCGTCCGTACTCAGTTTTGGTTTCTTGGAAAAGTGTGCAATCATTGCACACTTTTCTTACTCAACGTCCTTCTTCTTTCGACCAATCACGGGAGCCACCAGCAGCGCAGCGATGGAGACACCGGCCACAGCGAACACATACAGCCACCCGAAGGAAGTGTCACCCGTCTGAGGCGCATGAGGAACAGTCTCAGGGGAAGGCGTGCTGGGAGTGGTGTCATAATAGTAGTGACCGCCGCTGGGCTTATTTTCAGGCTTGGTATCAGGCTTATCATCCGGCTTGTCCTCAGGCTTCTCTTCGGGCTTGGTGATGGGCTTATCATCCTCATTCTTACCATCATCGCCGGGATTCTCAGGTTCCGCAGGGCGGTTGTAGCGGAGAATGATTTTATTCTCGCCACCCTCGGCAATCACGATAACCTCATAGTTGGCGGAAGTGAAGGTGTACGTACCATCCTTGAACGTGGTGTTCTTGGTAATGCCAGCAGCCCCGATGATGTCACCGATATCGGCTTCAAGAATTTCCTCCGTCTGACCGTCCAACTTGCCATCGGTGTAATACTCATGGACAACCGTGAACTTTGTAGGGGCCTCGGTGTCCGTAGTACGGTCGTAGCGCAGAACCATGACGTTCTCAGCACCATCGACAATGACCATCTTTGCTGGAGTGGCAGAGGTAAAAGAGTATGCTTTCTTGTTGTAGGCAGTCATCTTGAAAATGCTCTCGGAGTCAACTTCAGTATTCTCTTCAGCGGACTGAGCCACGACAGCGACATCATCCATCTCACCATTGGTATAATACTCATGCCGGATGGTATAAGGAACCATTGCGGGAACAACATCAACCGTGCGGTCATAGCGAACAACGATAGTATTATCGCCATCAACAGTCAGGGTAACGGAAGTGGGCGTGCAGGAGGTGAAGCCGTATGTCTCTTCGTTGTAGGTGGTGCAGCGGGTCACGCTGTCAGCGTCCAGCACAGTACCCTCGGCGCCGGCAGACTCAACTACTGTCTCGCCATCGAATTCATTGTTGGTGTAATACTCGTGCTTGATGGTATAGTTTACCTCAACAGGAGTGACCTCAACAGTGCGGTCATAGCGCAGGACGATAGTGTTTTCCTGACCATAATCCAGTGTCAGCTCAGAGGGAGTGCAGCCGGTATACTCATATTCACCATCCTGATAGTTCAGGACCTTGACAATGGCATCCTCAGATACCACATATCCGGAAGCGTTTTCCTCTTCGATAGTGGTAGCGCCATCAAATACATCATTTGTGTAGTATTCGTGCCGAATAGTGTAAACAATGTTGATGTTCACAGGAGGCGTAGGAGGCGTGGGAGGAGTCTCGACAACACGGTCGTAACGCAGCGTCATGGTTGCGCCCTCAGACACAATCATGACAGAGGGGTCAGCAGAAGTATACCCGTAGGTTTCATCGTTGTATTCGGTAATCTTATCCAACGTGAAACTGTCAATCTCAGTACCTTCCTCGGCAGTCTGTGTAACAGTGATGGAGCCGTCCAGTTCACCATTGGTGTAATACTCATGCTTGATGTTATAGGAAACCTCGACAGGCTCAACGTAGGGTAGATAGCCGCGCACAGTGGGAATATCGAAAGCAATGGTCTTCTCCACGCCGCCGAAGGTATAGGTCAACACAGCAGAGGGGTTGACATCATAGGCCTTACCTGCTACGAAACCTTCCTTGTCAGTCTGGAGAGTAATGGGATAGGTAACTGTATAGGAACGAGTCCCCTTCTCTTTATCCACGGTGGGCGTCACTGCGGTGACGTTCCACGTCAAACCATCGGAAGTCTTTGCGATACCGAAAGCCTCCAACTCAGACACGGAACCAAGCTGGATGTAGCTGCCCATGGGTGCCACGACCGTACCGGCGTTGGTGGTCGTCACAATGGAATTGCCGATACTCTTAAACAGGTCGCTCAGTTCGTTCATGTCCTGCGTAGACAGGTAGTGGTCTGCGTCGGTCGCAACAGCCTTCATGGTGTCCTCAGCATTCTGCTTGCTGGTCTGCTCATTCTTGCCATAGCCATCCAGAAACACGGTGAAAATCTCAAAACCGGAATCCTTGGCAGCCTGCGCTTGAACGATAGCGGGCTGGCCGTTATCTGCATAGACCTTGTTAGTCAGAGTTGTGCGCTCATCATGCTCGCAGGTGACATCCAGAGAAGCATAGTGGTTGTCCTGCGTGTACTCGAAGTCGGAACCACTGCCAACGATGGAATTACGGTCGAAGCTGGTAACGAGGTTGCTGGCAGTGCCGCTGGACTTATTCCAGTTGTGGCGCCGGCCAGACTCGGTGCAGCCAGACCAATCAGCCGTACCGGTCAGACGATAGCTGTACGTGGGCATACCATCAGAGAACAGGACGATGACCTTCTGTGCAGAGCTCTTATCGGCAGCAAATACCTGCTGGGCAGCATAAATACCGGCCTGCACATTGGTGCCACCATCATAGATATCACTTACAGCAGTCGTCGCCGTGGTAACAGCCTCAGAGACCTTAGCCGTGTCGTTGGTCAGCCAACAGTGACTCCAGTATTTCGTACCAAAACTCACAACGGAGACCTGATTGCCGGCAGCAATGCCGTCTTTATCGAGGATGCCGGAGACAAACTCGTTCACAGCAGCTCTGGTATTAGTGCGCCGGTCGCCATCCATGCTATTGGAGCGGTCGATGCACAGCACGATATGAACGGGCTTCACGGGCTCCAGTTCGACCAAATCGGAAGTAGTGACAGTCATCGTCACATCAAAGTCATTGCCAGTGGTGTGCGCTGCAGTCTCATGGACAGTAACCATACCGTCCGTGGACTTCATCAGGATACCCTGCTTCACAACCTCACCATCACGCACAGTGCTGGCGGCGTATGCCTTGATACCCACGCAGCTCAGGAGAACGCAGAGGAGTAAAAAGGCAGAGAGAATACGCTTAAAGTTCGTAATCGTCTTCATAATTCTTTTGTCCTTTCAAGTTTGAAAAAGTATGCCACCCTAAAGTGTGCAATGATTGCACACTTTTCAATTCGCCTCTCTTAGAGACTACCCCTTTTGCGTCTCGATAGGCGGTTCATAAAAATTTGCTCCCGCCTTATGGAAATGGTACAGTCACCGCTTCTTCAATCCGAAGCTATCTCTCACATGACGTTCGGAATACACGGCAATTTCCTGCTTCAATGACGAACATCCGTCTCCACAGGCTTCAATTCCGGTCATACCATCCGTACTTAAAATCGTTCTCTGGAAAAGTGTGCAATCATTGCACACTTTTCGTTTACCCCCAGAACCCAACCTGACTGTAGTAGAAGAAGTCTCTCATAAGCTGGTTTCGGTTCGCGGGAGTGTCGGGCATCGTGTAACCGTCGCGGTAGTTACAAAGGAACAGCTCACCGTCCTCGACGCCGCACATGATGCCGACATGGTCATCTCTTGCGAAGATTGTTACCAATAACGTGTCCTCCTTTCTTCCTGGTTAAGTGTTGCTGTAGGCGGTCTGCACCACCACAGGCTCCGCAGGAACTTCAGGCGCCATATTGTTTTCGACCCATTTATCATGGGACTCCATGACAGGGCCGGTGATAGACAACCCCTGCGGCCACATCGGGTACTTGCGGTCCTTGTCAGGAATACCACGGACGATAAGCGCAGGATTCACAGCGAACTCCCAGCCCTTCTTGTCCTTACGTACCACATAGATAAAGCCGTATTTCTGCAGGGCGGTAATCCACGAGGTAACGCTGCGGAGTTTTCCGCCAGTCGCCTCACACAGCGCATCGCGCCGACAGTATACGATATTCTCGTCGTTCATTTGTCCGGCGAGGTACATCACAATCGTCCATGCACCCTTGGACTGAAGCGTCAGTGCGACGATTTGCTCGATGTAGTAGTTGTTGATGGAATATGCGGTCTTAGATTTATCACACATTTCGCTCACCCCCTCAGGACGTCTTTTCTTCTTGTTCTTCCTGCTCCGCCTGCCGAAGCACTTGGTTTTTCCAAATGGCGGAGGGAATTTTCTGTTTCTTCAGCGGGACGCCCCCAAACATGACGTCTGCATATGGGCCAGTGATGCCGATATCCGGTGGGAATGCACTCCGTTTCAAGCCGGAATACGTTCCTCGCCAGAAAATACGGTGGTTCACGGCGTATGTACCAGCCCCTCCCCTGCCGCCACGCCTCAACGTTACGACATATCCGTATTTTTTCAAATCGCTCATGGCACTGCAGAGCATCCGATATCCGATACCCGTTTCCTTCTCGATTTCAGAGTAGGAACAGGTAATGGCGTTGTATTTATCCATGTGTTCTACGAGATATAGCAGCGTGGCCGTGGCTGACGGGTTTTCCATTGTCAGCCCACACAGGTGTCCAATAAAATTGTCATTCATCTGGAAGAACTTACTGAATGGACAATGTGCTCTGCTGCTGACGACCACTTCCTCAGGGATTCCATTCTTGAAGACCTCCTGCATAACCGCCGCCTGCATCTCTTTGGCCTGCTCGTCAAGGGAGATAACTACATTTGCCTTGAGCTGGCAGTAGTATTTCCCATTACCCCACGAATGCCATGTGATATCGCCGTTCAGCACATATATCGTGCCGTAGCCAGAGCGAAGAGTCATGAGCCAGCCTCCATTCCGAAGCTCTGCGATGCAACTGTAAATCGTCCGCGTCGTCATCTTCAGGCAGTCGGCGAGAACTCTCGCCGAGCATATGCAGGCATTCTCACCTCCCGCATTCGCTCTCAACGCCAGATATGTCACGAACGCACTGGGAGAGTTGTGCGCCAGCGCTGAAAGCTCCGCACTTTTCTCCTCGTTTATCTGCGTCCATGCGTAGTACACAGGAGCTTCTGTGCGGGACGGACCAGCGACAGCGCGAGGGGCTTCCCTGTTCTCTGTGCCGTTCAAATTGTCATAAGTCACGCTTAATCCCTCCTGTTTCTTAATCACACCGTTATACTAACACGAACATAAAAAAATGTCAAGTCTATATTGGCAAAAATCAGATATTTTGGCAAGTTTTTTCATGTTAAATTTGAAAAGTGTCGTTCAGTTTCATATTGGTGTGCAGTGACGCCGCAGGATAAAAAGGACAGGCACAGACAACACCTCCTACGCCTGTAAAACACACCCGTTTTTATCATGAACCGACTTCTCAGGTCAATATGAAATTTGAGTACATGATAAAATTTTCCGAAAAATCCGGAACCCGTTGTGCCACAACGGATTGCTGGATTGGAAAAAATTGGCTCTCTCTATATATATTTACCTTATCTAAAATAAAAGCACTAACTTTTTGTGCGTTTTCAGCGTTCGGAAATGCGGTTTTGCAGGCTCAGGCAGGGGACGATGAGCATGGGTTTTCCGGTCGAACGGGAGGCCTCTGCGAAGCTGCGGGAGCTTCGCTCCCGTGCCTGAAAAAAACGAAAACAGGAAATTTTCCTCGCAAGAGGCATTGACAAAATATCGCCTTGTGGTAGTATAGAACTATAATTACGAAGCTATCATTACGATGGAGCAAAAGCTCCTGTTTTTTAAGACACCATACGTATTCAAGAGACCATCATCCATGTCGATGATGGTCTCTTTTTGGATATATGGCCCATGCTAAATTTTTGGAAAGTCTTGTAAGTCCATTGCGGCAAAGACGAGAAAGGAGAAACACCCCTATGAACAACGGCTATTATTCCCAGCAACAGCCCCAGCAGTATCCGCAGCAGCAGATGTACCAACAGCCTGCTCCTCAGCCGATGTATCAGCAGCCTCAGCAGCAGATGTCTATGCAGCAGCAGCCGCAATATGCGCCTCCTGCACAGCCGCAGATGCGTGGGCCCAACGATATTATTGTCCGAGCGGATGCCAGTAAGCGCATTTTGGATTTCCGTAATGCGCTGGTTCCCGCAAATCCCGCAGACTATGCCATGCTGCATGGTGCCGGTGGCGCAAAGCACGCCGCCCGCTCCGGCATCAAGGTCGTCATCTGTGATTACAGCGGCGGTACTGGCAACGGCAAGAGCATCAGCGTGGCCGCAAATGCAAGCCCCGACCTCTTCCCTGTTCTGGCGGATGTCGCACTGTCCAATATGGGCCAGTACGGTATTTCTCCGAGAGATGGGATTTGGTCCAAGCTGTTCGGTCGGTTCCGTGAACAGGGCGCTGTGTTTGGTGCTTTCTACGCACTGGTGCAGAAACTGGAGAACACCTTCGGTTCTACCGCCAATGGTCGTATCGCACCGATGGCACCTCCGTACTACGGAGAGCTGGCCGGTTCCTTCGGTCAGGCCCGTGTTTCCATGGAGGCCTGTGCCGCACAGAACCCGCAGGCTGCGGAACTGTCCCCCGTTCCCTTTACGCGGGACTTCCAGCACACGCAGACCCGTGTCAACACCAGAGCGCGTTCCCGCGATGGGTTCGTACCTGTGTCTCTGCTGACTATCACGCGGCAGGGCTACGTGAAGGGTGAGAAGCGGCGTCTTCCGTGGACGGTGAAAATCACCAACTTTGAAGCCCGTCCCAGTGGTCAGGGCAACGGCACCACGGCCTACGATGCCGGTTCCATGCGTAACAAGCAGGAATGTTTCATTCAGATTTCCGATGATGATATGTTCCGCTGCTGCCGTCGTGTAACACGGTTCGTGGAGGTTTGGGAAATCGCCACCGGCGTTTCCCTCGTATCCAACGGACTGGCTACCCGTGAGCAGGCCCGCGAAGACTATCGCCGTCAGAAAAACGAGAATCGCTGCTGATGCAGCCCCTGAAAAAGAAAGGAGAAAATGAACATGAACAACACTGAGGTTTTCATCACTGCCCGTAAGTGCAGCTACGACCCGATGCAGGACCTTATCGACGTCACCTACGACAACGATAAGCACTCCGCCTATCTGCAGGTTCCCCACCGGCTCATCTGGTTCGCCACGTACTGTGCCGAGAACGGCCTGAACGGTTACGTGGACGACGGTGATGTGAAGTACATCCCTGAGCTGGCACTGATGCAGGCTACCGCATCCGTATTCATCAACGGCAACATGGTGGGTCGTTCCACTGCCGGCTGTGCAATCACTGCCGGCGATTACGACTCCATCAATAATGCCATCCAGACTGCCGCAACCCGCGCCAAGGGCCGTGCCCTTGCCAATGCCGGTTTCGGTACGCCTCCTACGATGGACGGCGGCAATCCTGCCGAGGATGGGAACAACTACCCCTGTGATGGTGGTATTCCCTTCCAGTACCCGCAGATGGTCGTGAGTAATGGGCAGGTCGTCCAGAATCCTGCGATGCCGCCTGTCAATCCGATGCCGTATGCCGGCAATCCTGCACCTGCGCCCAATCCGGCACCCACTCAGGCTCCGCCTGCTTCGTCCTTCCCCTTTGGACAGCAGCAGATGCAGATGCCTCAGCCGGCGCCGCAGCAGCAGCCTCCTATGACCTATCCTCAGCAGCCCGCACCTCAGTCTCCTATGACGGCTCCCGTTCAGCGGCAGGCTCCGGTACAGCAGCCTATCGGCGTCGCCGGTATGACGCTGGAGCAGGCAAAGGCCTTCGTCATTCCTTCCGGAAAGATGAAGGGTAAGGTGATGGGTGAACTGGACATCGACATGGTCAAGTGGTACGCCGAGAAGTGCAAGGCCATCAACAACCCCAACCTGATTGTTGCGGCCAAGCTGGTCTTGGAAGAGAAGGCGCGGATGCTGCAGATGATTCCCTAAACCTCTTTTGGGGCACGGAGCGAAAAGTGTGCAATGATTGCACACTTTTCCTCCTCCCCACGGATACATGAAAATTTGCAAGAAAGGAGAAAAAAATATGGGCTTTTCTAACGACGTCCGCATTACGTCCCTCGATGTGGCACGAGCGCTTGGTTTCCGTGAAGAGAAGAAAAGTGGCGGAAACTGGCGGAACTTCTGTTGTCCCTTCTGTGGTGACACGAAGTATCGGCTCGGCTGCAACATTGAGAAAGGCGGATATAAGTGCTTTCACTGTGGCGCAAAGGGTACTCCGCTGAGTCTCTATGCGAGAGCAGTAAAAGGCGTTTCTGTGGACTCTCTGGATGATGAAAAGACACACGAGCTCATCAAAGAGATGACCGCCCGCTGTGGCAACGGCATTATTCCCACTGAAATTGAGACAAAGCAGTTTCAGTTTGAGGAGATTCCCATTGCTCCCAGCAGTGTGCTGGACAAAACATACAGTACGCTTCTGTCGCTGTCATGGTTGAGTCTTACCAAAGAGCACCGTGACAATCTGGTAAAGCGAGGATTGAGTGATGCTGAAATCCAGAGAAACGGATATGCCAGCTTCACTGTGAAGACGTCGGAGCGAATTGCTGTGAAGGCAAAGAACGCCAATAAGCGGTTCAACGAGCTTAAAGGCGCTATTATCTCCTACAGCCGTATGAAGCAGAAAAATTCTGCTTCTGTTATCTCCGGTATGGTTCTTGCTTCCGCCCTTCTGAAACGCGGCTGCACCCTTCAGGGTGTGCCGGGGTTCTACAAGGTGAAAGGAACATGGATTCTGAACCTGCCGGAAGGTATGCTCATCCCCACCAGAAACAGCGGCGGCCAAATCGTCGGAATTCAGGTACGGCGTGACGGGAACACCAATCCCCGCTACCTTACCGTTTCCGCCAACCGGCTGCCCTGCGGTGTGACTACCGGCATCAGCAGAGCCCACTTTCCTCTCGGAAATGCTCCGCTGAACAGGGGTACGACCGTCTACCTGACGGAAGGACCCCTCAAGGCCGACGTCGCGCTGGCACTTCTGGGTGATAGAAAAGCTGCGTTTATCGCAATTCAAGGAGTAACGAATACCAAGATGCTTGATGAGAGCATATTCCCCGCACTCAAGAAACGGGGCATCACTCGCATTGTGAATGCGTTGGATATGGATAAGATGACCAATCCGGGCGTTATCATGGCGTGCAGCTCGCTCAAGCAGTTAGCAAAGAAACATGGCATCAACATGGAGATGCTTTGTTGGGATGCGGAATACGCAAAGGAGAAGGAACAGGAATTGGCAGCTCTCTGTGAGCAGCATGAGCTTGGTCTTCCCTCGGAGCGGAATGTCTTTAAGCGAATCGGGGCAATGGCTCTGGCTCTGCACAAGAAGGGCATCCGGCACAGTATTACCATTCTCCCCAACGGGAAAACAAAGAAATCCTATTGGGATGATGCCGAAAAGGGAATTGACGACCATCTCCTCGCTGAGAGGAAGAGAAGCTCGGAGAAGGTTGTCGCACAGGAGAAGGGAGCGTAAGCTCCCCTCCCCTGTTTTCCCCGGTCTGTGGGGCTGATACAAGTATTTTTGCTTTACACAAAAATACCTGTATTAGCATCACAGGAATTTTGTCGCGTCCAAGGACTTGACAAAATATCAGATTTTGGTAGGGTTGAATTAGAGAGTGAAAAATATGGAACGGTGGTCGATGTTTTTCAGTTCTCCAACGCACTTCCATGAAGTGTGATGCTGAGAAATCTCCCCCTTTTTTTGAAAGGAGCGTGTACGTACATGGACAAGTATCTGACTCTGCCGGCAGACGCAGGTAACAAGAAGTGGGTACGTATTGCGACGACTGTGCTCCTCGTAGCACTGATGATGGTTATGATGACCATTACGTGTTTCGCTACCGGAGGTAGTACGTCTGATGCCATTGTGAATGGCGTTAAGACTGGCACCAAGGCAATTTACACCATCATCACCGCAATCGTTGCGCCTCTGGCCGCCATCGTCCTCAGTGCCACCGCACTGAAGGCGCTGATTGGCGACGCGAGAGACATCGAAGCGATGAAGAAGAAGGTTTTCCTTATCGTCATCGTTGTCGCTGTCATCTGGCTGGCACCCCTGATTATCGAGCAGGTCGGCGGCTGGTTCTCCAGCAGCAACACCGGAAGCATATTCGGTTAATTCCGAGAACGCTTAAATCAACAAGAGGCGCTCCCCGCTGAAGCGCACCACCGGCGCAAGGAGAGCGTGACGTAAGCGAGGGCACCCACTTCGGTGTCCTCGCTTTTTTAGTTAATCCCAAAACAAAGGAGGAATCAATATGCACGAAACAAAGGCTCCTGTGCTGCAGGAGCAGTCTGTTCGCGCAGTTGTCGCCTGTGTTCTCCTGTGTTTTCTGTTTTTCTTTCTCGTGACGCCTGCTTATGCGGCACCCGATGCGGGTATTGCCAATTCGTTCGGGCCTATCTACAGTGTCATGTTCAAAACAGTAACACCGTTGGCTACACTGGCGCTCTGCTTTGCAGCTATGCGCGTTCTGACACATGACCCGCAGAATATCCGCATCTACGCAGCGGCCAAGCGTGCTGTCTTGGTTATTGTAGTCGCGTATGCGGCGTTCTGTATGCTGCCGCTGGTGGCATCCCTATTCAATGACCTGTTTAAGTCCTTGGCATGGGACCCCAACAGCCCCGGACAGTAATTGGAGGTGCTGGTGAAGTATGATTGAACTTATCCTCGCAACACTTAACAACGTCATTGCCCACATACTGAACTTCGTTATTTCATGGTGGGGCGACGAGATGGAACTGAGCATGGCATCGCTCCTTGATAAAATTCCGTATCTGGCTACAGGATACAGTATTTTTCAGGCTATGGCGCTGGCATTTGCCATTGTCATCGCTGCCTTTTCCATCTACAGCGTTTTCCTTTCTGCCGGCGAATCACGCACAAGTCCGGTGCGAGTTCTTGTCATGACTGGTGTGTCCATCGGCATGATTTACTTCGGCAACTACATTGCCATGATGCTGATTGATTTCATCAAGAAGCCTTACGATGCGTTCTGGGATACAAGTATCGCTGGCGGTGGCACAAGTGCGACAGTACAGGGCGTCCTTATTGACGTAGGTTCCCTTCTCGTCGGCGGAGGCCCCGGCAATTTTACGCTGTTGACCGGCGTTATCAAGACCGCTGCCGTGTTCATCCTCACTGTAGCAATCACAGTAGCGTTGTTCAAGCTCTATGTGGAGCTGTTTGAACGGTATCTGATGGTTGGCATCACTGTCTATGCTTTCGCTCCCCTTGCCTACGCAACGATTGCCTCTGACCAGACCATCCACATCTTCAAGCGCTGGTTCAGTATGTTTATCGGCCAGCTCATCCTGATGTGCTTATCTGTGTGGTCTCTGAAGCTCATTCTTTCCGGATTTGCCAGCATGGATAACCTTGCACAGTGTTTTCTTGTGTTGGCTGCGTGTCATATCGCGCAACGGCTCGACACTTACCTCGCCCAGCTTGGTTTGAACGTCGTCACTACAGGCGGCAACCTGCTGGATGAGGCTGTCGGTACTGGCGCCGCTATCGCTGGTCTTGCTAAGTCTGCTACGAATGCTTGGACTGGCGGCAAGGGCAACAACTCCAAGGCTATCCTTGGCGAAAACTACGGAAAGGAAGGCAGATGGGGCGGCCTCGGTGGTGCTTGGTCTCAGTTCAACCGTGCCCGTAAGGGTGGTGCTACTGTCTCCGACTCCATGAAAGCTGCTGTTGCCGGCTTCACGACCAGTGCCGCAGCGCGAAATCAGGAAATCAAGAACGCTGCCCAGCAGCGTGAACAGGCAGAACGTAAGGCTACTCAGAATGCAAACGGCGCACGGAACGCAGCACGCGACCGTACCCAGCGGTATCCGGCCCCCAAGGACCAGAACGAGAAGTTTACGCCCGCATTTCAGCAGATGGCAGCGGAAGCTCACCGCGCACCTGCCGCATTTGCCGCGCAGAACCTGCGTAACGAGGGCTCCGGACGCTTCAACGTCACGCCTGAAGGTACAGCCGGCCTGAACGAGACTGCTGTGAGGGCTGGTTTGAGCTACAACACTCCCAACGGCGAGAATCCTCGCAATATGACTGGCGGCTCCCTCAAGACGCCTATGGCTTCTGTTACCGGGCCCGATGCTTCCGTAAAGGACTTTATGGCGAAGAACTACAGCCTGCCTGTTACGCAGGGAGCACAGCAGGCAAACCACGCGATGCAGGCCGTCTACCGCGATGCGACCGATTCTATGCGCGAGACAGCACGCGGCAGTTCTCCCTCTATGGCTGCCGGCATTCTTGCACACCCCAGCTACAGCCTTGCTGGTAACGATGAGGTTGGCGGTGAGCTGATGCAGAAGGCTTTCGGTCCTGCTCTCGGCCACGAGGAAGGCAAGTTCAGTAACGTTACGGCTGTTACCGACGGCAATGATAACGGCGCACGTCACATCTATGCGGTCCATACCGACATGAACGGTGTTGAGCGCGGTTATGAGGTCATGGACGAGACTGGCTACTTCCACGCCGACGATAATATGCGGGCGAGTATGCAGGAAATCCAGACCGAAGATGGCGCTCGGTTCTTTGCTCACGAGGTTCCTGTTGATGAAGTCCGCGAGGTCAATCAGCAGACGATTACCCACATTGCGTCTGACGAGCATACCGTTTCCATTCAGGACTCTCCTGAAAACGTCGCTAATTACGGGCCTATCCACGTCAACGACGATGATGAGGGCGACTTCGAGCCCGTCGATGGTGGTACATCTGACAGTGGGCCTGCCAATAGTGGTTCTGCTGATACTCCCGATGCTTCTCCTGATGACAACTCCAGCAAGAAGCGTCCCGCCCCTGAGGAAGAACCTATCCTCGGAGAAAATCAGCGGGAAAAGCGGGAACGGACCAAGAAAAAGTGGGACCCTGACCGCGACTAAGAGCAACCTTATTTCATAGAAACAAGACCCGCGAGGTGAAGGCATATAAAGCCTCGCTTCGCGGGCCTTTCTCACATTTTCAATAAAAGGAGTGTGATGATATGGCAACTAAGAATGGTGAGACCAATCTCGGTGAAGTTAGCCGCGAAACCGCGCAAACTGCATCTGATGCTGTAAAGGCTGCAAAAGCCGTCAGTAAAATCGCTGCAAATGCTGCCAGTGGTAATGCTGCAGGAGCAGTTGTGGAAGGTGTTAAAGCTGCCCCTGAACTGCTTCGCACGGCGGCACGGCTCATTGTTGCAATGTTGGCCGTGACGCTTATCCTTACCTACGCCTTCCCTGCTTCCATCTATGAAGCAACATCCGCATTTTTTGAAGCTGTGCAAGAACGCGAGGACGAGTACATCTACTCTGGCGGTGGCGACGTACAGGTAAAAACATTCCTGTATTACATCTCTCTTGGTCCTCTCCGCGATGCTCTGAAAGAAGCGGCAAGCAGTATTTGGAGTGCTATCACATCGCAAGCAGACAGTTCGGATGTGATAACAGCGGATGGGCAACAGGAAGTAGGCGTCATGGAAAATCAAGACGATTTGCGAGATACATCGCTAAACTGTATCCTCGCCTGTAGTCAGAAAATCAAAGTACGTGCCGAAGAACTGGAGGATATCGTTACCGATATGCACGATGCCATCGACAGTTACTTCTCTGCAGCGTACGCAGGCACCTACGACCGATGGGACGGTACGACCGTCGCCCTTCAGGTAGAGCCGATGTCCTATTACAACGCCCTGCAGCTTCTCAGTGTCTACTCCACCACGAAGACCGGCGACAACGAACCCCTCAAGGTTTCCGGTTTCATGCGGTGGCTGGGGTACTACGACAGCTCCCACACGGACACGGTTTCCTTCGACCTCGGCAAGAGTGGCATCATCGGGTCGGTCAACTCGTGGTGTGGCACATTCGTGCCCCAGTACCTGACAGAACAGGTTTCCTTTGAGCGCAACAACTACGGCGATGACGGCATCAAAACCGACCTCTCAGACTATAGCTGTGCGCTTATCGACCTAATGTTGGTCATTGATACACCTGACTTCTCTACCATCCCTGCAGAGTATGGAACCGATGTTGTCGTTACAGGTGTAGATGAGGAAACAGGTGATGACATTACTGAGGAAATCGTAACAGCAACAGTCACAGTTCCCATTCAGATTCGTGTCCGCAATATTACGGAGCTGAGTAACATCATTGGCTTCTGGGGCGGAAATTTGGATGGCGATGGAAAGACGACTGGAGAGTCCGAGATGGGCAACATCTTCTGGTAAAAGGAGGCAAATTATATGAATAAAAGTGTCTTCAAGTCTATCATTTGTCTCCTGCTTGCTTTCGTGATGTTTGTCAGTGCGGTAGTCACAGCTTTCGCAGATGTCATCATTGAAAACTGCTACACAGCGGACAACACGGAACTTCTTCAGGAATACGCAGATGCGTATGGCTGGGATATGGCTAAGATGATGGCAAAGAGTTGGTCGGACAATGACGAGGAATATGAGCGTCAGGTCGGTGGACAGCGGGAGTATCTCTCAGACTGCTTCAGCGGCACAGACGACTTTCTCATGAGTGAGACGGAGTTCGACGAAAACGGCAATATCATTCTTGCTGGCAATAAAGATGCAACGATAAAGTTTCTGGAAGACCATGATATTCCTCTCGACAGTATCAATAGTGGCACCCTGATTTACGGCTCTGGCGGCCAGAATATTGTGGCTGTTGCATTGGCAGAAGTTGGACGTGCCGACTCTGTCGAGCAGCCCCCGCACTCCAACAGTGTCAAGTATAACAAGTGGTACTACGGGCGTGATGAGCGAGCTGCTTGGTGCGTTGTTTTCATCATGTGGTGCGCTGCACAGGCTGGCTGCTCTGATGTTTTTCCTCGCACGGCCAATACAGATGCGCTTGGTAATGGCATGGTCAAAAAGGGCTACAAGTATTTCCATATCAAGGATTGTACGCCATTTGGAGGCACAGCCTACACACCTGTGCCGGGTGACATTATGCTTTACTCCTCGAATGGAACCATCTCAGGGTCAAAGCACGTCGGCTTGGTCGTTGCTGTCGGAAGCGATACCATCACGACCGTCGAGGGTAACACGACCGGTTTCGGACAAGTCCCGAATGAAGGTGTGGCAAAAATCACCTACGACATCAACAAGTTGAACAGTTATGGACCCGCCGCGAATGCCCTGATTTTCCATGTGAACTATCCCCTTCCCGCAACGGAAGATGGCAGCGATTTGACCACCTATGTGAAGGGAACGCTGGGCATCAACAATGCGGCGCTCTGCGGGGTACTGGTCAGTATGATGGACGAGTCTGGCGGCGATGCCAAACGTGAAAATGCTTCGACCGGAGCGTACGGACTGTTCCAGTGGTCTGGTGACAGACTGGAAGCCTTCAACTCTTGGTGCATGGAGAATGGCTTCGCCTACGACACGGCCACAGCGCAAATCAAGTATCTTGCATACGACCTTCAGACGAATTACCCGCGAATCTGGGATACCATCCGAAGTGTTCCAAACACAAAAGATGGTGCCTACACTGCGGCATCCTCATTTGCCTATTACTGCGACAGCGTAAAGGCTAAACCGTCATTGGTCGTGCAGCGAGCCAAGAACGCTCGTGATGTCTACTGGCCGCGCTACGAAAATGCTGAGTGAGGAGGTGTGTGACACGTGAAACATAAAAAGAAGCAGGAACTCAAGAAGTGGCTGCTTCGTATTGGCCTCGGTGAACTCATTTTCTCCTTGTATTTCGCAGGTGTGTTGAACACCCTTTACAGCACAAACGGAGCGACCTTCTCCCCTATCGGCATTATCAAATGCATGGCGGAGAAGGGCTTCCCTACCGGTGTATTCTTCGTCATTTTCCTGATTCTCGCCGTTGTAACCGCCTTTGTTTTTCTGAATGTCTGGGGTAACGAAGATGGTTCTGACCCGCTTGGGCGTAAGTTCACCAACGCCATGGAGCGTCAGGTCTACGGCGACTCGCACTTCGAAGAACCGGAAGAATACGAGGATATGGCAGTTATCCAATCCCCGCAGAAATCCTATGGTACAATCCTCGGAATGCTGGACCAAACGGGCAAATACCTCATCAACCTACGCCACGATGACTCTCGAACGAACCATCACATCATGTGCGTTGGTGCTTCCGGTTCCGGTAAGACTTTCACGTTTGCGAAGGACTACTGCCTCCAGACTATCCGCCGCAAAGAGTCCATCGTTGTCACGGACCCCGATGGTGGTCTGACACGTGATATGGCAACGTCATTTATGAACGCCGGCTATTGTGTCCGTATCTTGAACCTCAAGGATTTGAGCCTTTCTGATGGCTGGGACTGTTTGAAGTCTGTGCGTAACGGCAAGATGATTGAGACGACGGCTCAGATGTTTTCGCATATCGTTATCTCCAATATCATGGATGCCAAAACGCAGAGTATCTACAAGGACGGACCTAAATCTCTGTTGACAGCACTTATTCTGCGCTGTCTCATCTGCAAAGATGTGGCGGAGGAAGATAAGAATATCCGCACGGTCTACAACTACTTGATGCACGACGATGCTGCAGAGTTTCTCGATGCCATGTTTGACGACCAGAAGATTCCTGTCGATGAAAAGGCGTGTCTGCGTCCCTATCAGGCCGCTAAATCCGCTTCCGCAAACCTGTGGGGCAACCTCGTTACAAACCTGACCATCGGCTTGAACCTGCTGCAGAGTGAACAGGTCTGCAACCTGTTGACCACCGACGATATTGACCTTCTCCTGCCGGGGCAGCGGCCTTGTGCGTATTTCTGTCAGTTCCCCGATAGCCATGATACATTCAAGTTCATCGTTGCTCTGTTCTTCTCCATGCTGTTCATCAATCTGGTGGACTTTGCGGATAGTCAGGACGATGGTAAGCTCCCCGTCCCCGTCAATTTTCTGATGGACGAGTGTGCTTCTATCGGTATCATCCCCGACTTTGACCGCAAGCTGGCTACTATCCGTAAGCGTGATATGGCAGTCGCAATGATTTGGCAGAACGTTGGTCAGGTGTATCTGAACTACGGCGACAGGTGGGAAACCATCATAAGTAACTGCGATACATTCCTGTCTCTCGGCGTCAACGACTCCCAAACTGCCGACATGATTACGAAGCGTATCGGTGACACCACCGTTCGTGTTGAGACGCAGCAGCACGAGGGTATTGAGAAAAGCATCATGGGTGCGCTGAACAAATACTCCACTGGTGAAGGCCGACGTTCCCTGCTGAGTTACGATGAAGTTTTCAAAATCAATCGTGACGAATGTATCATTATCTTCAAGGGTCATAACCCTGTCCACGCCTACAAGCATCCTCATACTCTGCATCCCGATGCCAAGAATATGGCGAAGTGGTTTATCCGCGATAAGACTCCTATCGAAGAAAAAGAACAGCGGAAAAAGGAGCGCATTGAAGAGAAGATGCAGCTCGCGGCATACGAGCGTGAGCATCCGTTCAAAGACATCGACCGTTCCTACAAGGGTAAATTTGGCTCTGCGTGGAGTGACTTTGACGATGAAGAGAACGGCACATCCACCCGCCAGCGGATTGCTGACGCATGGAATGTTGTCCGTACCAAGTCAGCTATGCTGCGGGATGAACTTGACTATCGCGTAAGTAAAATCAAAGATAGGTCTAAGTCAAATGACCGGTCTCGAAAGTCCGATGAGCGTGCCCGCCGCATCAAACGCCAGCGCCGCGCCATGAGCTATGAGGAACAGGATTGGTGGCCTGATGAGCGCATCCCGCATGGTAGCGGATATGAACAGTGGAATACCTCTCAGGCAGAGGACGATGCCGTGGAACTGGACGGCGAGTTCGTTGCACCGCCCGAAGAGCCTGCGGATGTCATTGAGTGGGAAACGGCTCCTGCTGTTCCTGAGTCGCCTCCTACGCCTGCCGAGACACCCCCGAATGACGAGATGCCTCCCGCCGAGGAAACGCCACGTCCGGCACCTGAGAAGCCAAAGCAGAAGCCTCAGCCTGAACTGACGCCCCGCGAGGAGCATCACCTTCCACAGCGCGAAACGAAACCGGACAAAGCCAAGGACGGTGCTGCCCGTGCGTATGCTCAGGGTGCTCCGAGAGGCAATCTCAATCTCGGTTCAGCCCCCAGAGCAAATATGCCGAATATGCAGAATCGCCCCAACAGCAATCCTCGGAATCAGCAGGGCAATAAGAACGCCGACGGGCAAGGCACAGGATTTGCAGGGTTCCAGCAAGGCGGAAAACCTGTTCAGGATAACAAAAAGAAAACTGAACAGGCGGAACGTACTCAGCCTGTACGACGTCCACCTCCTGAGAAGCCCTTCCCTACTATGGGCAACTCTTCACTGGAAGCTCTTTCCAAGGGAAGCGATAAAAACAAGAAAAAACAGTCTGTGTGCCCGCCCAGCAAAAACTGAGGATTCATCAAGGTTTCCGTCGTGCATAGAGGTGTCTGTGCGCGGCGGAAATTTTGTTGTTCTCATGTAATTGACAAAATATTGATTTTTAGTAGTATAGAAATTAGAGACAGGCAACTTTACTTTACAAGTGGCCGAAATTCGGCTTTTACCGGTGAAATTGCCCTCTAATACTGACGAAAGGAGAACAAGAAAATGGCTACGAAGAAAAAGACCGAAGACGCGGTCGTTGCCAACGAAAATGTGGAGAAGCCCGCTTCCAAGGCAATCTATTCCGCGAACCGTAAGGCCCATCATGCGACCAGCTCCGACGCAAAAATTGACGAAGTTATCGCCAACACCGGAAGCCGCTCTGCTGCTATCCGCGATGCACGTCAGCGCAGCGCCGAGCGTGAGCGTGAACAGGCAATCCGCGCCAAGAAGATGACGGATTGGATGGCTATGAAAGCCACATTCAAGATGGGACGGTCGCTGAACGGCGTCGTCATTGCGACACAGAGCCGAGCTCTGCGCTCTGGCGGTTCCATTGTTTTCGCTGTTGCAACCTGCGAAAACACCGACTTTCAGGCTCTCATTCCGTTCCATGAGTTCTACCGCGAGGACCCCATCCAGCCGGATGATGGCGCCAAGGGTTCGCTGGAACGGCGGCAGGAACAGATGTTGGCAAAGCACATGGGTGCGCCCATCTCCTTTGTCATCACGGACCTCGATACGCGGACTGATGCGAACGGAAACACCACCTACGGCGTCATTGCCTCACGCCGGCAGGCCCTTGCAAAGCAGGACCAGCGCACCTTCGCAAGTGACCCTCCCTACATCGTAGAGGGTATGGTCACGGCGGCGACTATCCTCTCTGTGAGCCAGCAGGGATTGCTGGTGAATCTGGGCGGCGTTGACGTGCGGATGAGCAAGCGTGAGGTTTCCAACCGCTATATGCGGACGATGGATGATACCGACCGCCTGACTGGTAAGCCCTTCTACAGTGTCGGCGACAAGCTGGATGTGAAGGTCATGAAGGTCATTGAGCGTGAGGACGGGCTCCATGATTTGCAGTTGAGCGGTGCTCATGCCGAGCTGCAGAACATCATTGATTTCGGCCCGCCCACAGAGCCGGGGACGACCACCATCGCTACCCTGACCCGCATCTTCCCCAGCAAGACAGATAAGTCCAAGGCGACCATCTACGCCTATAGTGACAGCTTCAATCTGCCCATCGTCATTTCCCGTTTCAGTCCGACTATGATTCGCAAGCGGATGGTTCCGGGCGATACAATTCTGGTGCAGATTATCGCCTATCACGAGAACGGCTTTGCCTTTGCGCTGTGTAAGGGCCTCATGTAACACGTGTTTCCAGCCCTGTGTATCTCTTTGAGATGCACCCACAGAACTGCAAAGAAAGGAGCTTATGGGGGTGTGTGCAGCCTGTTGCCGCACATACCCCCGATACAAAATCATGAACGAAAAAGAACGTAGAACGATTTACAACATTCCCATCAATTATCAGGGCGAGAGTCGCGCAATTCGAGGAATGTTTAAGATGCGCTTCTTTGTGGAAGGTCTCGCCCTTGCCATCATTACTTTTATTGCTACAATGAAACCCTTTGGGCAAATCACGGATATGCCCCTTCGTATCACAGTGACCCTACTCGTTTGCATGGGTCCGTTTCTTTTCGGAACTATCGGTATTGGCGGTGAGCCTATTACCGTTGCCATAGCTGGCTTAGTGAAGTGGCTCAGGAGTCGCAAGGTCATGCTGTATAACAGCAATGCGAGAGCCACCACCCGCGCTCAGGGCGATATTTTTGTGGAGCGCGAGGCGAATCGTAAGACCATCGACGACGTAACAGAGTCCGTGAAGCGGAAGCTCATGCGTAAGCCAACCACCGTCTATAAAGAGGGTGAAAACTTCGAGTTCGTCCAGAACGAATATCTCGATGATGTCTATGAACCAGACCACAACGCGGCCATCATTGTCGGTTCCATCGACCTCGACAACGACGATGACGATGATGACTTCACGGATGAGACTGAAGATTCCGGTATCGAGGTCAATGATGAGTCTATGCCCATTGTTGTTATGGAAGGCAGCATCATCTTTGAAAAGGCAGAGAGTGACCACGATGATGACGCTTCTGAACACCATGTAGATGCCGACTTTGATTGGTTGACACCTGACGAAAGCGAAGCCGAGGACGATGAAGAAATCGTCACAGATGCCCCTCAGCGCTCGTCTGGCGTTTCCTTTGATGATGTCGAGCCCATTCACTCCGAGCCCGTCGCAAGCGCTCGGAGCGCAGCTATCGGGCCGGACGGCCAGCCTGCAACGCCCGCCAAAAAGAAGCGGCGGCGGAAGAAGAAAAAGAACCCAAATCCTGAACAGAAGGAGGACAGCAACAATGGCTAAGAAGCTCAAGCAAATCGTCAGTACGCAGGCTTTTTCTCCTGTTTCTGATGTCAAGGGCGGCATCGTTATCACACGCGATGGACGTTATGTGAAAATCCTTGAGTTCTCCTCCATCAACTTCTCGTTGCTCTCTGCTTCAGACCAAGAAGGCGTCACAGACAGCTACGGTGCGGCGCTGAAAAACTTCCCCAATAATACGCAAATCAAAATCGTGTCCAAGCGAGCCGATGTCGAAGAATACCTTCGCAAGTTGGCTTCAGACCAGCGGAATGAGACAAACGAGAAGTGCCGCCAGCTCCAGTATGAGCAGATGCAACTTATTGAGATGGCTGGTGCAACGCAGGGCGTTGCACGTCGGTTCTTCGTTATTTTCTCCTTTGAACCTGACGCCGGCTCGAAGAAGAACCCTTCGTTTGACCAGATTCGCTGGTCACTGATGCAGCAGGCAGAAAACATCTCTCGGAGCCTTCTTTCCTGCGGCAACACGCTGATAAGCAACGACTCCGACGAGTGGGTACAGTCAGTGCTTTATCTCATCTTTTCCCGCAGCAAAAGCGAGACCATGACACTCCAAAAGCGCAAGGCAGACGTCCTTGCGAACTACGCAGACACCTACTTCACAGAGATGGAAGATATGGACGAGGACTCCCTTGTTATCCCCGTCAACGACCTGATTGCTCCTGAGTACATTGACCCCAGCATCTCCCCTACCAGCATCCGCATTGATGGTCTCTATTATATGTTCTGCTACCTGCCCTCTGAGGCATATCCCACGAGGGCTTACAGCGGATGGATGCAGTTGCTTATCAATCTGTTTGCCGGTGTTGACCTCGACATCTACATCAAGAAAGAAAATACAGAGGTCATGTCACGGTATCTGCAGAACTTCCTCCGCATCAACGATGGTCGTCTGTATGCGGCACGAGATACGGATATCGGCTATGAAGGAATGGCTGAGGCCAGCACCTCAGGCCGATATTTGAAGCAGGGACTTGCAAGCGGCGACGAGTTCTGCTGGCTTTCAACCCTGCTGACTATCACAGCACATTCCGAGAAGGAACTCCAGTGGAAGTGGAAGGAAATTCGTGCTCTGTGTGTCCAAAACGACATGGTCATCAAGCAGTACAAGTTCCATCAGATTGATGGTCTCCTTTCCACTCTGCCGGTCTGCCGGATGCCCGATGACCTTTACAAAAAGACTCGTCGTAATTGCCTTGCATCCGACCTTGCCGCTGGTTATCCATTCTGTTCCTTCGAGCTTTATGACAAGGGCGGAATCATGCTGGGTGAGAACTCCAGCAATCAGTCTTTGGTGTTTATCAACCCCTTTGACCGTAACATCTACGTCAACGGAAACATGGTGTGGGTTGGAACTTCAGGTGCCGGCAAGACCTTCGCCGCGATGACGATGGCGCTCCGCCTCCGCTACCAGAATACACAGACGTTCACCATTGCCCCGTACAAGGGCTACGAGTTCGAGAGAGCCTGCGACGCTATCGGCGGACAGTTCATCCGCATCGAACCGGGCTCTCCGCAGAACATCAACATCATGGAAATCCGGCAGAGAAACACTGACTCCGAGGACAAGATTCGTGGTCAGCGGCGGTCTCAGACCTCTACTCTGTCGAAGAAAATCCAGACACTCCACGCCTTCATTTCAATTATCCTGCAGGACATCACACACGAAGAACGGCACCTGCTGGACGAGGCGCTTATCCGCACCTACGCGAGCTTCGGTATCACCACGGATAACGATTCCCTGTGGGACCCGCAGAACCCCGGCCACTATCGGGAGATGCCCGTGTTGGGCGACCTGTATGCCCAACTGGAGAAGGGCGGCCCCGCAGCGAAGCGGCTGCGCGACTGCCTGAGCCGTTTCGTTATCGGCTCTGCAAAGTCCTTCAATCAGCCCACGAATGTGGAGCTGACCAACAAGTTCATCGTTATCGACGTGTCCAACTTGACGAAGGAAATGCTGCCTCTCGGAATGTTCATCGCCTTTGATTTCGTTATGGACCGCGTAAAGGAAGACCGTACGGAACGTAAGGCAGTTATGCTCGATGAGGCGTGGCGTCTGCTGGGGCGTACAGCGTCTCAGCAGGCCGCTGAGTTCGTTGTCGAGGGCTTCCGTACGGCACGTGGTATGAACGCTATCTTCATTGCTCTGTCTCAAAACTCCAACGACTTCTTTGCCTCGGATTACGGTAAGGAAATCACCAACACAGCGAAGTTCAAGGTGCTGATGAAGGTCGAGCCGGAAGAAATCGCACTGGCGAAAGAGACCATGCACCTCACAGAGAGTGAGTGTAAACAGGTCAAGCGTTTTGAGCGTGGCGACGGTCTGTTGATGGCAAATGCCAACCACGTTGCAATCCACATTGTAGCCTCGGAAACGGAACACGATTTGCTCAGTACCGACGAGCAGGACCTCATCCGTATCCAAGAGAAAAATATGCAGAAGAAGCAGTAGCGCGAGGGTATCCCTCGCCTACTCCTCCCTCTGAGAAAGGAAGTAACAAAGCATGAAGTATCTTCGTCTTTACGACAATCTCTCACTTATTTTCAATATCTGCGGAGCTATCACACAGGAGCAGGCAGTTCGTTTCTTCGGCGATAAGGAGACCGAGGATAACATCCGCTACTACCTCAAGAAGCTCTCCAGAGAGAGTCTCGTTTTCTACGATGAGAAGGCTGACACTCTGTACTGGAAGGGGGCTGGCGGTGAGAGCAAGGATACCCTGAAGCGTCGCCTCTATGCGTTTTGGGTCGTGGTTGCTGTAGGTAGCGACAACCTCCGCGAGATTGATGTGGCGACCTATCCGTCGCAGCTTTTCTTCATCACCAACGATGGAAAGGCCTTCGATGTTACCTACGTGAAGGCACGTGTTGACGCACAGCTCGCAATGCGCGAGCGCAACATCAGCTTCGTGGAAGGCTACGCAGATGAAATCAATCACGTCGCTGTTATCCGCAGTCCGAAGGAAGCGGAAGAGTTCCACTTGAAGGAATACGGTTTCGATACCTACTGCATTTACGACAGCGACCACGTACCGCATTACACCTCTCTCCGCGACAATGTGAGCGCATAAGGAGCAGCCAATGTGTGACGCATTTTACGACATCGAGGACTTCAAAAAAGACCTGCGCGAAGCCTGTGCAAAGCTAAAAGCGCTGCATGGCATCTGCGAAGCTGCGCTCCTTCACGTCGAAGATTTGGAGGAATTCAGCTATAAGAAATGGGCAGAAGATGAGGTCCTACAAGACCTTATTCAAAGCAGTTTCAATGAAGTTAGAGCATCATATTGTAGAAGAATTTATGCCTCTTTTGCAGCACTTAATCGCTTCTATTTTCGTTCAAACGCACTTGGCAGTATCAACCCCGGCAACAAAGATGCGAAGCAAAGCTACGATGAAATTCACGCGAATAGTGGCGAGTTTTATGCGTTCACTGATGGCAATTCCATCTACGTGAAGACACCAATGATTCCATCTATTTGGGTAAAAAGGAACACACTCAAAAAGTATGGAAGTCCGGCGTTTATCTATACAGAATTTCTTAAATTTGCCGTCCGCGACACCCTTTCTGCGATAGCGGAACAGCTACCAACATTAGGTGAGAAGACTATCAATTATCTTTTCGTTTACAATGACCGAAGCAACAACATTGCGGATGCCGATAACCATGATTGTAAGTCTGTGACCGATTCAATCTGTATGTTTACCCTTGGTGGCGATACTGGAATGACGACCGATTTTGTCTACGCAACGACCGTCGTGCCGGCTGAAGAGCTCCCCGAAGGTACGTATATCGCAGTAGTACCTGAGCGAAAACACTACCTCGGCGAAGCAGAGATACTTTCCGCTTTTCAAAAGCAACTTCGCACCAACCAAAACACCCCCTCAAAATTTCAAGGTAGTGTATAGGTTTCATCGGACAAGCGGCAAGGCTTTGAAAAATCGAACATTGTTGCTGTTTCAGCAAGGGGAAAACTTTACCCTCAGAAATTTACGTTAGAAACTATCCACCCCACAACAACGCAAAAACCAACCAAGCAAAATAGGTTAATCGAAAAAGTCGCTTGCAACAAGAAAAGTCGGTTCCGGTGAGCACCATCGAAAGAACAGGGGACTAAGTTAGTATTCGGTTTATGACAGTTGAGGTAAAGGCTTGCTCTATATTATCCAAAAGAACAAATAACACGGCAATCGTTCCGGTAAGCACCACGATAGAAAGAGGCACCAAGACACAATCTCACTCGGCTCAAACTGAGGACTCAACTCTCTTAGATAGCTTAAAGCCATGGAAAGAAAAAGAGTGAACAACTTTGCCGACTCGCTGTTTAAGTCGTACACGAACTTAACTTGTCAAGAAAGCAAAACATTGCGGCTGCTTCTCACCAAAACAAAACTCAACTCCAAGGCAGTTTTAATTCTCAATCTGTCCTCGAAAATTAAGGTTGATACTTTCAAAGAGTTTAACCCCATGTCTCAATAGCTATCGTATTCCACTCCCCAGACTTTCCTTTCGACTTTGCAATCCAAACCGGCGTTCAGAAAGGAACCAAAAAACACATCCGCATCAATCGTGGCCGTGTAATGGTCATGGTGCTTGGCTCTTATTTGCCAAAAGGCATTCAACCTAAAGACGATGATGTTTCAATGCGATGGGGCGAAAAGAACTGAATGAGACAGCAAAATAAAATCTCATCGAGATAGCTGAACAACTCAATTCCGTGCGAAGCGCGGGTAGATGGCAACAGCGAAGCTGGGAGTGTTTGTTCATCCGGTGCCGCTTCGAGAGAAAACAGAAATCCAACAGGAGGTGTCAAGGGAATTATGGCTCAACCGATTTTGAAAGCAAAAGTTCTATATGATGTCTCACTTGGACTGTCAACTCCACGGAACGTTCTGAGCGTTTTAAGCTCATCTCCCAGTAATGTCTATCGCATCCTCCGTGAATATGAAGAAGATGGACTCATTCGTATGCGTACTTTCACCATCGAGAAGCGTGGACGGAAGTTGATTCGGAAATATTACGTTATCACAAAGAAGGGCGTTGAAAAACTTCTGACGGATTATCTTGAATTCTATCCTTGGCTTTCCGGCTATGAGATTGATTGTGCCACCCGCATTCCTTTGACTGGCGGAGCGGTCATTAAGCCTGAAAGACGAAACCGTCTGATGAAGATGGCCGTGTCCACGGTGATGATGAATGAGGTTATTGGGCCTGTCGCTCCGGTTCTCGTCGAAGGAAAAGATATCGAGAAGAATACTTGGTATGGATTTCTGAAAAACAACTGGGGCGAAGAGTATACTGGCGAAGCGCATTTTTTGGACAGCGTTTCTGTAAAGAAAATGTTTATAGCCGATGATGAGGACGCACCCAACGATGTTATATCGGATAGGTACACGGGAATCTTATTTGGCATCCATAACCGAGCCCTTGTTTATGTACCGGCGAATGAGGGAATGACATGGCGCGAAGGCCGCGTGCATCGAGAAATCCAGACAATGAACTCTGTCTGTGGCACTCTCCACTCCCCTCTCCGTGGTTCAAACGGAATCATCCTCATTCCAAACGTGAAAGAGTTCAAAGATTTGTACTTTGATGCACAGGGAGTGCGAGGGACAGAAGGTGTTGGAAAACTGGGAAGTCAGATGGACCATCTGTGGCTTGTCCCAACGACCTATATCGGCCTTGGTCAGTTAAAGCGAATCGCATATGAGGATTTGACTGCGAAGCGTGACGAAGTGATTGAGTCCGCTGTGGAAAACGTTGGACTTCTTCGCAATAAGAACTCTGTGTTTCCGCTTATGGACTCGGAAGGCAGATGGTATGCGTATGGAGCTGACTTGGACATCTGTGTAGTACAGCAGATGAAGATTTATCAGGGCAGAAAACCGGATATGAAAATTGGCATCGTCTGCTATCAGTGGCAGACCGCGTACTATGACCAACTGTTTGAGGATGTCCGGTATCTGATTTTGCAGTAGCGGTTTGATGGCGATGTGCAGCGTGTTGTTTCAAATCTGCGCTGTTCAGTCAACAAAAAAGACCGCGAAGCGGAGAGATGGCAGATGGCTGCCCCAACGAAGTAAAAAAAGGAGATGATGAACTTGAGTGAAACAAAGAGAGCAACACTTAATGGCGTTGTTGTTCGTGATATTATCCGCTTGTATCTCGAAGAGCACCCAACAGTCTCGCAGGCTGATATTGCAAGAGGTCTTGGTATTGAACCGACCGCGCTCTCTCGTTTTCTCCGGATGAGCCGAGTGAGTCCAAAATTGGACTGGGAGCCTTACATCAAAAAGCTGAGTGAGGACATCGACTATTGGGCTTATGTAGAGAGAACGACCAAAGTACGTGAGTTGCTGAATGAACAACAGCAGAAATCTGTGAATGCTGAATTCATCGCGGCTCTGTGCAGGAAGTATTCTGTCGAGGAAATCATTCCTGAGTCAATGCGGAAGCGCAATCCATCGCATCCGTACTATCTGGCGCACGCAGAGGGAGGCGCAGATATCAGCATTGTCAATCCCGCTGACGTGAACGAGTCATGGAACTTCATCTACTGTCGTGGAAAGGTGAACATCGGAAACGGAGACTTTCTGAGGTTCACGATGTTCAGTCCCGAATGTTCCAAGTCTCATCTCATTCTGGTGACAAAGAGCGAGGAAACTTTCGAAGACGCAACTGAACTGATGCGTATTGGAAAGGCATATGGAGACGGCGTTATGTCTGGGTCTGTACTGTTACTGAAAGATGGGACTATTGCACGGGAATATACACACGGAGACTTGGCGCTTTACCGTCTCTCCTCTACAGCTTGCGTAGAGGGTGGAAAGGCTACGCGGTCTATCGTCCCCCCTGCTAAGTGATGTCTTCAGGCACAGGATGGGGACAGGCTCGCGGCGGGTTGGTCGGTTCGGCAACCTGACACATCCTGCGTGGCCGTGGCTCTGGTGGTTCGATTCTCCACAGTGGCTTCGGTTCTCTGCCTTTCTGCGCTGGGAAAAAACGCAATACTCCATCTCGGATGTGCGAGCCGGAACGAAGACGATGTCGATGGTGAGCATCTCTGCTGATGAGCAATGGCTGCAACGCTTGGACTGCAACGCTGGTAGCAAATTAAGGCGTATGAAACTGAGGTGCAATTCTCCATCAACTCACGACATTCTTCGACAATCCCTGTCTCCACATCGCGTGGAAAACAAATCTCAATTCAGAAAGTGAGGGCTTCTCAATATGGATATGGTTTGCAAGTGCGGCAGCACAAAATTCTTCACGAAAGCAAATGGTACACAGACCGGCCTGTACTGCGCCGAATGTGGCAAATGGCAGAAGTGGCTCGGCAAGAGTGAAGTCCGAGTTTTTGAGCATCAGGCCGACGACCTCTATGGACGTTTGCTTCGGCGCATCAACGAGAGCGCTATCAAGGTCTCTACCGTGCGTACGCCGCATCAGTATATGTCAGCCGTCGGAACCAAGGAGCTGGACCGCATCCTGAAAGAAGAGTTCGGTATCCAGCCAAAGGATGGTGTGACATGAGAGACTATGATTTTGACCGCAAGGTCTTTGATAATCACTGGGCCTTTCCTTTCACAGTCCTGCAGTACATATTCCTCATCGGCTTTGTCCTGATGTGTATTGCTGTGGCGCTGGGCGCCATGACTGACCTACATATCACAGTCCCAACATTTGTGGTGTGGCTGCTGTGCATTTCGTTTGTGGGATTCCCTATTGTCACCATCGTGAAAGTTGGATACAGCCGGCTGCTCCGCTGGAGCGAACTGAAGGAGCGTGATGGTCGCATCTGCTTTGACCGCGTGGTACAGGCTGAGTATACGGCTGCCGGTCGTTCTGAGGAGTACAACATCTACGAAGTCCGCAAGCTCACAAGAACAAGGATGACCAGACGTTATCTCATCATCGAAGGTGATATCCGAAGAGCTGTCGTCAGCTTCGATGAGAAGATGGTCTTCAGTGAAATCATCAGCTCCGTCAAAATCCCGCGAGCCTATGAGGACATGGAACAGCTCGCAAATCTGAAACAGTAAGAACTCGGCATCGCCGATTCTCAATAATTTCAACAGGAGGACAACCCTATGAAGAAAATTATCAAAATCGCACTGGTGGCTGGCGCCGCCTGCCTCGCCGGAAAGCTGCTGCTGTCTGCTGTCGCTCCCAAAATCGACGTGACCGTGGTGGCCGACCGCTGGGACCCCGACCCCGATACCGGCAAGGACGAAGACGACGCACCTGTGGATTCCGCCGAGCAGAATGCAGCGCCGGAGCCGGAGGCAGAGACGTCCGTGAGCGAGGAGCCTGCCCCTGCACCTGAGTCCGGCGAAGTCTGCGAAGCGGATGCAGCCGAAGGTGACGTCGCACATCCCGCTGACGCTGATGCGCCTGCGGATGCCGAGCCTGCGGAAGAAGCGCCCAAGGCTGAAGCACGTGCTTCCCGTCGGCAGAACAAGGCCAAGGCAGCCAAGGAGAACGCTGACGCCGAGTAAGGGCGGAAAGACGTTAAAATAAGTCATAGAACGGAGGTGGCAGAGCCGTGGACGAACAGTTCATATTCGCAAATCCCCATTGCTACATAGAGGAGCAGAATGTGAGTGGTCGCAAGCTCTACTGCCTCCGCGAAAAAGCAACCAATCGCATCGTCATCATCAACACGATGACGGACAAGGAAGCCAAGGACATCTCAAACTATCTACGTGAGGCTATTGCCATGCGTGATATTTGTCCAGCGTTCTTTACGCCGGATAATGGAGACGAGTTCTTGGAAATTGAGGGACGTGTATGTTGGCAAGATGATACGCAAATCATCTTCCGCTACGATGCATTTTTGAAGCTATATTTGTGAGCCTATGAGCTCGCATTGAGGGTGAATGCCAAAATAGTTGGCGATAGATTGACCAGAGAGGAATATCAAGGTGATAAACATGACCAGAAAAGGACTGAACAATTCCAAAATCAAGCACGTTACCATGCCGGACGTGACCGGTGACGATAAAATCATCAATGCGCTCTGCGCGAGGCCTTTGGCCTATAACAGCGCGTTCATGACACAGGTTTACCTGTGGCTGGAAGATACCGGTAAGGAAGCCTGTGAACGCCGCGTAGCGTTCCATCTGCCCGAAGTCCATGAGCCCCGGCAGAAGAAGCAGACCGGTAACGTGCTGAAGTTCGAGCTGCCGCAGAAAGCACAGGATAGACAGCGCCAGTTCTTCTCCATCATGGATGTCGCTGACAACATCATCTCAAGGGAGTCTATGGAACCGTTCATGTCTCTGGACGGTGGCAACTATGTTCCCTACCGCATCGTCTCCGGTCATGTCTTCAAAGAGGACAAGGACTCCATCACCTATGAGGTGGATGAGGCGCTGGTCATCTATGGCCTCGACCGTCTTTACCGTTGGCTCTGTGTCCCCGTCGGTGTGCTGCTGCAGGAAGCAGAGAAGCCCGACACCATGGACGACGACTTCTATCATGTGGTCTACATGGCTGACTCAGAAGATTTGGAGGCACGCCATATCTTCGACTACGAAAATATAGGCGGCATCCCCATGAGCGAGACCATCTGTGAAGATGACGACGGAACATTCTATGACCTTGAAGCTATGCTGGGTTTCCTGCTGGACGAGGTTATCGGCGATGACTACGACGACGATGATGATGACGAGGATGACGAGGAGGACGGCGCCGAAAGCGAATACAATCCGTTCGACCCTGCCGATGCCATGGACTCCATTGCCATTCCTTGCACGCTGTGTGTCGAAAAGGACAGCGATGGGAATAAGCAAATCGTTTTGAGAGACGAAGATGACGGCACACACATCAAGGTCTTTGATACCGAAGATACCAACAGTCCCCTGTTCCCTGTTTCCGAAAAGCGGTCTGCCGGTTTCCTCTCTATGCTGAATGACATTTGCGATGAGCGTGAGCTGTTCCTGCCCGACCTTTTCAAGAAGAAGGGCGATGTGTTATTCATCGTGTTTACCCCCGAAGAGTACGTCAAAGAAATTTCTGATGACGACGGCGTTCGTGTTGAGACTGTTGAAGTCCATGTCCCCGTGGATGCTGACCTCTGCTTCGCTGTCTATACCCGCCAGCAGTGGGACGAAGCTAAGGAGGCTGCAGGTCACGGGAAGGAAGGATGGCACCTGTAAGGAGTCACGTCTCATGTTGTGGGTTCGGAAACCGGCGTTGGGTTTTACTCGCTTCGCTTGTTTCTGACCTGCAACGGGATGCGGTTCCCTTCATCCGTGCCTCCTGTGAGCTTGCTCATGGGTTTTGCAGTGCGCGGCTGGTGTCCCATCATGGCCGGCAGCCTTCAGGACGCGCCTGCGGACTCTGAGACGGATTTCAGGTAGGAGTGACAGGCATCGCTTCGCAGCGGAGCCTCGTCCTCTACCTGAGATACCTGCTCCTTCAGCCAGCACCCCTGCACAACCGCGCCACATGGATGGGCGCACGACAGCCCAAGCCACACGCTCACTTTACCCAAAGTAAATCTTTTCAACAAGGAGAATCTCATATGGAAAAAGAAGTTCAGGCAAATAAATTATCTGAACTCCGTAGCAGGTGGGCATCAATGCTTTCGAAATGCCCGCCAAAAGAACTGCTCGATATTGAGGGAGATGTAAGTGACCGCGCCAATAGAGATAATATCGTTTACGTTTACAGTTCTGATACCGATGCTGGTGACATTGTAGCTGGAGGCGCAAGGCGGGCAAAGGGTTCGCTTCTGTTTAGACACTTCGTTTTCTTTGAAAAGGAAAAATCAGGTCGAGAGCGTGAGCGCATGATAGATGGAGGATGTGTCGCATTGTGCTGGGGCGTGTTTAGTCGGCTGTATGTCGGCAGTGCGTGTGACTTCAACCTGTGCGAAAACACCTTCGTCAATCCAGATACGAGACCCATCCCGTTGTCAGAAGAAGAGAAAGCTCAAAGGCAAAACGCCAGAGCGGTTGCAAGTTCAGAAGGACGCTTCGTTATCTTTTCGCCAAAGCGCGACTTCGAGAATTTCCGTGATGACCCTTGGCTTAGATGCAATGTTGAGCATGAGATGTTCGAAGTGTTCAATGCTGAGGGACGGCGCGTTGGAAAAGGTGCGGTATTCAACGCAGAATCTATTTACAGCACCAGTAAGAATATAAGGCCGTGTTCATCAGTGTTGTCGTTTACGACGAATGAGTACAACCCCGTTCCACCTTTGTATTGGGCCGACAGACTTGATGGTAAAAGTTTGGAGGACAGGAAAAGGCTGCGGTACATGAAGGAGAGAATGAGAAAAGACCGCGTAATTGTTCTTGCCTACACGCCAACCTTCTGCGGAGATTTTGAGGCATTCGGATATGCCTCAGTCCAAGAAGACCTTCCACAAAAAAGCGAGGCTGACGAATGTGGGGCCGATGTTATCAAGGGGTATCTGTTTACACCACTTGGGTTCATCCCCACATCAGAGGGCGCTCCGGCCTGTCCTATGGAACCTTTATCATGTTCGTTGTGCAAATCATGTCCGATGTGGAAACTCGCAGTAGAACTCTATCCTAAAATCACCGTTGAGTATCGGCCACGTTTTAAGGGCGACTCCAAAGAGCCGGTATGGGTGCTCTCTACCGATGCGCCACATGGCGAGTTCATGGCGTATACAGCATCCGGAGAACCGTATTGTCGCTGCATCACGTTGTATGCGAACGCCTTTTGGGGCAACGGAGATGATGATTGATTTGACTCCTCCCACCCCTTACGGAGTGGGCTTGCGGCGGAGGGGCGGCCTGCGGCGAAGCACAGCTCTACGATGCCCTACCTGAAAAGATAGGCAGAAAAAGCGCACTGCAAGCGCCACGTGTTGGACGCAGGATGCCGTCTCAAGCAAGTTACCGGCAAATTAAACGTCGAACATACTTCCCTGCAAAACGCCCGCATACGCCCTCAAAACAGCACTACGAGCGCTTCGAGAGCCGTTCATAGCAAATTGCCGGCAAGTTAAATTCCCAAGCACAACCATCCCCACAACACACGTCCACATCTTTGAGGAGAGATAGGAAACATGGAAGAGAAGAAAATCGAAATCACCCGCAAATACCTCGCACAACGCGAAAAGCTCCCCCTGCACTTCGGGCTGAGTATCGCAGCCTTTCTCGGCTGTATCCTCGGATTCTCTTTGCTGTATTGGTACAGCAAAGGCAAGGAGCTTTTTTACTCCATGCACATGGAGACCATCGGAGTTGTATCTGTTGGTCTTGTCATCGCCTTCATTGCACCTTTCTGCGTTGGTGCTATCGTGAAAACTGGCGCAAGGCTTCATGAGATTATGAGAGGGCGTGTCAAGGTGGATAAGCTCACTGTCACGGAAGTGGAGGAGCTGGAAAACGAGCGTTTCCGCATTACGCTGCGGACGGATGGGGCTGATGCTATCCCCTATGCTGTCTATGGCAGCCCCAGCACATTGGAGGATGCCCGTGCCGGTGAGAAGGCTTATGTGGTCTATGTAGGGAACGGAACACGCTCTTCCAAGCCGGCACTTATCGGCCATGTGGACAGGTTCTATGTGCAGGGCGGAACAAAGTACCTGTAGAACGCAGCAACTACATGAGCAAAATATTTTGTCAAGTTCCAAATTCGTAATCACGACCGCACACAACGGCTGAAAGCGTGATACACTCGAACAAATAGGCGCAGCGTGCGGAAATTTGTTCGATTTTTGTTCGTGTTCGACTTGACAAAATATCAAACTGTGGTAGTATAGAACTATAGGGCGCGGGTGCTTTTGCCGTGATGAGATTTGGACCATTTCTTTTGCCAAAAAAGACTGCAACACCCTCCGTTGTGATATGTTCCGTAACCATAAGTTCAATGTGCCATTGAAAAAAGTTTCGCAAGTATCGTCTTTCTACCCGCGCCCCCTCCTCTCTCAGTGCCACGGGAATACCGCCCCCGTGCTTCCGTTGTCTCCCCAGTGGACGAATGGCTGGATGCCACACTGCAGAGTTTTGGAGGATTCACCTTTCAAAAAAAATATTGTGCCTTTTTCAACCTGCGGCCACGGGCATAGGCTTCAAATTCCCCCTCTGCTCTTCCCCTTTCCCCAAAGGGCCGCCGCAGGCTGTCCTTTCACTTGGCTTCGGCGGTGCTGCAGGTTCATACCTCGCCTGCACTTATCGGCAACACCCCTTACGCCGATGCGAATGGTCTGAGTACCACGCCGCCGAAGCCCTTTCAGTAGTAACGGGACGACCGCAGGTTGAAAAGGGCATGATATAGCTCTCTCTTGTGGCTCTCACGAGCCGTGGACGGCAAGGAAGGGCTTGCATGATGTCCTTGCTCCTATAATTGAAGAAAGGAGGAAAAACTTTATGAAGAAACACATCAAGTTCAAGCACATCATCGTGGGCTGTATGATGGCCGCTATTCTGGCGGTCCCTGTTATGGCCTTCGCTGCGCCTAACGCAAGTGACGCGGCTGCCGCTGATACGCCCGCTGTGACCGAGCAGGCTCCGGATATCGCCGATAGCGCGACTATCCCCGATGCCGCTCCTGCGGACGACGTTCAGGCCGAGGCTCCTACCGGTGGTAATGTTGAGCAGCCCACTGAGGCTGACGGCAACACTGCACTCGACCCCGCTGTGGGCGGCGAGACCGGTGAGACCGGCGATACGGATACCGATGCTGATGTTCAGCCTGCTGATGGCGAAACCACTGATGATACCGCCGCTACTGGCTCCAGCACCCCCGTGTACTACTACATCGTGGGCGGCTGCGTCGTGGCTCTCGGTATCGGCTTCTATATCGCTCTGTCACTGAAGCAGAAGCGCCGTTAATCGAAGCTACCAAATTTATCGGCAAGGCCGCCGCAACAAGTTTCCCCGATAAGGTGAAGAACAGTTGCGGCGGCTTTTTCCCCGGCAAAATTAAAACGGAGAGATGGCTGAGTGGTCGAAAGCACCGGCCTTGAAATCCGGCGATGTTAAAAGCATCCGTGGGTTCGAATCCCACTCTCTCCGCCACAAAAACGAGTACGGACGGTATAACCGGAATTTACGCCTGTGGAGATGCACGGTCATCGTGGAAGCAGGAATACCCTGTTGGCTGGTCAATCATGTGAGAGATGATACCGGCACCTTAGGGGACCTGAATATGCCTGTGACGGGTATACAAAGCCCTGAGACAACAGGGGTGTATACCCGGATGGCCTGCCGCACATTCACATGGTGCGGCATATAAGACCCTGAAACAGCAGAGTTGTATACCTGTTTTGTCAAGACCGGCAATACCCGGCCCTGCGTATAACCCCCAAAAAATAACAGGGTTATATACCTATCCGAAGCCTTGAACTGTTGGACAATCCCCAGAATTGAAAAGTGTGCAATCATTGCACACTTTTCTGGGACAAACAAAACGAAAAGAAAGGACAAAGAGATATGAACACACGAGACAGACAAGATGAGCTGCGCTACTATGCCGGCTTTATCTTCGCACACCACAAAATCTGTAGTCGCTATCAGCCGGACGCATCCGGCACGACGGTAGAGTACACGGATACCGACGGCCAGAAATTCGACATCCTCGCGGCTTGTGAGGACGAAGAGCGCTACGAAGGTATGCTGGATACCCTGTTGGGCAGCAAAATGGCAAAAGCCAAGGTCACAGAGCGCTACGCACGCACACTAAAACGACTCAGACAAAAAGGTTTCTGTCACGAGAGAAACGTGGTCGAGCTGAGAAGAGCATTCAGTGCCAGAAAGCACTATGCTCTCAACGCCGCTACGCTGTGGAACACCGTCATGCTGGTCGGTGAGAATGAAAACATCCATATCACAGACGAGATGTGGTACGAGTGCTTCGACAGACTCCTTATCGTTAAGGACTGGAAGCTGCTGAAAGAACAGGACAGGTCGATTATACACTTCTGCATCGACAATATGTATCTCATATATATGTTCATGGACGATGTTCTCGCACAGGCTGTGACGGAGATGCGTTTTAACGATGCGATGAAGAACCTTTGTAATGAGAAGCACCTGTTCACAAAGGATGAATGCCGGCAGCTCACGCAGAAGACCTGCGAAAAGCTCACCGAGGAGATAAACGACTTCTACGCTGAACAGCGTAAGGAGTTCGAGGCTGGAAAAGCCGCGATAGAGTTCCTGTCGAGCGAGGGCGAACGGCTGGCAAAAGAGCTGTCGGCACTCAGGCGCGAGAACAAGGCGCTGGAGAAGGAGTGCTACCAGCTCCGCAAGGAAAACGGTACGCTTGGTGAGGAGCTGGCGCGGGCTGCTGCGGCGGGGTACGACGATACGCCAACTCCCCTACCTGAGCCGGAAGACCTGCCGGAAGATGTTGTGGAGGACGTTGAGGACACCGAGGTTCCCAATATTGATGACCTCCCCACCCTGCCTCAGACCGGCATCCTGTTCGTGGGCGGACACCCAAACTTCCTCAAGAAGCTCAAGGAGCGTTATCCCAACTGGTCGTATATCGTAAGCAAGAACGCACCGGAGAGAATGAAGCAGTACGATAAGCTGACGATGTGTTTCATCTACAGCGAGCACATGGGACATCCTCTCTATAACGGTGTCATCAATGAACTCCGTAGCTGCGATACGCCTTACAGCTACATAAGAGGAACCAATCTGGAGCGTGTCATTAGAGAGATGCGTCTGGACTATGCCGAAGCATACAAAAACAATGAGGAGGACGAAACACATGATTGAGCTGTTTTCTACTGAGACTAAGCCGGTCTACATCGGCTATAACAAACTGGCTGCTGATGTTGCAGAGGCGACCACAGATGCGTTGACCGGTGCGGACTACATTGCGCTGCAGGCCACCATCAAGTACCTTTGGTTCATGGTTATCCTGCTGGCGGTCGTCGCACTGCTCGCATTGGTGGTGGCGGTCATCGCCAAAGGACGCGCAGACAGGCTGGACAGGCAACTCAACGGAACACGGCGTGGTTTTGAAAGCCGCATCGACGACTTTGAGGATAATTACGATGACGACGGATATGGTGATGACGATGATGATGAGGAGGAGGATGGTGGCTGTGATTACTGATATTACGGTCGGTGTCCTGTCGCTGGTGAAAGCCTTCGGCGTCGTGTTCTTTTTGCTGTGCCTCCTGTGCGTTATCATCCTGTCTATCTTTGCATTGGTGGACAGGCACAGTCGGAGCAAAACCACGGGTAAACTCATGAGCAAGGTCGGCGAACTGACAGGGATGCCTTCGGATGATATTGATGTAGAACAGAGTCGGGAAGACTACGGCCCTATGGTTCTGAGTCTTGTCGCTCTCCCCGCCATGCTGCTGGCCGCATCCGGTATGGTGTATCTCATCCTATCTCTGCTGGGCGCCATCGGAAACTGAATTGTTGGCTGTATTCATTGCGCTGTTGGTCATCATCGCCTTTGCAGCGTTTATCAATAAGACCTGAGAAGAGAGCATAATGTCTGATAATAAGCGTCACTTTGCAATCATCATCTTCGCCTTGGTTGCTATACTCCGCTGCGTGGTCGGTATCGTCTACTATGCCGAACGGATTTGGGCCTTCGCTGCGGAAGGTGTCAGCGAAAGTGTGTTGGCGCCGGCCAATGCGGTCGCTGCAGTTTTATTCATGCTGGCGGCAATCTGGCTCACGGTGGTCGAATACAGGGATATGAAGCAGAATCGCACACAAAAACAGTAGCGCAAATTTGTTCGCTTTTGCACTTGCCAAAATGTTCGGTCGGTGTTATAGTAGAGATGTAGCAAAAAATGACAAGTCCAGCTCATGCTATTTTCTTTTTTGAGCGTAAACTTGCCAAAATATCGAAACCATGTAATAGTTGGAGCAAGGAGTGAGAGAGTTGAATCTTAAAGAGTGGACGGGCAGCAAGGTGGTATCCGTCGTGATGCTGACTCTTACAGCCGCTATTGTGCTGGCACTGGATGCCGTGGTACTTTTTATCGGCTTCGGCGATGGCAACATCGCCAACCTCGACCAGATGGATTTCGCCGCCATCAGGGGGCTGTTTTCCAGTCTGGTTGCCGGCGGTGTCGGCAAAGGACTCTCCATCTTCTCTTGGGTCTGTGTGGCACTGGCTGCCATCTGTATCCTTGGCGTTATCCGTCGGTTCTGCCCCTTCTTCTTCAATTCAATGAAGGTCGTTCGAGGTTGGATGACCTACGGCCAACTCAAGAAGGTTGTCCGCACTGAGGTCTTCGGTGAACCTATCGAGTTTGAAGATATGCTGGGTGGCGACTTTGGCGTACTGGTCGGCTCCCCTGAAAACTGGGCAAACGACAATGATGTCCGCTGGCTCTGCTTCTTCACCAAGGGCGAGCTGTCATTGGCGGAGAATAATGCCGCCTGTCGTCCGGTCTGTATCCCCTCTCGTTTCGTCCGTTATCTAAACCTCAAGCAGATGAAGGTATCCGACGGGCAGCTCAAAATGTATCGACCCGTCACCGCCTTCGAGCTTGTTCTCTTCGATGGCCGTGCTATCACGGTTGGCTTTGCCAAGCCGGAAGCGGTCTCAGCTCTCAAATATGAGGTCATGTCGATGCTTCCCAATGCGGAGTGCGTCGAGGATGGAAGCATCGGGCGCCGTGAGTACCGCAAACTCCGTTGGGAGTTCAATAAAAAGTATAGCTTCCGTATCAATGCATTCAGGAGCGATTTCCTGAGTTGACTTTTTCCTGTTTTTTTGCATTCTCGAACTTGTCAAAATGTCATGTTCGTGTAAATGTAGAGCATAAAAAGAAAGAAGTTACACAGTAAGAAAGGAGAGTAAATCGCATGAACACAAACACAAACTTGGTTCACGTCATCGCCATTGACGACAGTGGCGGCGTGGTCGTCTCGGAGGACAAGACCGTGCTTGTACGCGAGCTGGTGCGGCACTACACCCCGACGTGGCAAGGTAAGGCCGATGCCTGCCGGAACGCCGGCGCACACTACAGCTTGCTGCAGGACGTGTCCGCACTGCTGAACTCCCTCGGCATCGAGCACTGCGTCTTCGTGGACAATACGGAGTTGGTGGTGCTGGGGCCGGCCTACGCAGAGTCTTACGGTGAGCCGCCTGAGCCCTACGACAACGCCCCGCCTGAGGACGGACCTCCCGACGAACGCGATACGCCGGAAGGTGGTGATGAGGCATGAGGCCCTTTGAGCCGTATCCCTACGATTCCAAACCTCGCAACTACGACAAATCGCCTTGGAGCTACCGCGTCATTGATGATGTTTTCGTGGAGCTGGCAAACGCCATTGTAAAACAGGCCGCAGCCGACTACATGGCAGCTCTGAGGCTGATGGTCAAACGAGACCCCTTGGATAACAGCTATATCTCGGCACTGAAGAAGAAACAGGACGCTGAAGACTTCTTCAATTCCCTTTGGTTCGCGGAATTGACCACCTATGACCCCAAGACACTCGTTATTCAGCTCCGTGCGACGGTCAAGGTAGACCTGATGGAACGCGAGCGTGAACAGCGGCGGAGGTCCGCATAAACAAACCTCAGATTATTTAATACATTCTAAAATTTCAATCCAGATATAAGAGGTAAATTTATCAACTCCCCAAGGAGGGAAACAACATGGTAGAGAATAACACCACCCAGAACGTTGAGACCAACACCGAAAAGAATATTCCGACTCGTGAGAAGGTCTACAACTTCATCTGCGAGTTCATCCAGCAGAACAGCATTTCACCTTCTATCCGTGATATTGCTGCAGGCGTTGGTCTGAACTCCCCCTCTACGGTGGCGTCGCACCTCAAGCGTCTGGAAGCCGAAGGACGTATCACCCATCTCAAGGGTGCAAGCCGCAGCCTCATTGTAGTCGGCAAGCCCACGCCTGTGGCAACCGAACCGACCTCTGAGGACGAGCGCACGGAGCGTCCTTCGTATATGCCCCCTGTGGGGCACTGGGAGTTCATCAACGACTACGAAGCTCGTTGCACCCACTGTGGGAAGGAGTCGTACCTCGACCACAATGAACCCCATGATTTCTGCCCCAAGTGCGGTGCAGAAATGCAGTAATTAAACTCAGGCACGGGAGCGATGGCTCTACCTCGCCTCCAAGCTGGTAGTTCGTCGGAGGTGGCTCCGGCACAAAAAGTGCCGGAGTGTCCGATACCGACTCTACATATGAGGGCTATTTAAGGTCTCAAAATCTTAAATAGCCCTCCCTGAAGAATTCCCATTAGTACGGACGGTATAACCGGAATTTACGCCTGTGGAGATGCATGGTCGTCGGTGAAGCAGGAATACTCTGTAAGCTGGTTTTCATGTGAGAGATGACACCAGCCCTTTGGGGAATTGAATATGCCTGTGGCGGGTGTATAAGACCCCGAAATAGCAGGGTTGTATACTCTATGCGTGTGGCACCGTGAAGAATAAGCCGGTGTATAAGACCCCGAAATAGCAGGGTTGTATACTCCTACGGGACGAGTGGCTGATAGGCGGCACAGGTGTATAAGCCCCCCGAAATAACAGGGTTGTATACTTACACTGGCATACGCCCTGCGGAGTGCAAGGGGCGTATAATACCCTGAAATAACAGGGATGTATACCTATACCACATAGAGTTGTCCTTACGCCCCCTCGCACGGTGTGTATAAAACCCCAAAATAACAGGGTTGTATACCTATACCTTATGTTGCGTGGCCTGAGCGAATGTGAAGAACGCAAACTGGAGGTGTCATTTGTGATATACAGCGGCGATGCCCTTGAAGTCCTGAGACAACTGGATAGCGAGAGCGTACAGTGCTGTGTCACCTCTCCTCCCTATTTCCAGCTCCGTGACTACGGAGTGGATGGGCAAATCGGGCTGGAAGATACGCCGGAGGAGTTCATTGCGAAGCTGGTGGAGGTCTTCCACGAAGTGAAGCGAGTCCTGAAGCCGGATGGCACGCTGTGGGTCAACATCGCCGACAGCTACGCAGGAAGCGGTAAAGGACGTAACGCGGATGGGAGTCATTCGGATGCCGGAGGGAAAAACACAAAACAGAGTACCAACACGGGGTCTGTCATGGGGCGCCTGAAAAAGACCGTTACCAGTGAGGACGCCAAGCCTAAGGACTTGCTGGGTATCCCTTGGATGCTCGCCTTTGCGCTGAGAGCCGATGGTTGGTATCTGAGAAGCGATATCCTGTGGCAGAAACTCAATGCACTGCCGGAAAGCGTGAAAGACCGCCCTACCCGCAGCCACGAGTATATATTCCTCCTCAGTAAGTCACGGACTTACTACTACGACTATGAGGCCGTTATGGAAGATGCCGTTGGCTACAATAACGCTGAGGTAGCGGGAAGCGAAGGTACACTTCGCCCCAATACAAGACGGCGCAGAGGCAACGCCAAGTCATTTCGTGGCGGCGGCGCCTATACCAACAACTGCAGTTTCGATAACAGTGCTGTGGTGGAACGAGAGACACACGGGAATGTCGAGAACAAGACCGGTAAAAGAAACCGCCGTGATGTCTGGAGCGTTGCAACACAGGGAACGCGGGAAGCGCACTTTGCGACTTTCCCTGAGAAGCTCATTGAGCCTTGTATCCTTGCAGGGACAAAGGCTGGTGATATAGTCCTCGACCCCTTCGCAGGAAGCGGGACGACGGGCATTGTGGCTCACCGATACGGACGTGAGTTCATCGGTATTGAGCTGAACGAAGAGTATGCCGAGCTTGCACGGCGTCGCGTAGGTGATGTCCAGATGCGGCTGGCGCTCTAAAAAAATAAGTACGGACGGTATAACCGGAATTTACGCCTGTGGAGATGCATGGTCATCGCAGAAGCAGGAATACTCTGTAAGCTGGTTTTCATGTGAGAGATGACACCAGCACTTTTAGGGAACTGAATATGCCTGTGCTGGGTGTATAAAGCCCCGAAATAACAGGGGTGTATACCCTATACCGATACCTCCAATCCTCCCCAAAACTATGTATGAACAGGTGTATGAAACCTTGAAATAATAACAGGGCTATACCCCTCGGAGAAAAGAGAAATGGAAAATCTGAGCAATAATCGCTGGCGTGTCTTTACATACAGCGCCGGATATGCTAAACGGCAGAAGACAGACCGGATTTCGAGAGCTGCAAGGTCAGCTATCGTCTTCGACTGTGAGAAGGTTCGCTGGTATTACGTGACATTTACGGGAATGACTCCCTACGACGGAAGTGATTATCGGGATGCTCCGAACGCTCAGGTACAGAGGGTAAACGCCCAGAACCCAGAAGCCTGCATCTCCGTCATCCAGCGCTACCTCGTCGGAAGGCTCGTTACCCACTCCCTGCTCTCCCGTGGCGATGCCGTAGTCCGGCAGTTTGAGCTGGACCCGCAGTTGCCTACACACCGCCGCTGGCACTATGCCAAGGAAGTGGACGGGGCTGGAAACGAGACAGGACGCATCTTCAAAATTCCGAAGTGCTTCCCCGATTTCGTTCTTGCAGAATTAAGTTAAAACCAAGCGAAAGCTGAAAATAATAAGTACGGACGGTATGACCGGAATTTACGCCTGTGGAGATAGATGTCTGTCGGTGAAGCAGGAATACTCTGTTAGTTGGTTAATCATGTGAGAGATGATGCCAGCACTTAGGGGCTTACCCATAATCATGAGGCGTTGAAAGCCCCGAAATATCAGTGTTATATACCTCGTTTTCAAGTAACCACATGACGTATAAGACACTGAATTAGCAGGGTTATATACCTATGGGATTTGGGGTATTTATCCGACAAGGGTGTATAAAGTCCTGAAATAACAGGGTTGTGTGCCCATTGTCGATATCTGAAACCGGTATATAAGTCCATGAAACGACAGGGTTGTATATCAATTAGCCCCAAGTATAAGCGTCGTACCCATGCCAATATAGCAAGAAAAGGAGGCGTCCACTATGGACTTTGATGTCTCGCAAGTAAATATTGACTTCGATGCTCTGAAAGCCTCCACCGAGAAACTGCTCAGGCTGCCATACAGCGCACGGCAGTTCCACGCTATCGTTGAGAAAGCCATGGAACAGGCCAAGAAGGATAAGGCTGCTGAGGAGCGTATAGCGGAAGATGCCGCCATTGAGCTGACCGAAGAAGTCCCTGAACAGGAAGCGCCGGAAACGGATGCCGAGCTGCAAGAGATGAACGGCGACCTGCTCAAGCTCAACGAAGAGTTTGTGGCCGAAATCGAAAAACTCACAGCACAGGTCGAGAATTACAGGTCTGAGGCGGAAAAAGCACAGTCCACGCTGGCAAAAGAGCGTACAGACTGGCACCGCCAGAAGAAGTCCTACGAGGGTGAGCTTTGGCGGCTGCAGAAAGATAACGACGAGCTGAGGGCTCTGCTGGAGAGCTGCGATGAGCAGGGCGAAGCGGAGCAGGAGACATATGAGGAGGGCGAAGCCGCCCTGCCGACGGTACTCCCCTCTCTGCCTGAGTCTCGCATCGTGTTCGTTGGCGGACATCCCAACATGGTGAATAAGGTCAAGGCCATTTATCCCAACTGGGTATATGTGGATGGAGACCATTCGCCCGAAAAGGCAACTCAGTTTGACAAGGTGATTGCCTGTTTCATTGCCTATAAGCATATCGGGCATCCCCTCTGGGCTTCAATGATGGCTGCGGCAAGGTCTTATGATGTCCCTATCTTCTATGTCCAATACACCAATATGGAGCGTATGCTGCTGGATATGCGCCGCAGCTACGCCGCCATTGCACAGTTCCGTGCGGATGAGGGTATTGACGACTCCGATGTGGTTCCTGCCTCTTCTGAGGAAACGCAGGGAGAGGAAAAAAGCATTTGGGAGAAACAGGAGGAAGCTCGCAGAGCTGCCAAGGAGAAATCCAAAAAGCAGCGAGAACGTAAGAAAGCCCGCGAACAGCGTGAGACCTCTGAGGCGCAACTGGAAATCGAAGCCCGTGCTGAGGAGGCTGCGCGAGAAGAACGGAAGCGCTGGGCTGAGGAACGTCAGAAACGCGCAGAAGAACTCCGGAAGCGTCAGGCTGAAGCCAGAGAGCGCGAACGCCTCTGGAAAGAGGAACAGGCACGTAAGGCCACAGAACTCAAGCTGAAACGTGAGGCGGAACGCCTTGCCAAACTTGAGGAAGAAAAGAAGCGTCAGGCTGAGTATGAGAAGCGCAGAAAGGTCTGGGCTGCCGAGAGACGTGAGAAACGTGCCAGTGCCGCCGCTGCTGTGCAGGCTGCACTGCAGAACGCACCCAAGCTGGTTCCCAATCCCAAGCCGGAACAGCTTCCCACCGCTGTTATCACCTACGACTCACCTGTCAAGGCGCACGTCCAGACTGGACCTGCCACACCGCGCACCCGCATCCTGCCGCCTACAAAGGCTGTTGAGCCTGTGACAAAGGCAGAACCGGCGCCGGTTGTTCTGGCACCCAAGAAGCCCAAGAGGGTCAAGATGGAACCCTGTTCCGTCCGATGGTCTGATTTGCTGTGAACTGAAAAAGTGTGCAATGATTGCACACTTTACAGTCAGGTTTCAATATCAATACGTTAAGCAAAGCCATTAACATATAGCAACTTCAATGTGGAAGGACGAAAGAATCATGAACGAAAACCAACACTCTATCACCGTGCTATTTAACCCTGCACCTGACCCGCAGGAAAAGAAAGGCAGACCGCAGCCGACGCCTTTCTGCGTCACAGCCTGCTTCTCCAACCTGCCGGCTGGTACTGACATTGTTAAGCTGACCAAGCGGTTCTATGAGAACCTTATGCGGTCGTTGGATTCCGCTATTGCGGAATGTAAGACCGGAAAGCGGGACGGCGTTGTTCCCGTGCAAATCGTGACTATCGCAACGGCGCTGGTTACTGCGGAGTTTGGCGGCGAGGACGTTCCTGCCGATGGCACCAACCCCATAGACTCCAGCACTCCCACGGACGACGCTGACCCTGCCGCCCACGGCGAGGGTGATGATGCCAACATCGGTGATAACGATAAGCCCGCCGGCGAAGCCGGTTCCGAGGGTGACAGCAATGCTGCCACTGGCGAAGCCGGAAGCGACGCTGGTGCGAACGTCGGTGCTTCCGAGGGTAACGACACTGGTAGCGGCGGAAACGACGTAGAGAGCGCCGTAGAGCCTTCTATGGAGGCTTCTGATGCCAATGAAAGCGGCGGTGCGGTGTGACCGTCAGGATGCTTCCGTCCATGACGCAGGACGGTGACGTGAGGTTTGAGCTCTACGAGATGCCTTCCAAGGCTCTCGTAGGCCGCTTCACGGTCAGCGATGCGCCTACTGGCTCATCCATGGCCGCGAACGGCGTCTTCTGTACGCGGGAGATGGTTGTGTCGCAGCCTGTCCGTGGTTTCTTTGCTGCGAGGAGGGATAAGAAGCAAGGTATCTCTGAGCCGTATGCTTTGCTGTTGGAGATGATGCCTGTGGCGCGTATCTACCTCAATGCTGTGGAGCTGGAGAAGGCACCCTTCAACATCATCACGGCGGACTTTTGCGGCGACATCTTCCACGCATATCCCGTTGGGATGGGAAATGCCGGCGTAAAGATTCCGGTGTTTCTGGAGCGTGAGAACGGTGAGGTTCCCACAGCGCTCATTGAGAAACCCTATGTGCGGGACACGGCGCTGCAGGAATATGCGGTCACGGGCGGTAATAGGGCGTATGAGGCATTTGCCATCACTATGGCACTGTATGACTTCATGCTCATTCGCTCCGGTGTTGCCGGACTTCACGCAGAAGGCAGCACGTTCACGGCGGCACCGCAGATTACGGGCAAGTATGACGACTGGGTTCGGATTACCAACGAGTATTGGGGTGCAACAGGCTGATGTAGGCTATTACAGACTTTATTGTTTGGGTATGAAAGGAGAATTATTTACTTTGCAGACGGGAGTGTGAGCGTTGGAAATCTACAGGTCTTGCAAACTGCAGCACGGAAGGCATCTTCGATGGTACGCAGAATGGCAAGACTGGGCCTACGGTGTACGTGGCATCCACCGATGTGAAGGATAACCTTGTGAGCAGCAACGACCTGCAGGAAAACACCGATGAGATGTGGGACAACAACCTCAACCCGTCGCAAATCATCGTGAACGCCTCTGCCGGGCGTAGCAACAGCACGAGGGTGATGATGCTGATTCCGAGACCTTTGATTGAGTATTCTGTGTCGGCATAAAACGAGGCGGGGAGTTTTACTCCCCGCCTTGAAAAAGCTCACGCACCGTTCAATATCTGCAAAAGGAGGGAAATTCATGGATGGGTATAAACAAAACTCACTCAAAACTGCTTTTGGGCTGGAGCCTATAAGCCCCATTGAACAATTCTATAAGAGCCCATGTGCAGAAACATTATCTGATATTCCGAAGAGCATCCAAACAGAAGAAATGGTTTTGCTGGCATTGAACGGCGAGACAACACAGGAACCAGTGCTTAAAAATGTGGCTAAGGGATTGCTTACTCAGCACGTATGCGAAGAAGCAGTATCTCATGCTGTTACAAATTTCATTTATGTTCCGGACACCTACAAAACGGAAAGAATGTGTCTTTATGTAATTGATGTTCCGCACGAAAAGTATCGGGCCTTTTCTCCGTATCTCCTTATACGTTATGTCCCTGAAAAATATCTGGCAGGGCCAAATGGGAAAGAGTTTTTCAAACGAGCGGTTCGTGCGAACAATTCGGCACTCGTGTATATCCCAACGGAGTACATCACCGGCGAGTTGTTTGAAGATTCGACGGACTCTATGGGCTCGGCTGAAACTAAGGAACACAATTCTGTTGCTGGTGCTGAAGATGTATGTTATTCTGTTATTGGAAGGGGTGATTTCATGCCCAAGCACAACAATAAGCTCAAAGAGCACTTTGGGTTCATTCCCATCAATCCGACCGAGGATTTTTATGAGCACCCCTGTGCGGGAACGCTCTCGAATATACCAAAGGCAGTTCAGACGGAGGAGATGGTTCTCCTTGCGCTTGAAGATAAAGAACAATATGGCGCCCCTGCTTTGAAGTACGTGGCAAGGAAACTGAAAACTACCGAGATATGCGACAAGGCTGTGTCGGTGAATGTCTTTAACTTCCTTTACACACCGGAAGAATACAGAACACCGGAAAGATGCCTTGCGGCGGCAAGCAGAGATAGGCATGGATTCACCGGTGAAAGAGCTATTCTCTCCGCTGTTCCGGAGGATGTGCTGAAGGGTCCGCACGGAAACGAGATATGTGAAGCGGCTGTGGCCGCGAAATGGGAATCCATTCAGTATGTGCCAAAGGAATACATCACGGCGTATATGCTTATGAGCACTGCAGAAGCGATTCCTGCTGGAGATAACCTCTATGATGTCTCACACTACTTCCCTCGCGCAAAGCTCACTAAGACGCTCTGTGCTGCGATTATGAAGCGAACCGGCAAAGGATACGATTCCTTGCCTCCACGTTTCAAGAAAGATAAGGACGTAATTGATGCGGCCATATCCAGCTATCCAGATGTTGTGATGAAGCTGGCAGATGAGCAACTCACAGAGGAGCGTCTTCGCCGAGCACTGGAGCTGGACGATACTCTCTTCCGCCGGCTACCGGATGAAATTTTGGACCGTTTCGGGATTGAGCATCCTACGAATGAGGCTCAGGCGAAGGATTCGGCTTCTTCCCTGCCAGAAATCCGTGCCGTTGAGTCGGAGCTGCCGGAGGTATCCGGAACTGCCATGGCGACGACCACCTCCGCCCTTCCCGTTCTCTATGACCTCACCTCCGGTGACAGCATTCCGAACACCGGAAAGTTCTTCTACATCACCGACCTGCATCTCGAATCCCAACTTGGCTTGACTGGCATGACTGTTGATGAAATTAAAGGCAAGGTTGCTCAAAAGGTAGATGAGATGCTGTCTGGAATCAGCAAAGAGGACATGGCAGATGGTGTCCTGCTCATCGGCGGCGATGTGGCGGACAGCGAGGAGGTTGCCAAAATCTTCTATGATGCGGTTTTCTTCCGCTTTCGCGGTCCTATCATTTTCGTCCTTGGCAATCATGAACTGTGGGATGGCTGTACCTACGCAAATGGCGAATCCCGTCGAAAGCGGTCAATAGATGAAGTCGTAGGCGCTTACAAAGAATTTAACAAAACTACGTTCGGCTTTGAGGCGAAGCTGTATTGCCTTGAAAATGAGGTTCTCGTCTGCTATAAGAACTCCATGCAGCGGAACTCTGATGAGTTCGGTGTTGGTCGCAAAACCGCAGGAATGCCTCGTGGCGGTCTCTGTGTTCTCACAGAGGAAATGCTTCTGAACACCAGTACCGACGACCTGCGGGAGTTCTTCGACGAATGCTCCATGATTGTCCTCGGCGGACTTGGCTTCTGTGGACTCAATCCGCGCTATAACGCCGACACAGGCCTGTTCCGAGATAGAGTGTCCCGTGAGGAAGACATCGAGCGTTCCAAGCGGTTCAAGGCTGTATACGATAGAGTAATGTCCTGTGCCAGTGACAAGCGGGTGGTCGTTCTCACCCACACACAGATAGAGGACTGGACGATGGATGCCCCCAATAAGGGCTGGGTCTATGTGAACGGGCATACGCATCAAAATGGGCTGGTAAAGACGGATGACGGCGTAGCCGTACTCTATGACAATCAGGTGGGCTACAAGCCGAAGAAGTGGCATCTCAACCAATTTTCGCTGGAGAGGTATTACGACCCATTCGAAGCATGGGCGGATGGCATCTATCAGATAACGCCACAGCAGTACATGGATTTCAATGCCGGTCGTGGTATCCAGATGGAATACTTCCGTCAGCAGGGAGACATTTACGCACTGAAGCAGAAGGGCATCTATATGTTCATGCTGCAATATAGCATTGGTCTATATTTGCTGCGTGGCGGCCAGAAGCTCAACGTATTTCATGGGCTGGAATACTACGCTGCCAACTTGGAGCAATATGTCGAAAAGATTCAGGCAGCTTTCAGGCCATACCGCAATGCGCTCGATAAGATTGCTGCAGAGGTGAAAAGGTTTGGCGGTTCCGGATATGTGCATGGCAGTATCGTAGATATAGACTACTATAACCATATCTATCTTGACCCCTTCGATGGCTACCTCATGCCATACTTTGCTCTTGATGTAACTGACCGCAGGGAGTTCCGTTCCGTACAGGAGCTGCTGGAGTCATCCCCGATTCCCGCGCTGGGCAGCGATGGAAAGCCGCTGTTGTCCGCCTACACGAAGCTGCTGGACGCTGGCGGAGTGCCTATCCTCGCGCCTACTGTCAAGGAGGATGCTTTGGCCGTGGTGCCGATGGAGGTACTGGACGAGAAGAACATCTATGCACCGTCCCGCGTTATGAAGTCCATTCAGTATTTGTTGGACAAGGGCGTTGTGCGGGTATGGAATGATGAGGTTCTTTCGATGCCCGATAGGTCTGCGCTGCCAGATGCCAAGCCTGAGCTACACGAGGCTAATGAATAACAAAAGGCCACCCATGGTGGCCTTTTGTATTGCGCCAGTCAAATGTTCGTGGTATTATGATGAAAAGTTTGTTAAACCAAGTATGTAAAGGAGCGTCAGACATGAGTAATCTAACGCATACTAATTCTATGACGGATGAAATCAGAGCGTTACTAATAAATGCCCGTCAGCGTGTGGCGGTGCAAGTAAACACTGAATTGCTGTCTACCTACTGGAATGTAGGAAAGATTATTGTTGAGCATGAGCAGGAAAAAAGTGACCGTGCAAATTATGGAAAGCAGACCTTAAAAGAGCTTTCTAAAGAACTCACAAAAGAATTCGGGAAAGGGTTTTCTGTTTCTAACCTCCAATTCATGCGGCGTTTCTACCAAAGTTATCAAATTCAACAGACAGTGTCTGTTAAATTGTCGTGGTCTCATTATTGTGAGTTGTTGTCGATTTCAGACCCAGACAAACGTAGTTTCTACGAAAAGGAAACTATCAACTCCGGTTGGTCAATACGCGAACTGAAACGGCAGATTTCTACTTCCCTCTATGAGCGTTTGTTGCTGTCAGATGGTAAAACAAATAAGGAGACTGTTCTTACTCTCGCGGAAAAGGGCATTGAAATGTCTACTCCGTTAGATATTATCAAAGACCCGTATGTATTTGAATTTCTGGGTGTGCCGGAGAATAAGCCTTTGCTTGAAAGTGACCTTGAAAAAGCGCTGGTCGCGCAGATTGAGAAATTCCTGTTGGAATTAGGGCGAGGCTTTATGTTTGTGGGCACGCAACAACGCATTACCTTGAACAATACCCACTACTATGTCGATATGGTTTTCTATAATAAGATTCTTCGCGCATATGTGCTGATTGAGTTAAAGACGACCAAACTAACGCCGGAAGCTGCTGGGCAACTCAATATGTATCTGAACTACTATGCCGCAGAAGTGAACGACGAACATGATAATCCGCCAATCGGTATTATCCTTTGCACGGACAAAGATAGCATAGCTGCTGAATATGCTCTCGGCGGTCTATCCAACAACATTTTTGCTTCACGCTATGTTTCTTATATTCCCAATAAGGAACAACTCATCGCGCAGGTAGAAGCTGTTTTGAAAGAATGGCACAATTCGTGAATGTTAAGAATAATGCAGGCCGCCCTGATGAGGTGGCCTGCATTTTTTCAAATTTGGGGAATTTCGTGGCATTCAGCATCTTCTTTCACAGGCGGATTCTTGCTGCAATAGCCGAATTTGTTATAGGGGCACGCATCCGCATCGCAGCGTTCACCACCAGTTTCTGAAAGCTGTATTGCAAAGCCAAGGCCGTCGTCGAATGCCTGCTGTCGGTCGTGGTATAGGTAGCTGGTATGTCCGCCGGACTGTCGGACAATGTAGGCCCATTTGCCACCAACTTTGTAAGCTCTATGACAGTCGTTCCAAAAAACACTAAGTTCTGTCTTGGTGTTTCCCGTTCTCACGGTTCCTGTCCGTGGATTGATTAAGTACCACACGCCGTCCACTCCCCTCTTCTGCGTAAAATCATAGCATACGATTTGGAATCTGAAAAGAGCTTCTCATGAATTATTTTGATGAGCTGCAGTTGCTGCACGAAAAGGCAGGCTATGGAGGGTTGATTCTGCACGGAACGGCGGGTTCAGGAACGGAGGGCGTGCTGGATGGGCCTGTGAGGGCGCTGGGGCGGGCGGACAGGTCAGGTAGAGGAACGGGCCTTCGTGCGGCGGGAGAGTGTCACGCGCACCTGAGGTGGCACTGCGGATGCCTCCCTGTCAACTCTCATTCAAGAGTTGATTGGTAGGCGCAGGTCTTGACTTGGAGGCAATGCAGCAGGGATAACACCATGGTACAATGGAAGATTGATGCACTTGAGTTTTGGTACAAACTTTGAACCAACTTGGAACTATCTTTGAACCAAAGAGGTTCCTTGATACTTCCAAATTCTTGCCTCACAGACAAGGCCATAGACAGAGATAAGGGATAAAATGATTAGTTGTCCTCTGGAAACCCAGTATTTGCAAGGGTTTCGAGAATTCCTTCAGCAAAAACGCGCAACTCTCCAAAAATTGACCTCCCACCAACCGCCATGGTAGTGTCGTTTTTCGTCGCTTAATGTCGTTGTCAACTCTCGAACGAGAGGTGTTTATCCCAAAATGAAAAAAGCAGTTGTTGCAAATTACGCAACAACTGCTTTTAATTATTTCCATGGGAATGATAGAAGCCGAAACCACCATTGCTGGGGTTCCGGCTTCTGCCTTGAGGCCCCGCAAGCATCTCAAGGACAATCAAAAAAGAAAGGAGTAGCAGCGAAGCCTAAACACAACAAAGACTTCGGCTACATCTAATATACCACAACAGGTTGTTGTTGGCAAGCTATTTCGGCCCAGAACTTTGTGAATTATCTTCTTGCGTACATATGTGCGCTGTGCTATACTCGAACTGTAAAAAGAAAGAGAGTGTGAAGACATTGGAGAACACAGACAAGAACGAAATTATCCGGATGCTGAATACCGAGCTGCGAACCCAGCCTGTCGAATTATGTGGTATCTTGGCATCCACGGATTTATTGATTTTGGAAATTTTAGACAGATTGGAGTTCCCTGCTGTCAGGTCTGCATCCATCCACACATATCTCGTGTGTGCAGACAAAGATATGGAGTTCATCCTCAATGATTTTGAGGCACTGGTAGAGCTGGCGAAGGACACTCCGACATTTTTCGCCAAAAAACTACATTGTTTTCTTGGAAAGATGGTTGAGAGCCTGCGAAGCGAAAAAGGCGGCGTGGACGCGCTTCTTCAGTTGGCGAGTAAGCTGCAGGAAATGCGGCGAAGCGAAAAGACGGATGCGGTCAGAGCTGAGGTCGCCGGCATCTATGCTGACCTTGTGTTGCACGCTTTGGATTATCTACGGCCTGACCCTTCGGATGATGGCGAAGTGGTGATTGGCGTCACATCCAATGGTGAACCTATCACAGTAGAAAATCCTTTTGCATATTTTTCTGTTGCAGAATGGCAGTGCGTGTTGTTATCTATGTATGAAGACACTCCTGACCTCACCCCCTTCGTGAAAAGAGGTATCGTCCCTGCGGATTGTACCAACATCCGAGATGCGGTGAACACCATTTTCAGGCGGCGAAGAGTGTTCACGAATCTGCGGTGCGCTCTTCTCCCTTACATGGATGAGTTTACCTACAGCCTGTTCCCTACCAACATCGCCTACAACGACGGCGGCGCCCTTGAGGGCCTCGTGATGCGGTTGGACATGGAGGAGCTGGACAAGCGACTGGCAAAGGAAAAGAAGGCTTCTCTCCCCCTTAATGGCGTGACCGTGACCTTCGATGACCCGACCAAGTCGCTCATGACCTTGCAGCTCAAGGAAGTCTCTGTGGAAGACCATGTATGTGTGGTCTATAAGCTGGCATTCCTAAATGGCGAGTTTGCTGGCTACTATATACCGGGGCACGACGACTGCTATTATGCTGGCATGGACTATGTTGGGCCGGATGACAGATTTGTTGTTATTAAGAAGCTGGTCATGTTCTTCTACGCTGTGGCCGTGCTGGGTGATGAAGAGTATACGAATGATGCCTTTGAGAAAGTGTTCCTGAACCTCTTCTATCCCGTAAAGGCTACCAGCGACATCGGCCAAGGCCGGTTGCGGGATACTGTGATGCGAGCCAAGGAACTGGGCATCGGCGCAGATGGACGCAAACAGGCCGGACGCCGGATGCTCTGGAAAGAGCCGCTGCGGATGGTTGTGAAGGAGGAATTGGTATGATGCAAAAGTTTGCTATTTTGAATAGCAAAGGCAGAATCCTCTGTGCTGGCCGTGGCGACGAGCAGGCAAAATACTTCTGGCTGCCGCTGGAAGATGGCGTCTCCCCTGTCGTGTTCGGCAGTCGCGTGGATGCCGAATGGTTTGTGACGCTGAAACAGAAGGACAGCCTGCGGAAGCGTGAATGGAGGGACTGCAAGGTTATTGAATTTAACGGCGAGGATGCGTCGAAGAATGACGAAGGAGAGTCGATAAAATGACTTACAGGGAACTCTATGATGAAGTAATCGAATCAGGCAATTATTTAGGGCCTGAGGGGAAAATCAAAGCACTGGCAAATCTCATTTACCATAGCAAGTTCGATGGCGTGGAAACCAAGGACGAAGCTGTGTGGGATGCGCTGGAGCGCTATGAAGATATGACCGGTTTTACGTTCGACCCGACCGAGGAAGAGTTTGAGGATTTTAAGTACGCCATTACAGGAGACTAATGTTATGAAGATTCTGAAAGTGGAACCCTCGAAAGCCCCCTATGTGAAGGAAATCGAAAACGAGCTGCACGCCATCCAAGAAGAGGTTGGCGGTGATATTGAGGTTGTTGGCATGGAACCGGGCGTTATCCTCTGCTGCAATGAGGAAGGAAAGTTCAATGGTATGGAGCCAAACCGCAAGATACAGGGTGATATCCTCTACGGCCCGTTCTTCGTGGTAGGCGCACAGGGCGAGGATTTTGCTTCGCTTTCGGATGAGCACATTGCGTACTACACCAAGGTGTTTGCGGATACTTCCAAACCGGATGTGAACGAAAATCCCATGTGGCGGTTCTTCTTTGGGAGCTGATGCCGCCTTGCCGCGCATTATCACGCAAGGTTCCCGCAAGACTTCCGCAAAACGCACGCAAGAACGCACGCGGAACACACGGAAACGCACGCAAAAAACAACTCTCGTGCGAGAGTTGTTTCCTTGAAAATCTTGCCTCAGAGACAAGGCGTATAGAGGGACACTGTGGTAAAATTCATTGGTCGTGCCGCGAAAACCCTTTATTTGCAAGGGCTGCGAGGATTTCACTGGTGAAATCGCGCATTAGCCTGAAATTTGACCTCTATCCCCCCTGCGGATTATATCATTCTTTTCAGAGGTCTACACCTCGTGTTTGCGAGGTATTTTAACGAATTTGGAGGGTACGTCCGATGTGCCATCACATGAAAACATCTTTTGGTGTCGCTGTATTTGACCAGATGGATGACATCATCGCCATGCTGAACGTTGTGAACCCTGATGACCGGCTGCAGGGTATCCTTGAAGCCCTGCCGGAGAAATGGGATTCAATACGAAAGGACGCAATCGCCCGCCAAAAGGAGGACCCAGACTTCTTCTTCGATGAGGATGGTGAGAAGGTGCGGTTCTATCTGGAGAACCTACGGGACTATCGGGTGTCGGAGCTGGAAGACTGGTACGAGGCGCATCCGCTGATGGAAATATGCAGTTCGGATTGGGTGAAGCATTCCCTGCCTGAGCGCGGTGTGTTGTTTGCCTATGAGCGCTGCGAGTTTATCGAGGAGCTGAAAGCAGCGTATCCCGAATGGACATATCTTCCCATGCGAGAGGCAACAGCCTTCTTGGAAAGTTCCAGCCCCTTTGAGACGAATGGGGATAAGTGCGGTATCTGTTTCGTATACACCCACCTACTGCCGTGGTACACCTACAGTGAGGTTACAGGCGCCGCAAAGAAGACCGGAAAGTTCGGTGGCTTCGTATCCAGCCAAGGTATTCGCAGGGCTATGAGAATCATGCAGGAAGACTACGAGGCGTTCCTCGATGATAAAGAAGAACAATTAAGAAATAGATTGAAAACGGAGGGGTAAAACCATGACAAACGAAGATGCAAAGAAAGTATTGAGCAACATCTATGAGCTTCAGCTTCAGGACAAGCAAATGAGCTGTCCTTGTTGCGGTGGGGCAATGCGTCCCAACAGCATTGAGAATAGCCTGAGCCGCTATCACGAGGTTTTTATCTGCTCGGACTGCGGCGTGAATGAAGCCTTCAACGGTCCGAAACCTCTTGAAGACTGGGCCGCTATTAAGGGTATTGCCACGGCGCACGAAGCTATTGAGAAGGCCATCGAAAAGTGCGAGGGCTAACTCATGGTTTCGAGAGAAGAAGTAAGAAAAGCATTATACAATATCCATCAGTTGCAGTTACAGTGCAAGCAGATGCAATGTCCTTGCTGTGGTGGAGATATGGCGGTGAACGCTAAAGGAGACTGCCTAAGTCGTTATCACGAAGTCTATATTTGTTTGGAGTGCAGCATGAAAGAGACCGACTCTGGCGCCACCCCCTTGAAAGATTGGGCGGCAATTAAGAATCTCGAAAGAGGATATAGAACCATCGAAAAAGCAATAGCCGACAAAGGCAACGGTATTGGACCGGGCGTTGTTATTGTCAAAGACAAGAATGATGCCATGGTCGGCGTTTTGCTGGTAAAGAACGCCGACAAGTACCTTTCGGACTGCGTCGAGGATATCGAGGCAAACTGGATTTTGATGCGCGAGTCGTATCTGGAGAGAACTCAGGAAGATAAGGACTTCCTGTTTGATGAAGATGATGAACACCTCGCGTATGTCGAGGCGCAGCTCAAGCTCTGCGTTTCGGATGATGCTGAACACACGCCGTATGAGGTCGAAAACCTTGAAAATGTGTGTGTCGTCGAAGCCAATTAAAAAACGCTCATTCCTCTCTTTTTTTAGGACTAAGGTCGGATTCTGTTTGTTCAGGGTCCGGCCTTCGTCCTGCTCAGACTTTTTTCATCTTGCGTAATACCGGCGATTATGTTAATATTAAGACGGATTCAATAATAGTGTTTTCACTCTTGTTGTTTTCCTTTTTATTGACGAAGCGGGCTGTGCAGGCCCGTTTCGTTTTGTGTTGTATTGAATGGTTGAAGAACAGCAATGCAACTTATCACTTGCAGTATTCTTGCAAATGTGCTACTATTCATATGAAATGAGCGCGTCCACTCCTTTCCGCAGCTCATTTATAATTTCTCCTTTCTGAAACGGGACAGACTTTGCATGGTCTGTCCCTTTCAATTTACTCGTTAATAGAGTGTGAAATTATGGTATTCCTCCTTGCGTAACCACTTCTCATATGTTACTATTAAGGCATAGGAATTCTGCAGATAGGCTCAAATCCCTTTTGCATAATTTTCTCCTTTGGCGGAAAAGCAGGAGTTGCGGCCTGCTTTTTCGCTTTTTTAAGTCTTGCAGATGATTGTAGTGCGTGGTATTCTATTCGTAAGATACTGTGCTTTTAACCATGGCACGGTGTCCCTCCGTTTCGTAGGACGAGCCGCTTTCGGCTCGTCCTATTGAATTTTTCACAAAAGTTTCACGAGTGAAACCACCTACCACTTCGAATGTGCTATGCTGAAAATTTGCAAAAAACGTTGCGTCCTACGCAACGTTTTGATGTGGGAAATATGGTATGCTTAAAACTTTCAGGTGTTTCACGGGTGAAATCTTTTGAACGGCGTGATGTGGTATGATAATTGGTTCTACCTAATTGGCTGTTCCGCAATTAAAACAGACTTGCAATACCGCTGGCAAAGAATTTTGCAATTAAAGTAGAAGGCGTAAATTTTTAATTGTACCACTTCTCTGTCCTCATTTTGGAGCTGCTGGGCGGTTGACATCCTCCTCTGTTTTGGTAGGATGAAGGTAAGATTAAGAACTTGTGGAGGTGCGGCGGATATGGAAAAGCTCGTGGTGAGGCATAGAGACGGTAGCGTGGAGTTGGCGAAGGGGCATAGTGTGGAGGAGGCATTGCTGCGGCTGGTGGAGTATGAGTCTACGCGCCTCCCGCCTGAAGACCTCGGCGAAGTCGAGGAGAATGCCTACGACCTCGGCTATCAAGCTGCGCTCAGGCACAAGGGCATCACTTGGGGCGAAGCTGCGGAGTTGCAGCAGTACCGAAGCCTCGGAAGCCTTGAAAATCTCCAGCAACTCGTGAAGGAAAGGCGACGTAAATCCGGCGCACAAGAAGATTGACGCTGTCCTTGCAGTGCTGCATAATATAGCCGAGAAGTCCTGCAGATGCAGGACCAGAGGCCGTTGGTGAGTCCCCTCCCACCAGCGGCCTCTTTTTTCGCCTAAAAAGAATTGACAAAATATCAAACTGTGGTAGTATAGAAGTATAATTACGAAGCTATTTTTATAAAGGAGATTATCTCCGTTTTCAAGTCACCATAAAGAATCAAGACAGTTATCCCAACTCTGGGATGGCTGTCTTTTTTTATATATTTACATACATTTGTGTTCCCGTAAGTCCTTATAACAGGCTGGGAAGAAAGGAGAAAAAGCATGAGTATCGAAAACAGACTGCCTATCCCTCTGACTGCGGATGGAGTTCCTGTCGGCATTGGCGACACCGTCTATGCCATTTGGAATGAGGTCCGCAGAAACACCCGTGGCAAGTTCTACCGCGCATCAACCATTGCCGTGTATCCCGTCAAGGTCACTTCCGTGCTGTTTACGGAGAGCTTTGTCGAGCATCGTGTCATGTGGTCTGGCGATGGTTACGCCAACATCCCCGTCAAGGGCAGCAGCGATTCTGTGAAGCCTGTTGAGGGCTGTGTCGGAATCGAGCTGGGCGGCTACAACACCTTCGCCAGCAAGGAGAAGGCTGAGGAGTGTGTTGCACAGGATAATTGGCAGACTGGCGTTACCTTCTTCAAGGGTATGCCCCCTATGCCTTCCTGCCTCTACAACGAGCTCCGGCAGAAGAGCCGCGACTTCGAGTACGGCTATGTGGCTGAGGAGGTGACGGGCAATGAGTAAGTACGTCGTTGCTATCATGTCCGCTGCTGAAATCGCTGCCTTGCACCACATCATCACGGATGAGCTGGAAAATGGGGTTCTCGATGTCGAGAATCAGGCGTTGTTGAGCAACGCTCAGGCGAAGCTGGACGAAGCCCTGCGGACTGCGGGCGAGTCCCTCTCCCCTGCCGTTCCTGCTTCCAAGCCTGTGGAGCCTCATACGCCGGAGTCTTTCCGCGCCTACGAGCGCTTCAAGCTCCAGTGGATGCTGGACCATAAGCACACACTGCAGGAGTTTCTCTGCGAGCTGGATGCCTATTCTGAGGACTGCGGCGACGCCGGCAGTATGCAGGAGCTTCTGGACGTGTGGGAGAAGGACCATGGCTTCGGCGGTGAGATGTGGCCCTGCTATGAGGAGTGGCTGGAGTGCGAGGCGAAGAGCGTCGTACCCGTCGTCATTCCCACACAGGAGCCCGTCATCACTGAGCCTGTCATCTGCGGCGCTGCCGGCTGTGTGTACCACGACGGCAACTGCAAGTGTATGCTGCCGAGTCTGGTCAACCGTATGCCCAACCGTGACACGGAGGATGCTGTGTACGGTGAAAGCTGCTGCATGGACTTCCTCCCTGCCGAGCTGAACGATGGGACTAAGGAGGCTGCCCATGAGTAATGTCGAAAGGCAGAAGCTCATTGAAAACGCCATGGCACACTATCGTGCTGCCATGGCTTCCGGTGAGTCCAACGAACTGAAGGCAGCTCTCAACGACATGGAAAATGTCTATTATGCCGTCTGCCTCTGGTCTGTTCCGGGGACGGACGAGCTTCGGAAAGCTATCATCAGCTTGTCGGAACTCGTTCGGAGCCGCTGACAGCAAAAAGAAAGGAGAAAATTTTATGTCTGAGAAGGGTTGTCACGTTTTTCCCATCATTACTGATGCGGTCCAGAAAGAGTACGAGAAGTGCTCTCTGAACAGCAAGTCCCCTGACCTGTCGCCCAACATCTGCGGTTACTATGGCCGCGCCTGCAGGCAGATGGACAAGGACGAAGGCGCCAATCGGATGCTCTGTGACCACTGCCCGTTGGTAGAGGTCGCCAACTCTCTGAGAGATGGCGAAGGCTACCGCAGCGTCTATCAGCTCACACAGGATATGCTGTCTGTGCTGAAGCAGAAGCTGTTCTACGACAGCGAGTGTGACGAGTTCCAGCGCCTCTCTGATGAGGAGCGCGACTCTGTCGCCAGCATCGCTTTCTACGACCAGATTCCCAACGAAATCGTGTTCCACGCTTTCGAGGGCATCAGCTTCGTGGATGAGGACTTCTTCTGCGGCGGTTGCGGGGAGGATGCCAAGTGAAATACGTGATGCACTGTGAGGAGGTTGAACTCGTCCATGTGACCACGGAAGATAGACTTGGCTCCATTCTGGAAACTGGTATCCGTCCCTCTGCCTTCGGCGATATGGCCGTAGGCGAGGACGACGGTGCTGGCGTCTATGCTGTCCGCAACGACGCAAGGCTGATTCAGAAGGTGCTGGACTACGTCGTGGACACGGAGACCTTAGGCTATGTCTATGCGGTCAAATTCCGCTACAAGGGCCGATATAGGGAGTGTGTAGACTCCGTGGAACATAGCTCCCACGGAGGCTATATTCTCATTCCCAAGTCCGAGTGTCCATCCGGTATCCCTGCCAAGGACATCATCAGCTATATCCGGCTGGTTCCGTAAAGAAAAAGAAAGGAGATTCAAAATATGCCTGAATTGCATGAGACTATCATGGGACGCAAGTTTTTTATGAGCGATTTCCCTTCCCTCGTAAAGAACGTTGGGCGCGTGGCTGCTGCGCTGGAAGTACAGAATAAGGCTGCCGAGGAGAAGGACGGCCCCAAGGAAAAGGCCTTCCCTGCCATCCTGATTCATTCCACCTGCCCGCTCCATGCCGACGGCACTACTCATACCGGAGCGTACCGCTCCAAAATCGTTGTTGAGAAGTTCGACAACTACCTTGCGGCTCAAAACGTCATGGACGATGAGCTGAGGATGGTATTCGGCTGGGAGAAGCTCCCTGACGAAACTCTCACGACGAACTACGACATCGGCGGCTTGGAGGCTTGGGCTCTCCATAACGGCGTATCCCACTCGTGGAAAATCGTTGTCGTGGAGGTTGAAGTCACCAGAAAGGTGGTGGAGTAAGCAATGGCAAGATGCGCTTTTTGTGGGCGTGATATGCTGACGGCCAAGGGCTGCAGGAAAATCGCCATCCGATTCGTAGATGGTTCCCGTGCTGACCCGATAAAGGTCGGCGCACCGGGCGACTTCTACTTCGGCTGTGAAGGACTGAACAACCCGTACTTTCGCTGCGGCGATTGCGGCGCCATGGTTGGTGGGTATCACCACCCCGGCTGCGACTGCGAACGCTGCCCCAAGTGTGGTGGTCAGCTCATTTCCTGCGACTGTCAGGCCGACTAAGCCCCCCATTTTGAAAGGAGAGAGTCTATGAGGCTCTCTCCTTTTTATTGAAAATACATGAAAGGAGAACTGCTATGAAAACTGGCAATTATGTTTTTTTCGACTCACTTGCGGTTGAAGTCACTCGTCGGTGCAATATGCACTGCGCTCACTGTCTGCGAGGCGAGGCGGAGAACAAGGACATCTCCTACGAGGTCATGGACGCCCTGCTGCGCCACGTGGACGGCATCGGTGTTGTGACATTTACCGGAGGCGAACCGTCTCTCAACTGCCGCGCCATCGACCAGTTCCGTGAGCTGTGCCTGAAGTATGACATCCCTGTGAATGGCTTCTATATCGTCACAAACGGTAAGGAGAACGTAGAAGAGTTGGCTGTTGCTTCCCTGCGGTGGTATAGCTACTGCGCCAAACAGGAGGACATAGAAATCTGCGGTCTTGCTCTTTCCGACGACCAATTCCATGAGGATATTCCCAACGAGAATATCATGCTGCTGAAGGGTCTCTCCTACTTCCGTGAAGAGGACAAGCGCACTGATTGGGACAGAGTCAACCTCATAAACGAGGGACGTGCAGAAGACCTGTTCGAGACGGACTATCCGAAACGTGAACTTGGCAACGAGCGTATCGCTGTCGAGAAGTGGCCGGATGGCAGTGTGATGGTAAATGAGGGTAACATCTGCCTTACGGTGGATGGCAACCTTCTGGATACCTGTAACTGCTCCTATGCTCACCAGAGCCAGCACACCATTGGCGATGTCTTCCATATGGACGAGTTCTACGATGAAATGCACGCTCTTTCGGAGGTGTCGTGATGGCTGCGCCATATTTCTACGACACTTCTGCCAATGTGACTCCGGCGAATAAGGAACATCTACTGACGGACCTGCTGGATGCAATCCAGAGTGTTCTGAGCGAAGGGATTCATCCCTACTGTGAGGAAGACCCTCTCGGTTTGAACCGGTTCGATGTCTCCAGAAGCTCTCTTGGCTATGTTCGTCAGACGGAGACCATTACGTGCGTGTCGGTCCGTATCGTCGCAAACCGCGATTCGATATACCGTACAAACGCCGAGCGCGATGAGGCAAAAGCGGATTTGGAACACATTGCGGAGGATGTTGCCAAACGGTACGAGTCCCGTTCTTTCGTTGCCTGCAACACTTCATGGCCCAGTGCGGACAAGGTACTGCACGCAGCGACCAACGCAAACCAAGTCTGCTCCGTTCATGTCTTCCCATTTGAAGTCTGCTTCTTCAAGACGCCCTACTACAGCTCGCCGGAGCCCACTGAGAAAATCATGTGGGATGCCTTCTGCAGAGCCAGAGCAAGGTCATCCAAGAAGTCTGAGAAGCGTGAGCTGCGGCCCGATGATTGGGGTAAGGAATTCCCGTATGGGAAGTACACCTACAAAATCCTCGGCCCTTCTGTCAGCCAAAACATTTCTGACGGAGAAAACCACATCGACCTGCTCCGCACTGAGGGCTACCGTGCCATGAAACATAGGTGTTGGATAAAACGGCAGGACTTGGAACAAGCGCTCTATGAGATGGAGTACGAGGACAAGTCCGAGCTGGCTATCGAAAAGAGCCATGCAGAGGAAGCCGAGTTCTATCGGAACAAACGCTTCATTCAGCCGAAGCTCGACGCCAGTGGTATCGACGTTGTTTATCGTGAAGTGTTTTCTCTGAAAGGAAAAACGCAAAACCACGATTTTCGACTGGTCGGCTTCATCAAGAAAGCGCGCAAGTATCCGTTCCGTGCCGAATGTATCGACGAGACCGGTGAATATGCCGGTAAGATATGCAGACTGCCATACGACGCTGTCGTTGAGGCTATCAAGGTCAATCGTGGGTGACAAAAAGAGTCGAAATATGAAAGGAGAAAAACATATGGAGTATATCAAAAAGCTCGCTAATGATGAGACGTGGGATTGTGCCACCTTCTCTGGAATGTGCCGCTTTGTAGCGAACGGAAACTACTACGAGTTGCCCAAGCCCATTGAAGAATTGGCAGAAAAGTCCAATTTCAGCGTCTTCGATGCTCCGGCTGATAATCCCGAAGCGCCGGTGCTCGGCGAAAAGTCGGTGTTCGTGGAACGTGATGACCTTCGCCTTTTGGTGGAAGTTTATCCCGACAAGAGCGCAAGCATTTTCGTGGCTACAATGCTTCCTATCGAAACGGAGTACGATGAACTGGAAGACAAGATGGATGATTTCCTCAATGTCATTGAAGATGCGTTGGGTCTGGAAAGCGATAGCATTTCGTCTTCTGGGTGGTCTTTCGGCATCGACGATAACACATACGATAGGTTGCTTACCACTGAGGAACAGGAGCTTATCGGCACTTCGAATTAGAAAATGCACGGTGAAAGGAGAAAATATAATGAATCGCAGAATTGCTGAAAATAAGAAGTTCAAGGCCCTGTACGCTGTCAGTCTGGCACTGATGGTTCTGTGCGTCATCGCTGTTTTCGGCACCATTGGCGCCGCAACGATGTCGGATACCATGTCCACCACCAGTCTCGCCATCAGATGTATCCTGTTCTCCATCGCCGGCCTTCTGAGCTGGGTCGCGTCTCGCGGCTTCAAGCACAGGATTTGGCATTTGGTCAACGAGGAGCTGAAGCGCATCTCCAGTGATGTGTCGGAGCACCTCCGTCGGGATGGCTGCCCCGCTGTTGAGGATTTGTCGGCCTGAACCAATATCTTTGAAAAAGCTCCCCTTTGGGAGCTTTTTCTTTTTAGTTTGAAATGATTGACAAAATATCAAACTGTGGTAGTATAGAATTATAATTACGAAGCTATTTTTATAAAGGAGATTATCTCCGTTTTCCAAGTCACCATACGTAAATTCAGACAGTTATCCCGTTTCGGGGATAGCTGTCTTTTTTATATATTTTCATACATTTGTGTTCCCATAAGTCCTTATAACAGGCTGGGAGAAAGGAGAAAAACATGGATTACAAGAAGGTACAGGAGCGTATGCAGCGTATCAAGGACACGCAGTTCGCCAAGCACCGCGCCCACATCCACAACCGTGGAGACATCGTTGTTGTGGACTGGAAGCGAGATAACACAAACGCCTATGCTGTCCAGTATACGTTCTACAAAAACCACGTCTTCATCACCGGCGACCTCGGCGATGCCATCTTTAACTGCACGTGGCAGACGTGGACCACTGAGAAGCCCTACAAGAACGCACCTGTGGGATGTGGCCGGCCCAATAAGTTCAAGCCCATCTCCCTTGAGTATCTTGAGGAGAAGCTGGGCGCATTCAGGGAAAACGATGTGTATGAGTTCTCCTCGGTGGAAGCCAAGGAAGAAATCAAGCACTACCGTGAGTACGTGTCTAAGGACTATAAGGACGACTTCAAAGACCTGCTGAAAGCGACGGAAGGCCATCGTTTCTGCGATGACTGGCGCAACTACATCATGTCCAACTATGACATGATGGAAGGGATGTTCAGCGATTCCGAAGTCATCGCGGCTATCATGGATGCCGGCAAGACGTTTGGCTGCCGCTACCTGAGTTGGGTGGCTGGTATCCAGATGATTGAGCAGGCTATCGCGGATGGCACTGCCATCTACGACCCTATCCGCGTGGAATCCAACCATCGCACTGCGGTAAGCCTTATTGCCGATGTCGGCAACGGGACTATCTCTGTGGAAGCGATTGACCCCTGCGAAAAGGGACTCCACACGGAGGTGTTTGTAAGCGTGCAGGATAAGGATGGGTCCAACACACAGGATTTGGCCTACATCGGTCAGACCTACGAGCGTAACGAGGATAAGAGCAGCGATGCTGATTTTGTCGCTAAGGACTCCATGACCGTGCGTGTGTGGACTGAGGCGGAGAACGAAGACTACACCAAGGAGTATGTCGTGGAGCGTTACCACGAGTCCGAGGACGACGCAGAAGCTGAAAAGTGAAAGGAGAAGAATCAATGAGTGCAAAAAGGACTGTCATTGAGCAAAAGTTCAAGAAGATGGAGGCCGAGGCAAAGCGCCTCGGTGTCCTTCTCCTGACAAAGCCGGAGACATTCATCGACGATGACCACCTCGACTGCACGTGGTACGGAGGCTACATTGGTGGCTTCCAATACGAGGGCTATGTTGTCTCTGTTGCTGCAATGGGCGATGTCCGTGTCAGCGGCGAGTACAAGGGAGTTGAGGTGGATTACGTCGATAAGAACAATGACGGTGCTATGAGCCACAACTCTGATGCATCACTGCGAACCGCCTTTGAGAGCGATAAAGAACTTTATCAGGCTGTAGAAGACGGTGACATCGAATTTGGGAATAACAACTGGATTGAGGTCTTCGTGAAAGACCCGTCCGGTAAGTCTCTCGATTCGTTTGTCTGTGATGACAGTGATGTGTTGGATGCCTGCTGTGACATCTCCTGTATGCTGGACTGGCTCAAGGCAAATTTTGTCGAAAAGTGAAAGGAGAACATGAAATGAGTGGGAACCGAACGGTAATAGGCCTTTGTCAAAAAGCCTGATGGCAGTTGGAGGGCTATTTAAGATTTTTGATGTGGGAAACCCACAAAAAGTCTTATAGCCACAGCCAAAGTGACGTATGTAAGTCCCTCAGGTAGAGGGTACGGATGCACCTGCGGGTTTTCCCAGCTCGCAGCTCTGCCAAGCATACGCCGAGGTAAGGGAGACACTACCGCCTCCTCCGGAGGTGAGACACTACTGAAAGGAGATGAGCGCACATGACGATGGTCTATGTGCAAAACAAAGACGGTAAACCTTTGATGCCGACAACTCGCTATTGCTATGTGCGCCTTCTCCTCAAGGAGAAGAAAGCACGAGTTGTCTGCACCACCCCGTTTACCATCCAGTTGAACTATGATACCCCTGATATTACCCAAGACCTGATTCTTGGCATTGACCCCGGCAGAACGAACATCGGCGTTGCTGTTGTCAAGGAGGACGGCCAGTGCGTGTTCTCCGCACATCTGGAGACTCGCAATAAGGACATACCTCTCCTGATGAAGAAGCGTGCCGGTTTCCGTAGGCAGCATCGCACGTTGGACCGGCGCCGTAAGCGCCAGCGTCGTGCGAAGGCTGCTGGGACCACCGTTGCCGAGGGCTCTGTCGAGAGGCTGCTCCCCGGCTATGAGAAACCCGTTGTGTGTCACCACATCCGCAACAAGGAGGCGCGGTTCAATAACCGTTGCCGCCCTGCGGGTTGGTTGACACCTACAGCGAACCATCTGCTGCAGGCCCACATTAACCTGATTGCGAAGGCTGCAAAGTTCTTGCCTATCACGAAAGTGGTAGTGGAGCTAAACCGCTTTGCTTTCATGGCGATGGATAATCCCAATATCCGTCGATGGGAATACCAACAGGGACCGTTGTACGGGCTGGGCTCCGTGAAGGATGCGGTGTACGCACAGCAGGACGGACATTGCCTGTTCTGTAAGAAGCCCATTGACCATTATCACCATGTCGTTCCACGCCATAAGGGAGGGAGCGAGACGCTGGCAAACCGGTGTGGGCTTTGCGAGAAGCACCACGCCCTCGTCCACAAGGACAAGGCATGGGCGGAGAAACTGGTCACACGCAAGGGCGGTATGAATAAAAAGTACCACGCCTTGAGTGTCCTGAACCAGATTATCCCGCACCTCATGGAGTATCTCGGAAGCGAGACTCCCTACGATGTCTATGCCACGGATGGTAAGTCCACCAAGGGCTTCCGCGTTGCCAAGAATGTGCCGAAGGAACACTATACGGACGCCTACTGTATCGCCTGTTCCATTTTGGATGCGGATACGAAGGTCTCCGCACCTGCCGAACCTTTTAAGCTGAAGCAGTTCCGTCGGCACGACCGGCAATCTTGCATCCGCCAAATGGTTGACCGGAAGTACCTTCTGGACGGCAAGGTCGTTGCAACAAACCGGCATAAGTCCATTGAGCAAAAGTCCGATAGTCTTGAGGAGTTCCGCGAGGCTTACGGCGACGCTGCGGTATCGCAGCTCACCGTAAGGCCCCACTCACCCCAGTACAAGGACATGGCTCGTATCATGCCGGGTGCGGTGATGGATTTTGATGGGATTGTTGGAGTATTTAAGGGGTCATCAGGACGGAATAATGGTACACCAAATTATTACAATTCTACGAAAGGAGCAAGGGTTTTAACAAAGAGGTGTGCGCTTCTCGCAAAGAATGCTGGCATGGTTTTTATCCCTGCCTGAAAATTAAGTTTTGTGGGAAAACACATCAAATCTTAAATACCCCGTAAAACGCAGAAAGGAGAGAACGAATATGGCAGAGAAGCTGTTCGGCACAAAAAGGCTCGATAAGTACGCCGAAAACGGCTACGAGAGCTGCGCTTTGAGCCAGCGTGAGGAGCAGGATGCCTTCTCCTTCTGGTGGCCTTTGGTGAAGGACTGTGGCATTCGTGTGCCGGAGACTGTTATCATCAAGGTTCCGGAAGAGGTGGATGAGGAAGGCCAGAAGACTTTCTACAGGCACTTCTATATGGAGCGTCCGGAGGACTATCCCGCTATCAGAAAGTGGGTCGATGATGTTGTCATCCCCACTCTCAACGCCTCTCCGCTGAAGGGACATCTGCTGTTCGTGAAGAACAGCCTGTACTCCAATAAGTTCGATGCGCGTACCTGTATGCCGGCACCTACTCCCAACGCACTGACCGATGCCATCATCGGCATTCAGTACAGTGAGTATGAGAATAAGATGTGGGGTCCCTACGGCGACACGGAGTTCGTGTTCCGCGACAGGATTCTACATATGAGCAAAATGGTTCCGTGTATCTACGGCGGACTTCCCTTCCGCACTGAGTTCCGCGTGTTCTACGACTTCGACACCCGCGAGGTCATCTTCACCGCGAACTACTGGGACTACGACTACCTCTATCCCCACCTTTATGACCGCACCGACCGAATTGTGTTCGATGCGATGAGGGATGAGATGCAGGAGAAGTTCGAGAAGTATCGCGGCGAGGTGGAAGCGCTGGTGGCCGAGCATATGAAGAATGTGCAGGGTCTCAGCGGTCCGTGGTCTATCGACATTATGTTGAATGAGGGATTTTCTACGGAGCATTTCGAGAAGCCGAACGAATTCTGGCTCATCGACATGGCTGTTGCGGAGCGTTCCGCCTACTGGGAGAAGCGCCCCTCGAAGCTGGCACTGGAGACGGTGCCTGAACCGGAGGTGTGAGTCATGGGTGTCACGATAAGCTGTAAAAAGACTGGTCGGTCTATCGACCTTGGTTGTGGAGGCTTTTTCAATCTACGCAATAAGGTCTCAGACCTCGTTGGCGACCCTTGGGCGTCCCACTACCGCAAGCTGGAGGACATCTTCCGGAAGGCTTTTTCCATGAGCGATGAGGAACGCAGGCAGGCCTACAATGCCTTTGATGCTGAGACCGAACGGCTCCTTGCCGAGAAAAAAGTCAGCTTCAAGGTCGTAGACTTCCTGCTTCAGCCGGACTGTGAGGGCCTTATCCGTTATGGTGCCTGCAAGGAGCTGCTGAAAATCATCGGTGATTACGACGACAACGTTCTGTACGGCTACATTGGCCGTCCGGATTGCGCCAAGTTCCGAGATTTCAAAGCCATCCTGCAGGATTGTGCCGACAACAAGTGCGATATGATATGGAGTTGAGGGCTGGTTTCCAGCCCTCTCCCCTGCCCTGTTTACCAAGAAAGGAGAAAAACATGAGAAAAAAGAACGAACACAAGCCCCTGACCGTCAAGGAAATCGTCTTCGGTGCTAAGGAGATGATGAAGAGCGTTGCGCGAGCTGATGACGAGGTTCTCAATCTGCTGAATCAGTTTGAGCGGAATGCTTCCAGCATCCGTACCACTGCAGCGGATGAAGAGTTGGTCTATTCCAACTTCGACATCCATGTTGACTGCGTTCATGGCAGTAACGAAGGGTACTACGCTGACATCGTTTTGGATGGGCGATGGATGCCGTCTCAGAAGGCCGGTACGCGGGAGCGTATGGAAATCTATTCCGTCAGAACGATGGATGACAGCATGAGCGGATGCATGAAGGCCGCACAGTACGCCGCGTGCCTCGCATTTTTCGCCCAGAAGTTCATTGATAGCAATATGGACCGGTTCGCAGCATCCAATGACAATTTTGTGGATGCGCGATATGTGTCTATTTGGGATGGTGGGCGCACCGAATGCTCCTCCGAGTGTGTCGTTGACCTGCTCAAGCATGAAGTTGTCTCTATCACCCCCTGCGAGACCTTGGACGCAGCGGAAGTGGAAGTCCTCGACGCCGAGCGCGTCATCGTTCCCGATGCCTATGCGGACAACGGGTGGAGGATTTACCCCGTCTATGTGCGGGGAGAGGAGCCTGACCCGCTGGAGGTGCAGCGCCACGAGTATTTTGTTCGTGATTGATATTACTATTTTAAGGGAGAGAGGCATTTAGTCTCTCTCCCTTTTTGAAAGGAGATGATATGGTGAGTTTAGCACTCGCAATCAAAAGCCCTTTTTCCATAAAAAAGACTGACATAGTGCCTGTATATATTGAAAGCGTAAGCGTATGTAACGCAAAACGCTTGCATAATGCGTTACCGAGGTATATAATATCTCCGAGAGGAGTTGAGATATCTATGCCGAAGATGGTGAACGTTAATTTCAGGCTTGAGGACGATGTCAAGGACTCAATGGAAGAGGTCTGTGCAGAAATGGGAATCTCCATGAGCACAGCATTCAAAATTTTCGCAAAAAAGGTCGTTAAGGAGCGTAGAATCCCCTTTGAACTGTCTGCTGACCCGTTTTATTCAAAGAGCAACATGGATTATCTGTCCGCTGTGGCTAAGAGAATTAACAATGGAACAGCGAATCTTGTCGAACATGACTTAATTGAGGTGGAAGACGAGTGAAGCTGAAGTGGGACGAAAGTGCGTGGGAAGAATACACTAAAATCCAAGCACGCGATAAGCAAATGCTCAAACGCATCAATATGCTGGTAAAGGATGCTATGCGTAGTCCGTTTGAGGGTATTGGGAAACCTGAAGGCCTCAAGTGGAATTTGCAAGGATACTGGAGCCGTCGCATTGACGATACGAACCGCCTTGTATATACTGTGAAGCGAAACAGCGAAACAGGCGAAGACGAGCTTATTATCGCATCGTGCCGTTACCACTATGACGACTGATTTTTGGAAATTTTGAAAAATAAATAAGCGGGAGGCGTTCATGCTCCTCCTGCTTTCAAAAAATACGTTGGAGGGGAATTTTGACTATGACCGCACGTGAATACGCAAAGAGTGTTGGCTTCGAGGTTGTTGGCAAATTGAAAAGATTGCCCGATGTCCACTATGGCATGGAAGACAAGCGGAAATATCCGCTTTGGATTGATGAGGCCGGCAATGAGTATTGCGGAAGTTACGCCGAGGGCGGCTGCTATTGCATCATCACTTCTGACGGCGGTGTTATCTAAGGAAAACAGGAGAGGCCTCGGCTTCTCCTGTTTTTTGCGTCTATGAAATTGTTCTTTTGTGTTGAACATCGCCTATCCCACAGAAAACTTTAGAGCATCCCTCGTGTTCTCCAAGGTTTTGTGTGGGGTATACGTTGAGTCCCACGTAGCAGTTGACAAAAACCTCCGCCGCAAGCCCACTCCGTGAGGGGTGGGAGGAGTCAAAGAACAGACTGAACAAGACTGTGTGCGTTTGCTGAAAGGAAAAATTAGTATACAGGAATTAGCTCAAGAAATAATGGCAAGGGGTAGCGGAGATGCACATGACGATTGAGATGGCATTGGAAAAAATGATTCCCAGTTTGCGAGGAATCTGTGCTTTCCGAATATTGAGATTGTGAACTCATGCGTTCACAATCTGACCCGGACACATTTTCGCAGCTTATTATGAGTGTTGGACGAGAATACCAGTGTTTGGTATATGAGCGAAGCAGCCCACACAAAAGTTGGAAGGAATCGCTCAGTCGAAATGGGCCTTAAATTAAAAAAACCCACACAAAAGTTGGAATAGCCGCGTCGTATTTCATATGGACTTGAGCGCAAATGCGGGATATAATAGCTATGAATATACAAGTGCAGGGGGACGAGGTGTATGTGGGATGATATTCGACGACAAACGTGTTGCCTTACAGGTCATAGAATCATCCGTCCAGACCTGAGAGACTCCGTATTCGGAGGTACTGAGATACAGCTTAGAGAGTTAATTACACGCCAAGGAATCCGATTCTTTGGCGTTGGCGGTGTCATCGGATATGATACTCTTGCTGCGGAAATATTGTTCCGCCTCAAAGAGACCTCGTATCCGCACATCCGTGTCATTCTGGTGTACCCGTTCGAGGGTTTCGATTCACGCTGGACAGATGAGCAAAGACGGACGTTTGCGAAGCTGTACGACCAGTATGATAAGAGAGTGTGCATCGCCCCTTCCCCGTCCAGAGAGGCGTATTTGGCACGCGACCGGCATTTGGTGGATTGCTCCAGCGTATGTGTCGCTCACTGCACCCACAATACCGGAGGCGCAGCATATACCCTACAGTACGCTCAGGCACAAGGGCTGACCATCTACCGCGTCTGAGCCTTATACAATATACGCGGGCTTTCCCGCGAAAGGAGGATTTATGAGGAGAATTATTTGTATCATTTTAGCCTTAACACTGACACTGTTGTGCGGCTGCGGTGGACGAAGCACCGGAGATGATGTGCCGGACTACGGAACTCCCACACAGCGGCAAAAGGAAGAATTTGTTGTTACGCCTATGGCATCCGGACTGGAGCTGGAGTCGTATAGCTGTGCGGATTTCTCTATGAGCGTCCCGCAGGGCTGGATGGTGGAGGCCGCCACATCCAATGCAGGAATGTACCACGCTTTGCGGGCATATGACACAGCGTGCAGCGTAAATCAAATTCTATATATCCTGAAGGCAGAGCCGCTGTTTGTGGACGATTTTCTGAAGCAGAATTATACATACTGGAACGCTGCTTACGCAGCGTTCCCTGTGATGGCCGAGGAGTCCGTGAAGGGCTACTTTGATGTGCCGCCGCAGTATCTGTCGGCGGTGGCTGCAGAACCGTTTTACAGCAGTCTTCACTTCCCACAGTATGAAAATTTCACGGTGACGGAGGCCTTTGACGCCACCGGCTCTTTGGGTGGGACAGCCGGCGTGCTGCGTGCGGAGTTTACGCAGGGTAGCATCGAAGCGGAGGGTATGTGCTCCGTGGAGCTTGTCCCCTTCCCTATTCCCGGCCTTGGCGGGTATTACATGGCGTACAGCACCACCATCGTCTCCGCTGAGAAGGGAATGTTCCAGAATTGGGAGGACATCCTGACACGGAGCTTGGGCAGCTTGGACTATTCCGGCAGCTACACCTCCTCCGCCATGGCGCAGAGCGATGCGGCGATGCAGCAATCACAGCAGTTGAGCCAGTCCGCCAATGAGATGCAGGATGCCATCATGTCCTCGTGGGAAAACCGGAATACCAGTCAGGACATCATCAGCCAAAAGCAGAGCGATGCCACCATGGGCTTTGAGCGGGTGATGGACACGGAGACCGGCAAGATTTATCAGACGGACAACGGCTTTACCGATTGGTATGACGGGGAGCGGTATACGGCTATCACGGACGACCAGTACACGGAGGCCGTTGTGGGGCGGTTCTCGTGGAAGTAAGGAGGATATTCGAATGAAAAAGATTTTGACCATGCTGCTGACCGCAGCAATGCTTTTTACGCTGGCCGCTTGCGGCACGACACCCAACGAGGCAGACAACAATAACAACAACGAACAGAACGACCATCAGGCCGAAACGCCCGACACGTCTTATGAAGCTCCCCAAATCACGGAACTGTATAACGAGGACTTCGACTACACCGACGGCGTGGGCAACAGCGGCCACTATACCTACCGTGTGCCTCAAATCGAGGCGGACACACAGGGCGCGGAAGCCATCAACAAGGCTATCTCCGATGAGTACAGTCCTATTGTGGACAGCGTACTGGAAACCGTTGCGGATAAGGCCAGCCTGTCCTGCTTCTACGTAGCGTGGGAGAAATATCAGTATGAAAACATCCTGTCGCTGGTGGTCTCCTGCGGCTGGGATGCCGATATAAACAGCTATAACGTCTACCTGTATGACATCGCCAGTGGCCAGCAGCTCACAACAGCGGATTTGCTGAAGGCGCTGAATGTGGACGAGACAGCCTTCTTGGAGGCGGTGCGCCGCGCTGCCGCTGCAACGTTCGATACACAGTGGGGAGCTATTGCGGGCGGTGATATGGATGAGTTCCTGACGGAACGTCGTGATTGGACGCTGTCCGACGAGAACATCAATATGGACGCTCGAACATACGCCGACGGCGCTGGAAAACTCCATGTGGTGTTGCCTATCGGCTCCATCGCCGGCGCGGACTCCTATGAGCAGGTGTTGGATTTGGACATGGTCGGCTAAAGTTGAACGAACAGGAAAGAAGCTCCTTCGGGAGCTTCTTTTTTCACTCCAAAAGGAATTGACAAAATATCAAACTGTGGTAGTATAGAATTATAATTACGAAGCTATTTTTATAAAGGAGATTATCTCCGTTTTCAAGTCACCACACGTATTAAAAGACAGTTATCCCAACTACGGGATAGCTGTCTTTTTGTATATATAAGTCACCTCTTAATTTCGTTATGAGCATAAGATTCCCGACCGTTTCAAAGCGGAGGGCAGCTCAAGAAAGGAGAAAAATCATGGAAAAAGCCATCAACAGAGAGCAGGACAACTATCGTTTTGTCACTGACAGCGAGACCGAACTGCTGCAGGAAGTTCAGGAGATGGAACAGAACAGCCGTTGGCTGCCGGGTGTCCCCTCCAAGAAAATCCATGTGCTGCCGCTGGAGCCCATCGAGGTCCCCATCGTGGTACAGAAAATCGCTGACGACCCCATGCTGACCCGCAAGGTGTCTCTGGACGCAGCGATGGAAGCCGCAGACCCTGCTGTCGGCTCTCACTTCATCATGACCAATGAACCCAACGCATGGGTGCTGCGTGACACCGCCATCAGTTCCCTGCACAACACTGCGAAGCTGTTCGGGTCTGCGTTCTCCCGCATGACACCCTACTGCTCCGCAGAAGTGCTGAACAATGGTCTGCGTGCGGCGCCGGATAAGAGTCTGACCCTCCTGCTGGAGCGTTATGGCCGTATTGCGGCACTGCATTCTGACAACGGCGGCGGCTATCGCGTCATGCCGATTTCCGAGCTGCTGTCGGCAACCACTCGGAAGCTGAACGACCGATTCGGCAAGGTGGAGTTCCTCGGCGGCGAGAACAGCCACAGCGCAACGGCCTGTATGTGGGCTCTGCCTGACAAGCAGGACGAGATGCTGACTATCTATGAAGATGCGCTGGATGCACATGGTATCACTTCTGTTCATTCCATGAACATGATGCCTGTGGTCAAGTTCTTCTCCTCTGATACCGGCAATAGCTGCGCTACTGCTGTTCCCTACTTCCAGAAACCCGCCGGAAACTGTGTCCGCTTCACGGACGGTATCGCTGTAAAGCATACCAGAAATAGTAGCGGCAAGGACGGAGTCCCCGCCTTTGAGGAGGCGCTGGACGGTCTGTACGCACAGTTCACCGACATGACCGAGGCTCTGGATAAGCTGACCAGCGTGCAGATTGAGCACCCTGAGAATGTGCTCATTGGTCTTTCCAACAAGCTGGGACTGCCTAAGAAGTACGCTGATGAAGCCCGTAAGGACCTCGCCAGACTGACTGCGGGTATGCCTTTCGTCCCCATGCACGACGTGTATCTGTCTATGTCCGACATCCCCTTCTATGCCAAGGAAGCCGGCGCCTCCCAGACGACCATCACGAATCTGGAAGAGCAGGTGGCGAAAATCCTTCACATGGATAAGGAATGGAGTCGCTATGACATCGGCGGCACGGTCGAGTGGGGCCGGCAGAGCTATATTCCCAACCAGACATTCTGAAAAAGAGAAAGGAGAAAAACATGAGTAAGAATCCTGAGAATCCCAATCGTTTCACTCCAGATGAGACTTCCACCTTCAAGTGCCTTTTCTCCAAGTTCTGCCGCCAGCAGATAAACGAGGAAAACTGCACGGACGACGACTGTGTCACCTGCTGCGTCAGCGCGGCATATGACAAGATTTTCGACGAGAACGAGGAGGAAGCAAGCGATGAGTGACATCAAGACCATGCCCGACATCGAGGTCGGCGATTTCCTCCTGAGCAGAGACGGTAAGCAGCAGGGTATCGTGTCCCGTATCGGTACTCGATACTGTGCCGCCTGTGGGCGTATAAGCCGCTGCGCCACCGTTCGATGGCCCGACGGTAAGATTACTCGCCCCTGCACGAGAGGCACCATGGAACGCTGCGGCAGCAACGGAGGAGGTAGCATATGGCGTTTGACCTGACCACAAATACCGTGGCTCAGGTAGAAGCCACTCCCCCCTACCCCCGCTGCATCGCCGTTGATTTTGATGGTACGTTGTTCGTCACGGACTTCCCTCACATCGTCGAGCCGAAGTGGGACGTTATCAACCGCGCCAAGGCAGAACAGGCTAAGGGTACTGTCCTCATTCTGTGGACCTGCCGGCACGGAGAGCATCTTGAGGATGCTCTCCGCGCCTGCGCGGAAGTAGGCCTCAGTTTCGATTACGTCAACGAGGCAGAGCCTCAGCGGGTCGCTTTCTTTGGCGGCGACGGACGTAAAATCGGTGCGGACGAATACTGGGATGACCGTGCTGTCTGTATTGCATAAGAAAGGAGAAACACATGAAAGTGAGCGAATATACCGCTGCTTTTGACGAGAAGTACGCGGCGGCTGATGCCGAACGTAAGCAGTTTCTCGCTGAGGGCAGAAAAAAGGAAGCAGACAACATCAAAATGCCGTTCTGGTATGATGAGGTTGTCGTTCCCATGGTGGAAAGCATCGCCACTATGAAGGGCAAAAAGCCTTATATCATCGGCCCTTGCGGGCTCGGTGCTAAAGTGTATATCACCCTTCATAGTCCCTTCGACGACGAGAGTTTCCGATTGTACGATTTCTCTGAAGCGGAGACACTCATGGTCGAGCCGGAGTTCGATTCCATTGAGGACGGACTCATTGCGACGTATCTTCGCTATGAGACTGGCGAGGTGGATACCACCTATCCTGAGGGTTCCCTCGGTGCTTATAACGGACTGAATCGCGTCACCAAAAGGCTCCCTGATGAGATTGACGAGGTTGCAAGGCTGTTTAAGCCTGTGGATTTTAAGCCTGTGCCCACCACCAAGTAAAGAAAGGAGAAAAATGAATATGGCTTCAGTTTTTGAAACTTTCGGGAACGGGGACACCCCCGTCCGCGTCGAGCGCGATGGTGTTATGCTTTACGTTCCGTTCCGCGAGCTGAGGGGCGGTGACAAGGTTTGCCACCGTCTTCCCGATAAGCGCGAGATGTCTTTCACTGTTGATGTAGATGGTGACGCACATCTCTGCGACGATACTGACAATGGCGAGGAGCTGTATGTTGTCTATGACGAAAATGGTGATGGATACTACGCGGATATGATTACGAGAGTCACGAAGGTCATCAACGCGGTGGACCGAGATGGGCTGAATGTGGATATCACCACAATGGTGTTTTCCATCCCCTATGAGGATTTCGACCTCGAAAGGGCTATTCGTGACGCCGCTGTCGAATTCTGCCACACGAAGGAAGGCTTGGATATGTACGAGCACAACTGTGGAGAATTCAACTACGGCGATTTCCTCAACGTCCCCGCCGAAATCTGCACGAGGCACGGCTTTGAGCTGATGAGCTTCACGCAGGGCGTGTCTGAAGTCGTTGACTTCAATACCACGCTGGTCTTTTCCGACGACGTCTATGACGCCGGCGAGGACGATGAGGACGGTGATAGCCAGTGAAAGTCGTATATTTGCTGTTTCATAAGGACAGCAAACGTCCCACAATGGTTTCCTTCACTCCCAACGGCATGAAGCGTCATATCACAAAGATGATTCGCACGGGCTCTATGGAATACTGTGATGGCTCCAAAGCCACACAGATTCGATGCCTGCGTGATGATTTCATGAATGCCGACCCCATCACCGCTGTCAACAAGAGACTGCGGAATAAATGGAGCATTGAAGCATACGTGGAGGGTTCTGTGCGGCGTTAGGCCGCACAGAACACCTACCCAAGAAAGGAGAAAAAATATGTACTTCGAGTGTAACCTGCCTACATCTGTCCCCATGTGGATGGACCCGCGAGCTGCCATTCCGTTCATCAATACGATGGACGCGATTCGTAGGCGCATGGACGTGCTGGAAGCGGCAAAAGACCTGTGCTACCTGATGCCGCCTGAGGTCTTCGCGGACAACGCTGCGGAGGTATTTAAGAAGATGCAGAGTACCGGAAGTGTTTTCGACGCTTTGACGCCGGAAGAGCTGAAGGATGCTGTTCACTATGAATACAACTTCTACGGCAAGCACAAGCCGGCCATTCCTCCTCGTATGGAGTGGCCCAATGCTGAGACTGTCGTGGATTGCCGCTTCGTTTCCACCCATGAGTGGGAGGCTATCCGTCACCTCGGTATCGGTGGCTCTGATGCTGCTGTGATTACGGGCCAGTCCCATTATCGCACGCAGACGGAGCTGTACTATGACAAAATCGGAAATCCTGACGCAGCACAGAAGTCCGGCAGCAATGCCGTTTTCGTGCGTGGTCATTTTCTGGAAGATACGGTCGTCAACACGTTCTGTGCCCTCTCCGGCGCAAAGCGTATCCCTGAACACCGTATGTTCCGGAGCAAGGAGTTTCCGTGTGTCACGGCGAACATCGACGCCATCGTGGAGTTGAATGGCGAGCTGTACGTCTTTGAGGCCAAGACCACCATTGAGGAAAACTTTGCGGCGTGGATTAACAACAAGGTCCCGCCCCACTATCTCCCTCAGATGCGGCAGTACCCTGCGGTACTGAACGATGACCGTATCAAGGGTACGTACATCGGCGCCATCCTGACCCACGACTATGAGACCGGTGGGATGTATATGGGTTCTACCTTCGACCTGTCCGGCTTTAAGCGGCGGTTCATGCCTCGTGATACCGAGGCGGAGCATGACCAGCTTGAGGTCGAGGCGGATTGGTGGGAGACCCATGTCGAGAACAATAATCCCCCTCCTCACATCGGTGAAATGGAGGACGAGCTTCAGGTCCTGAACAACATGGCTTCTCAGAAGGTCGGCGCTCCGACCGTGACCCGTGACCTGCCTTCCGATTTGGCGGACAAGGTCTCCAAATGGTTGGAGCTGTCCGAGCAGTCCTCCAAGCTGGATAAGCAGAAGAAGGCGCTCGACGACCAGCGTAAGGCGCTCTCCCTGCCTCTTATCGAGGCGCTGGGGCCTGACATGGATGTAGGTATCATTACCATTGGTGACGACACTTACGAGGTCAAGAACAGCCCTCGTAAGGGCACGGAGTATAAGCGTGATGTGATGGAGTTGCTCATCGACACGCTCGACGGGCTGAGTCCCGATTTGGCGAACAAGTTCCGTGATTGCATCGTGGATATCCCCTGCAAAACTCGGACGTTCTCCATTAAGAAGAGCAAGAATAAGACCGCATAACCCTTTCAGGATAAAGTAGTTTATCATCAGAAATAAATTATAAAGGAGGCCGGCGACATGGCCGTTGTAATCCCATTCGCCGCCTCCCCTGAAAGGAGCGCGTGCGTGATGAGCAAGAATCTTGAAACAATCACCTGCGTTCCTATCTATCGGCTGTATGAGAAAGACGGTTGGAAGGTCATTAAGTGCCAGAATACCCAGAATGATGTGACGTTTGTTGCCACTGGCGACGGCCTCCCCTATGCGGAAGACCGTAACATCAACCGGAACACAGTCATCACTATGACTGGTTACTGGTCTGTGGGTAGTAAATACGGCACATCTTTCAAGGTCGAGTCTTTTGAGTACCAGCTCAAGAAAACCAAGGACGCCACAATATCGTACCTGTCGAGCCTGCGCTGCGGGTTCGGCCCCGCCGCTGCGGAAGCAGTTTGGAAGACGTTTGGAGACATTACGTGGGACGTGCTGGACAATCAGCCTGAACGGTTGATTGGTGTCAAGTACGGACGCCGTTACGTTTCCAAGAAAATGGTCGATAAACTGAAGGTCGCACTGAGCGAGACGAAGAAAGAGCGTGAAGTCACCAGACTTCTCCGCAATGCAAACCTCTCTCTTCGGAAGGTACAAACACTGCTGAAGGCTTTTCCCGATGAAGACGTGGTGGATATCCTCAAGCACGACACGTACCGTGTCTGCGAGGTCAAGGGGTTCTCCTTTGATATGGTGGACAGCTTCGCTCTGGAACAGGGCGTTGCTATCGACAATCCTGCACGTCTCCGTGAGGCGCTGCGGTACACTATGGACTTGGCGGCATCCGCCGGTCATATGTGTGTCCCTGCTATTGAACTGCCTGCTATGATGGCGAGAGTAGCCAACAAGAATGTCCGGACCAAGGGCGTTACAGAAGAAATCTGTAAGGGCGCTATCAACGCCGCCTGTCTGCGTAAGGACATTCGTTTGGCCGGTCCCATGCTGTATTCTGCCAGCCGATTTGAGCAGGAATACGGTATCAGCCGCCATATCAAGCGGCTCATGAAAAGCAATAAGCCTGTCTCTACAGAGAAGATTAACCGAGCATTACAGGCATATCAGGAAGACAACGACATCACCCTCGCTGAAAAACAAAAAGAGGCTGTTATCAGTTGCTTCCAGAACCCCGTCACTATCATCACCGGCGGTCCGGGCACGGGCAAGACGACCGTCACAAAGGCCGTTCTGTACGTCCATAAGGAGCTTTTCGGTGAGGATAACTCACTCCCCTGCCTACTGGCTCCCACTGGCCGTGCCGCCCGTCGTATGACGGAGCAGACCGGTGTGGAGGCGTCTACCATCCATTCCGCCATCGGACTGCGTGGTGATGACTGTGTGGGCGGCTGTGATTGTGATGGGCCCCTGTTCGGCAATATCTTCATCATCGACGAATGCTCCATGATGGACTCTTTCGTAGCATACAACCTGCTGCAGAAGATTCCGGGGCGCACCAGAGTCGTGTTCGTTGGAGACCCTGAACAGCTCCCTTCTGTCGGTGCCGGCAACGTGCTGTATGAGATGATTCGCAGCGGTATGGTGCCTGTCACCAAGCTGAATGTCATCTACCGACAGGCTCAGGGAAATCCCATCGTGGAAAACGCGCAGAAGATGCGTCACGGTGACGTAAACCTGCATTATGCTAAAAAGCAGTTCATGTTTATGGAAGACCGTACCGGAGACCCTGCCCGCATTGAGGAAGCTGTATGCGAACTCTACGAGAAGTCTATCCGCGCAAAGGGCGCTTCCAACGTCGCTCTCCTCTGCCCCTATCGGCACAAGAGCGCACTGAATGTGAACCGCTTCAATAAGCTGCTGCAGGAGCGCATCAACCCCGCATCTCCCACAAAGAACTTCGCTATCTTCAACAGCAAGCTGTTCCGTGAAGGCGACAGAGTGATGCAGACGAAAAACACCGACTTCGCCAAGAATGGCGACATCGGTGTGATTCACTCCATCTCTTTTGAAGCTGACAAGGACGACCCGAACAAGAAGACAGATATCGTTACCATTGAGTTCAATGACGACGGTAATCTGGTTCGGTACGATGCTGAACAGATGGAAAATGTTGACTTGGCTTACTGTACCACGGTGCATAAGAGTCAAGGTTCTGAGTATTCCATCGTTATCATGGTCGTATCACCTGAGCACAAGGCTATGCTGCGGCGCAATCTGGTCTATACCGGCATTACCCGTGCAAAGGACTGTGTTATCATGGTCGGTCGTGTCGAAGCCTTGACAAAGGCTATTCTGAACAACAAAACGGACAAACGGTATACGATGCTGGGTGACTGGCTCTACACCGAACTCCATGAATTTGCTGCTGACGCAACAGAAAAGCAGGGTGCATAGCACCCTGCTTTTTTTCATGAAATCATTTAAGTCCTTACAACGGCAAACACATCATTAGGATGTACCGTCCGGAGCATTTCCTCAGAGCTTGCATACACGCTGTATGCTGCATCTATGTTTCGTCTGTACTGTTCCCGCGAGATAGGCGGGCGAAGCTGGAACTCACGCATTGTTCGGAGTATTTTGTTGCTCAGGGTGTGGCTTAGGCCGACCTGCCTGAAGCCCAAGATTTCGCCGTATTTCGTGTCCACAGACACAATGATGAGGCTGCATCCAACTCCCTCCTCTTCTATTTCTTCAAATGGCGGAAGAGTCGGGTTGATGCGAGGGTCAAAGGGAGTGTCCATCCACGGACCAGCATCAAATGAGAACAAGAAGAAAGGTGTATCTTTGATAACAGCTAAAGTTGTCATCAAACTCCCCTTGATGAATGAATCATTTTCATCCTTTCTCATTTCGGGAAAGCCAATTATAAGTTTCCACCCAGTAACACTATCATAATCCATTCGAATCAAAATGTCATTTGTGAGGTATTCCGGAACCCTATCCCCCACTGATAGTCTTTCATACATAGCCCCCATGTGAATACCTCCCCCTTCAGTATAACATAAAGTATATCAAAGAAATTTCACCAGTGCAAGAACCAGCGGAAATTCTCCTCAAATTTGTTCGCTTGGAAAACTTGACAAAATATCAAACTGTGGTAGTATAGAATTATAATTACGAAGCTATTTTTATAAAGGAGATTTATCTCCGTTTTCAAGTCACCCTAATTATTAAAGACAGTTATCCCAATTACGGGATAGCTGTCTTTTTTAATATATAAATACATCAAATATGCCATTTTCTGACACCCCAAAAATCAACATTTGTCAGGATTTGGTCCGCCTTCGTGCGGAAGAAAGGAGAAAATTATGTCTTATCAGAACAACAACGGTGGTATGCAGCAGGCTCCCAACCAGTACGGCTATCCTCAGGCACAGGGCCAGTATCCCGCACAGCCTCAGTACGGCGCTCCGCAGGGCCAGCCCGCCTACGGCTATCCTCCCCAGCAGCCGGCCCCTCAGGGCTATGCTCAGGGTGGGTATCCTCAGCAGGGTATGCCTCAGGGCCAGCCTGCGCCCCAGCAGGGCGGCTATCCGCAGCAGGGTGCTCCCGCGCAGGGTCAGCAGCAGGGCCGTCAGTTCATCACCTACGGTCATTTCACCAATGCTGTGACCTCCGACGGTAAGCCCTTCATCTATGTGGACTTCGAGTGTGCTGTCACCCGCTGCTCCCAGATGAAGTACACCAGCGAGGGCAAGCCCTACATCAACTTCTCTATGCCCATTCAGGGCCGCCAGAACACTCTGGACCGTGTCTTCGGTCAGGGAACGCTGGTTCCCAATGACAAGGGTGTGGTGTGGGCAAACTGCTCTATGTGGGAGAAGGTCGCCGAGCGCTTCCTGAACATGGTCGCTACCGGTCGGCACAGCAACCCTGTGCTGATTATTTCCGGCTCTGCCAAGATTCAGGAGTACAAGCGCAATGACGGAACGCCTGCCAAGAGCCTGAACATCACGGTCAGTGACTTCACTCTGCTCCGTGACCGCAACAGCGGCTCCTGCATGGACCCCAATGCCCAGCAGCAGGCTCCTCAGGGCTACCAGTCTTCCTTCGGCGCTCCCGCTGCCAATGGCTACCAGCAGCCCGCACCTCAGCAGGCTCCTCAGGGCGGTTACGCTCCCCAGCAGCAGGCTATGCCTCAGCAGGGTCAGCCCGCTCCTGCGCCTCAGCAGCAGGGTCAGCAGCCGATGAACTACGGTCAGCCCGCCCCCAACGGCTTCTATGAGCTGAACGGTATCGACGACAGCGACCTGCCGTTCTGATTCCGCCACTCCCCCGCAAATCTGTAAGGCAAGCGAAAGGCGGGGTCTCGATACATTTCGAGACCCCGCTTTTCCAGCAAAAAAAAGAAAGGAGTACAACATGACTCTCAATCAGGAAGAGAAGAAAAAGCTGCGGGCAAACATCGAGAAAATTGATGCCTACATCAAATCTGAGATTTGCCCGTATCTGCACGGCAGCAGCATCACTGTGGATTTCGGTGAAGAACGGCAGTATCCTACGCCTCCTTATCGTGAGGCGGAATACCATCTGTCGGTTTACAAAGACCACATCGGCGACCACATCAGCGGTCGCACCGGTAATCTCGGTCTGAGTCTGCTGAGTACCTCCTCGGATGAGTTCGGCAGGACCTGTAGTTTCGATACCTATACGTCCGCCGGCGTCGCTCTGCTGCGCCACTGGCCTGCTATCAAGCAGAAGTTGCAGAAGCAGGTTCTCGACATTGTCTCCAGTGAAAAGCTGCTCGATACTTTTGAAGTCTGAGAAAGGAGAAAATAACATGGAACTGAAACTTGCTCTCGCCACGGTTAAGCCCCATTGGTCTGCCGAGTCCGTTGACGTGCGCTTCACTTTTGAACGCATGGACAACTCTTACGCCATTGTCACGGCGGATGCCAAGGCGCTGTATAAGGACTGGTTCTCCGATTGCAGGATGTGTCCTGAGAACGGAGAGTACGTCCACGGCGTCACCATCGGTACGCCTGACGGTAAGGTTTATCTGGTGGAAGACATCGAGCTGACCTTTGAGGAGCTGATGGAAGCTCTGGCAAGCTACTTCTTCAAGGGGCCTTCTGTTGCTGACCGCACTGACGACGGTGTTTTCCGCTGCGGTATCTGCGGCGAAGAACTGGTGTGCAGCGATGCCGGCGATATGCCCGATAGCTGCCCGAATTGCGGCACAGCGGTGACGTATCCTGTCCCCTGCATCGAGATGGAGGGGGTGTGAGGTATGGGTAGCTTCTCTTGGCTGTTTGCCGACACGAACAACACCAAAAACCTCCGTGCCAACCGCAGGGGTTACGTTGCGTGTCCCGACGGGACATTCATCTGCGAACCATGCTATGAAACCTACGGTATCTTCGACGGCAAGGATGTCTACGACTTGGTCGTAGATTGGAACCGTGAGTTTATCGCCGAAAACCCTGACCACCTACTTCCCCACGTCCACTGCTGGACGAAAGATGGTGCTTTGGTGAGAACGACCTATCGGCTGAAGGATTTCCCATGGTATCCTGTCGTCGCCGACCTGTCGATTCCCTTCGAAGACCTGCATGATGCGCTCATTGCACATCTCAAGAAGGAGCTTGGCGATAAGTTCGCGCCCTACAGGACGGAAATCCGCAACATCGGCATTGACATCGCGTGCTATGACGAGGATAACGCCTCTCTCCCCTATCCCATCAAGATTACCAGCAAGAAGACCGGTATCTGCTATGAGGAACTTCCTCCGAGTAAATGGGACCCTGAACAGGGACTCTGTGAGTACCGTTCTCAGAGGTATCAGTAATGGCAGGGCGGCCTAAGAGCATTGTCACGCAGGCAATGGTCACGTCGGCGAAAAAACGGCTGCAGGAGACCGGAAAAGGTCATACTGTGACGCTTTCGCAGGGTAAGTGGCTGCACTTCGGCACCCACGGTGTCACGCTGCATCAGGCCGGCGATTACGAGCTTACCAAGATGAAGCGTGTCAATCGGTGGCAGGAGAAAACGGTCAAGCAAATCAACGACGAGCTTCGCGCTACGCCGTGGAGACCTTGAGCAAAACTGCGGAAGGACGATTCATGGAGAAACATTCACACATTCAAAAAGAAGACGCTGAAATGATGGTCGTCCGCATTCAGCAGCTTGGTGCCACCACCGGTGACACTGAGCTGCTGGCCGCAGCGGAGATGCTCTCATCGCTCTTACGGGAACGTGAACTTGCTGTTCACTGTATCGACGAAGTATTCAATGCCGTAGCGCATCTGCCACAGCGACCTGCTGATGCCTATTTCAGTATTCTTCGCTTCCGAAAGGAAACAGGGCGCCACAAATAGCGCCTCTTAAAGAAAGGAGAAACACTATGTATAATCCCTGCTACAACTGCCCTCGTCCCAACGTGATTCGCGTTGATGAGGGACGTGAGGCGATTCTGCCGAAGGATGGCGGCGACTACTACGACCCATTGGTCTGCCCGCAGATGTGCGTTTGCGGCGCCAGTCGGGAGTACGCGGAGAAGCTGGAAATCCAGCTCCGCACTGCCTGCCACGCCTGAGTCATTCAGGTAAAAAGAAAGGAGAAAAGAACTATGGGTAAAGGCAACGTATCTGTGCGCGGCCCATACGAGGCTGTTTACTGTATTTCCAACGAATTCCTCCATGTTTATCGTGAGGACGAGCCCGATAAGGAAGAGCCTGAGGTTCGTTTGCTGAAGGACATTCCCTACTCCGAACTGGACACCTGCCGGTGGCTGTTCGACGAAGAAGGTTCGTCCAACGAGGAGGAAGATGTACTGGAGTGCATCGTTGACGCCTTGAGCCGCCGCTTTCAGAGTATGACTCCTGTGCTGGGAGAGAAGTGGATTTCCAGAACGCGACGTGCGATTATGGAAAACGAACTGTTCACCATCGCAGTTGAGGACAACGAGACATCTCTCGCTGTTGAGCTGCTGCAGAAAGAAGTCCAGTACGATGATAGGCTGCTCGGCTTCCAAAAGCGGCATTTCGAACGCTACAAAGAAGCGCTGAAGGCCGCCATGTTGGAGCGAGTACCGGAGATTACATTCCCGACAAGCGCATGGACTTCCGGCACCATCCGTGCTGAAGACATCGCTAAGTAAAAAGAAAGAAAGGAGAAAATATTATGGGCTGCAATTATCCTCCCGAAATCGAGCGGATGCAGAAGCTCTATGAGCGTGCTGACGCTGCGTTGATAGCTATTTCCGGACAGTTTGAAAAGGGCGCCTGCCATGATGACATCTGCCAAGCTGCTCTCGATGACTATGACGCCTTCTCCCGTGCTGTCGAGCAGGCCAACAATGGCGACCCCGACAAGTTGGAAGATTTCATCAGGTGGGCAGCGGCAGAAGCGGTCAAGCAGTACATGGCGCACGGCAGGGACTACCGTCCTACCGTCGCTGACCCCGCCGGCACGAAGCCCGACGAGCAGTACGAGTCCAAGGCCATCGTGTTCATCGGCGCTCTCATCAGCACGGAACGCCCCGGCATGAGAAGTCTGATTAACTATCTGGTTAAGGAAACGGACTTTTTCACGGCTCCCGCCAGTGCGAAGTATCATTCCAGCTATTGCGGCGGACTGCTGGACCACTCTCTCAACGTGTATATGCGCCTCAAGGACACATATTTCTCCGAGGTCGAACGGAACAGCACACCGCTGGATGACCAGCAGAGACGCGCTATCGAAGATAGCATCGTTATTTCTGCGCTGCTGCATGATGTTTGCAAGGCAAACTTCTATGTGTGGGGCAGCCGCAATGTGAAAGACCCCCAGACCGGTCAGTGGAAGGCTGTGCCTTGGATTACCTATGATGAGAAGATGCCTTACGGCAACCACGGCGATAAGTCCGTGTTCCTCATCGAACGGTATATTCGGCTGACGATTACGGAGGCCTTTGCGATTCGCTTCCACATGGGCGAGTACAGCACGGACAAGAATACCTCTCTTGCCTTCACGCGCTATCCTTTGGCTTTCCTTCTGCATCGCGCAGATGAGACGGCCACGTATCTCGACGAAAACCTTCTCCGACAGGGAATCCCTGTGAAGGAGTGATGACGATGGCGGAAAAGCGTAGTGACTGGCAGGACTACAAGGTGGAGTTCAGCTACACAGTTTCGAACACGGATACGTTTACTGTGCGAGCGCCCTCCTATGGTGCCGCAAAGGAAATCATGCTGAACATCATTCGGCGTGGTCTCTCTGAACACGGCATCAATCCTGAGCGCTGCACTGTAAACTTTGAACGTGTCTCACCTATTTTGGAAGAAGCTCAGAATAATTAAAAAAAAGACCACCATATGGTGGTCTTTTTTTTGCGCTAATGAATGAATTCGACGAACACAGATACCTTGAATTCAGTTTTCGGCTTCTCTTTAGGGGGAATGGAAATACCTTCTACACCAGCAACGGTTTTGAGATTATTCCATTTATTGTGGTCCTCTCCAATATACTTGGCAATCGTTCCCCATGTAGGAGTCCCTTGAGTGCGATTCTCATTGTACTGACGTCCAGAAGTGGGCTTTATTCTCATATACTCTTTTTGGAAAAGTGCAATCCAACGCCGCCGTGATACCTGACGCTTTGCCAAAAGGTCGAGCTGCCAGTTTTCACAAACGTACTCAGGATACCTCGCCTGAAGCCACAGCCGATAGTTCTTCTTACCGAACTTCTCAATTATATATGGTGCAGGTAATCCATTGTGCGCTTTTAATTCCCGTCTGGTCGGAATACGATGATTCTTAGTTACGAATGCATCAAGCCGCTTATGCATGAGCCTTGTGTTCCATCTTGTTTTCTTTTTGCTCATACATCGACACCATCGGAAGATGTACTCTCTTCATCAGAGACGGAGATATTCATATATGTGACCCTCGGTTTTATCTTTGGTTTCTGTCCGTAGCGGGGCAAGCCCAGCTTATCAATCAAGGTACTCCAAGAAGTCAGATTAAACAGAGCCGACATTGAATTCCACGTAGGAACAGTTTTTGCCTTCCTTCGATTGAAGTCATCTTGACCAAGCGGCTTCAATTTAAGATACTCTTCCACGAAAATATTTTGAACTTCTTCGACGCTACTATAGCGGGTTCCTCCGTAAAAATATTGATTCGAGGAAGTTTTTGTATATTCTGGATAATTTTCAAGAAGCCACTTATGTACCGGCATTCCAAAAATTGCACGAAATGCCCTCGCACCCGGAAGCTGTTTATCTTCCGGAATCTCGTACATTCTCGGAGAATTACCCCCCGTTTTTTCAATGTATCGCTCGACGGCTGAAATAGCTCCAAGCTGTTTCCACCCTAAAGTTTCATTATTTCTCCTAATTTTTTCCAAAACACGAAGCGCTGTGCAGAGTTCGTCACTTTGTTCAACTTCCTCTGATTTGTTTTCAAAATAGTCCAAAATAACGGTAAATGCCTCGTTTTGTAACATATTAGTTTTGTTTTTCATGTATGAAAATCCTCTGAAAAATTAACTTTTGAGTTATTTCACCCTGTCTCAATAGTCCCGATGATATATGGACGGAGAAAAAAATATTTCTCAAAAGTTTTGAAAATTTGTCGAAACACATAAAACGCGCCTCTTGTGAGGCGCGTTTGTTGCAAGAAATTAAAATCTTAACGGCACCCCTAATGTCAATTTTCGTCTTCGATACACTGCTTGTCCTCAGCGAAAGTAGAGAAAGAAAAGAAAATTTCGACGCTTCCATCGTGATGAATAATAATCTTATCAACACAATCACGAATGAGAGTCTGCCGTTCCATAGGTGTTAAATGCGGCCAGATGTCACCCACGTTTTTAATACGGTCTCGAACATAGCTCACATGGCTGTCCCTAATGCTATGCTTGTCCTCGTTGTCGAGTTCTTGCTGTAACGTGTGAATTTGGTTACGGACGGCAAAGATGCGTTCGTGGATGACGCTGTCACCGGACTCAGAATAAAGCCCGTACAGCCGCTTGAGTTTTGTAGTCGCATCTGAGATGCGCTTCTCAATAATCTCACGAGTATTGGGTGAACGCCACTTTACCTCAAATTCTTCGAGAGGGACGCCGGAACCAATTCCAAAGAGCTTATTGATAACAAGCTCTTCTATGTCGGAAGCAAGGAAGCCCATGTTGGGACAATCAGGGTTTTTAACCATCGAGGCTTTGCTGGTATGAGAATAGCATATGATTTTGAAGTATTTACCCCACTTCATATAACGCATCCGAGCTTCGCAGTCGCCGCAATAGACAAGTCCTGCCAGAAGATAATACGTGTTTGTTCCACACGCATTAAGACCTGCGCGACTTCTGCGGTCATACTCAGCCGCAGCAATATCGAAGGTTTCCTCGGAAATCAATGGCTCATGGACGCCCGGATATTCTTCTTCCTTGTAGTTGACATACCCACAGTAAGTACGTCGTTTCAGAATATTCCGTACCATCATATCATTGCAGAGACCTAACATATCTGCAATCTTCTGGCAACTATACCCTTTGATATATAGGTTGAATATCTGCTGCACTTTAGGCGCGTCGGCGTTAGGGACAAGCGTTTTCTTGTCTTTGTCGTAATCGTAGCCGAACGGAATATTGCCGCCACCTCTCCAAAATCCGGAACTTATACGTCCCTTCATGCCAATACGTGTACGTAAGTAGATGTTCTCACGCTCCAACTGCGCGAAAACGCTCAAAATACCTATCATAGCTCGGCCAAAGGGGGTACTTGTGTCGAGGGATTCAGAGATACTGACGAAATCCACTTCGTTTGGAAGGAATACATCTTCTATCAGGTAGAGTGTATCCTTCTGACTTCGTGATAATCGGTCCAGCTTAAATACGATTACTGCCTTCAGGCGCCCTGCCATAGCATCAGCTATTAACTCCTGCATTGCCGGTCTGTTGAGGTTGCTGCCACTGAAGCCGGGGTCGGTGTAGAACTTCACGTTCTCCCATCCCTTCACAGTGCAAAACGCCTGTAGCTTTGCGGTCTGGTCGGGAATTGAATATCCTTGTTCCGCCTGTGCATCCGTCGAGACTCGGACATAACAGGCCGTGATTTTTAAGAACTCATCAAGAGGCTTATCACTCTCAAGAAAAGTCTGAAAATCAGGAAGTGCTAATGGTAAATTGTTGGTTTTCTTCTTGCTATTCTTCTTGGGTTGTGTGTTTCGTGTTGTGTTACTCGCTTTCTTTGTTGTGTTTCTCTTTACTTTTTCTTCTGTTGTTTTCTTCTTTCTTTCAGTAGTCATATTTCTCCTTTCTTTATGGTACGTCCTCTGCACAGACGCTCGCATCTATTATAAAGTAAACATAAAAAAATGACAAGTCTCCATCCAGAAAAAGGGCCCCTCAGGAAACAACTTCCTGAGGGGTGGTGTTTTGCTTTTCAAGACGTCTCCTGACTTCAATAATGAGCGTTGCCAGTGTCGGACTGGTTATCTCCATTCCATCGTAGGAAACATCATCATCTTCGCGCACCCCGTTCCGATAGTAAATTGCTTTCAGTTTGGGGGCCTTATTCTTTACGGGACGTGCCATTTTATATGCCTCCTCTCGGCGTTTTGGATACCGACAGTTAAGTCGGAGTAAAGTAAACGATAACGACGTTTTGCCAACCGTTGTAACAGGTGTAAAGGGTAATTCCTCCACTGTTGTTGTACGCAACATCGTTTCCGTCATTATCAGTCAGTTCCGTGCCTTCATTGTGCCCATACTCCACCCCAGTACAAACATATTCTGTTCGACTGTTTCCGTAATCCATATATCCCACCGCACCAACCGCGCAGTTGGCTATGGCAGAAAAGCCCTGATAGTTGTGGTCTGCAATGAGATACTGGCTCCCATACGCACTGTAGCCAGCACTATCGGCAGCGTCACAAATTGCCTGTCCGTACTCGAAAGAATCGCTTCCAAGCACATAGGTGAAGCAAGCGACATCTATTCCAATAGAAGGGATAGACCAACGCCCAACGGCACCTCGCTGTTCGACAGCGTAAACGGAACACCTATTCTGCGAGTGCCCTGCGCTGCCGCAATAGCTGCAGACTGCTGCGGTTTCCGGTGCGGGCTCAGGCACGGGGGTCGCCACAGAGGGTTCGCCCGCAGGGGTAGGAATCTCCTCCGTGGGCGTGTCTGAGTCCACTCCACTTACGGCAGTTCCTTTTGTAAACCACTCAGGAGGCAGGTATTTATCTTCCTTCGCAACGGCGTCAGCGGACACAGAGAGGTCATCAGTAAAGTAATCGAACGGCACCGAAGCCTCTGCACAAGCCATATGTAAAGATGATGCGCTTACCAGCAAAAAGGCAGCCAGCGTAACAGCGCGGCGGGAAATTTTCTTTGTTTTCATTAAAGCTGCACCTCCTTTAAGCAGGCTGGAATGTCACGAGGGCAACATTGAAGTTGTGGTCGAGACAGGTATACAGCGTCAGACCGTTGGGATTGAAGTAAGAGGTATAGATGCTATCGCCATCGGCACCGGTGAGATAGCCACCGGGGTTACGACCATGCTGGATGCCGGTGCAAACATAGGTCAGGACAGAGTCGCCCATGTCGATGTAAGCGTAGGTGCCTTCGGAGCAGTTGTTGATGGCGGAGAAGCCCTGATTATTATGGTCGCCAATAACGGTCTGGCCGAGATAGACGATTTGTGCTGCGCTGTCCCATGCATCTGTAACGGCCTGCGTGTAGTTGTCACTCTCGGTGGTATGCTGCAGAGAGTACCAAGTAACGTCGTAGACAGCCACGTCAACACCGACAGAGGGAATCCGGAGCCGGCCAACGGCACCATTGTCAACGGCACGAACGGCGCAGTAGTCTCTGGTGTGTTCTGCACTGCCGCAGTAGGAACAGGTAGTCGGGGTTTCCTGAACAGGCTCTTCGGCGGGAGTTTCTTCGACAACGACGGCGTCGTCTGCCTGAGACTCGGCCTCTACGGGGGCTTCAGCACTTCCCTGTTCATCTGTCGTCTTGTCTGCTTCGGGAGTCTGAGCATCAGAATTTGCGTCCTTTTCCTCGTTCTGCGCGGCTTCTGCTACTGCCAAAGGCGGAGAGCTTTCACGTGATGCGAAAGCAGGCAGCATGGAGATGGCAAAGAGACCACCGATAAAGGCCAGAATAATAACGGTGAAGAGTGCCCACTGAGGGATTTTGAATTTCGTTTTCATGGTTTTGTCCTTTCTAAGAGGAGTAGAGAGTGGGTGTCTGGCGCTTATACCGGCGTCCAGTAAGTGATGTAAATGTTGGTCCAGTGGTCAAGGCAGGTGTAACAAATCACAGTGCCGGAAGAATAGTTGCTGTAGCTCATTATGTTTCCATTTCCATCGAGCATCTTTTCGCCGGTATTGTGTCCGTATTCAACCTGATAGCACTCGTAGTAAGTTGCGCCATCACCAAAGTCCATGTAGGCTTTCGTGCCAACAGAAACATTGGAAAGTCCCCAGAAACCTTGGTTATTGTGGTCTGCAAGAACACCAACGCCGCCGCAAGTCAAAAAAGCTGCACTGTCGGAACTGTCAGTAATTTCCTGAACATAGGATTGGTCTGCATCCCAGTTACACGAGTAGGTCGCTACATTACAGCCAACAGACGGAATCACCCAGCGCCCATAGGCGCCATTGGCAATAGACTTCTTTGCACAGATTGAAGAACTGTGGTTCTCAGAGCCGCAGTAGGAACAGACAGCAGGAACAACCTCCTGTACTTCTTCAACGGCGTTGGGGTCATCTTCGGAGTTCTCTGCTTCCGTGATGTCGGAAAGCGGGTCGAGGATTCCTTCTTTCAGCACCAAAACATCTTGCTGCGCTTCTTCCGACAGCTTGGTGTCGTCCATCTGGGCGGCAACCGCTGCTGCAGGAGGTGATTCGTGGTTCGAGCGTTCTTCGGCCTGTGCGAGTGTCACGTTACTGGAGTGAAAATAGAAAACGGATACTGCGACGAACAGGAACGTAAAGAGTGCAGTCTTGAAAATCCCCCATTTTACTTGTTTTTTGCTTGTGCTTTCCAAAAATTGTCATCCCCTTTCTGAGCATAAAAAAGCGGAAGGACAGTCTGTGTTAGACTGTCCTTCCTTATAATTCTATACTACCACAGTATGATATTTTGTCAAGTTCTTGGAGCGAACAAATTTGCGGAGGGATATTAACCCTTTTGTGGGTTCCCCACATCAAATCTTAAATAGCCTTTCAATAGATTTCAAAGGACCAAGTAGGATATTCTGCCTTCAGCAACTTCCACTTGAGGTTGAAATCCTTGGTGGTCCGATACGTCTGCGTTGTGGTATCGAAGGGCTTTACATCCTCGACCACACGCTTTCCATCACGTACATAGACTGCGTCGGCCTTGTATGTAATACCGGAGACCTTCTGACCACGATACTCAAACTCGGTAATGATGGTCAAAGGCACCTGCCGGCGGAGGTCGTGGATATGACCGCCGCGCTCCAAAATCTGAAGCTCTTTCCAGCGATGGTATTCCTTCTTGCTGTCATAGACAGCGATGGGGATTTCACCATTGTTGCGGGGCTTACCGAAAAAGGCCAGCCCATCGGCGTACTCGTAGACCTTTACGTTTCTATATTTTGCCGCCTTATTCGCTTTGGAGCGATGTTCGCGGGTGTTGCTGTTTGCACCGTGAACACGGAGGCGGGGATTTTTCTTCATCATAGCGTTGAACTCTTTCTGAGACATATACATTATTTGTCGGCAACCTCCTCGAAAATCTTCATACATTTCGCATAGTTGTTAGACAGCGCATCAAATGAGGAGCTATCGCCGCCGGCATCAGGGTGATACACCTTCGCCAACCGGCGGTAGTGGAGTGTGATTTCTTCCTTGGATGTGGGAGGCTCTACGAAACCGAGAGCAATAAAGCAGGCATCTAAAGGCTTGGAGCGCTCCGGCAGGGCTTTCATGCCGGCCACCCATGTGGACAGGTCGTAGATACCACGTTCGACCATGCGGGCGAGGTCTTCCAAGGAGAGCACGACCTGTGCGAAGGCATCGGAGCCGTACTGCAGGGAGATGCCGTGCTCTTGGGCGTTCTTCACGCTATGGGAGAAGCGGTAAATCTCACCCTTGTACCTGAACTCAACCCAACACTCCTGACGACTCCAGTCGTAGTTGTAGTCGCCTTCTTCGATACCAAGCCGCGCCATTACGCGCACCAACTTGTCCTCATAGAGTTCAGGGGAACTATATATTTTTTTTGAGGCCATCCAGAGACCTCCTTTCAACTTCAAGTTGTCCTAAACGAATACCTACACACATATCATATATAATCTGGTACACAACCCTGTTATTTCAGGGCCCCATACACCTAACACAATGCTCGATATCACGGTAAGTGCGGGTACACAACCCTGTTATTTCAGGGCCCCATACACCCAACACAGGCATATTCAGTTCCCTAAAGGTGCTGGTATCACCTCTCACATGATAACCAGCTAACAGAGTCTTTCCTGCTTCCACGACGACCAAGCATCTCCACAGGCGTTAATTCCGGTTATACCGTCCGTACCTAACTTTTAAGATTTTTAGTGGAAAGCGGCGCAGGCGCCGGAGTAGGGCCTGCGCCGCTGTGTGGGTGTCTCCAAGACCAACTTAGATGCGGTCCACATTCCCATTGGAGACGGAGTAAACGCCGGAGATGTCGATAGTCTCATAGGGCTCGTCGAACATCTCCAACTCGTGTGCGATGAATGCGATGTGAAGCTCGTCCTCGTCTGCTTCAATGCTATCGTCCTCACGAGCCCGCTGGAGCAACTCGTTACGAGCAGCAACCCAGTTTTTCTCAATGATTTCGAGATTGTTCTGCAGGTTTTCATCGTCGTTCTTAATGACCATCACACCAATGACGGTATCGTTGTCATTACTGATGAATACGACGACGGGCTTTTCAGATGCCTTGGTATTACTCATTTCTTTGTCCTTTCACGGGCGGCTTTGACCGCCATCTTTTCCTTACACTTTTCGTCAGGTTCCCACCTATTCCAGCGGGAACAGCTCTTACAGGGTTCTTTATTCGTCGGAGTTTCCTTATTGATGCAATCAGGACATCCACGTCCAACGTTCACGACATCCATCGGTTATTAACCGCCGAAGAAGCCGGAACCAAAGTCGCCACCGAAGCCAGAGGGAAAATCGAAGTTGCCGCCATAGGGGACTTCCTTTGCGGGAGCAGCGGGCGCAGAAACGGGGGTCTCAGGAGCGAAACCACCGGCGGGAGCAGGCGCTTCGGGAGCTACAGGCGCAAAATCCTCCTCAGGTTCAGAGACCAAAGGCATGGGGATAGCAGGAGAAGCAGCGGGTGCCGTCTCAGGCGCAGGAGCAGCAGGCTCGGTGGCGGGGATGTCCTCTGCGGGGGCATCGTCGGCCTCGGATGCGGTGCCGTCCACGCGGCTGCGGGCAGCGGTAGCGACGAACTGGCTCAGGTCCATAGAGAACTTCCACTTCTCGTGCCGGATGGAAGACACGACGATATTCGCATCCACGGGGAACAACTTGCCGCCGTATCTGCTCTTCAGCAGCTTGGCAGCGGATGCCTCGTCCAGCACGGCGGGAAACTCGATGGGAGCCTGATTGTCAACGTTGATGACTCCGTTGACGACGGATACGACGCCATAGCTGACGACACTGACGGTAAGGGTTCGGTTGATAGAAGGTTCCATGTTTTTATATTCCTTTCTTTTTGATTTCAATAGTTATGTAGACTCATTTGCAAACGGTATACACCCCTGTTATTTTAGAACCGTATATGCCAAATTCCGAACGAGCCATTGGTATACAACCCTGCTATTTCGGGGTCTTATACACCCGACACAGGCATATTCAGTTCCCTAAAGTGCTGGCATCATCTCTCACATGATTAACCAGCCAACAGAGTATTCCTGCTTCACCGACGACCATGCATCTCCACAGGCGTAAATTCCGGTCATACCATCCGTACTCGTATTATTGTTTTCTTGGAAAAGTGTGCAATCATTGCACACTTTTCTCGCTCGGCTTTAGGCAGGCTTCTGCTCGGAAGCCATGCGCTGACCTTCGGACAGCACGACCTGTGCCAGCGCCTCGTCATGCTTGGCTTCCGGCGCTACGGTGGCTGTATCTACGTCCACCAGAGTGCGTCCAGCCCACTCAGCCTTATACTTAATCATGCTGGTCAGCTCAGACCAGCCGGCATCGAGGATGCTCTTGGCCTGCTCGTTGCCCTCAACCAGAGACTTGACAGCCACCTTTTCAACAGCGATGAGCTGGTTGCTGTTGACGAGTTCGCGGCTGATTTTATGTCGATAGTCACGCCGCTGGTTGGCAATATGCTCATGGATTTCAGCCACCAGCTTACGGTTCTTCTCATAGTTGGCAGAACCCTTCTGCTTGCGGGACAGACGACGCTGCTCACGAGCAAGACGCTTTGCGGACTTGCTCAGATGCTTCGGGTTCTCATAGTGTACGCCGTTGCTGTCGATAGCCAGCTCCTTCAGGCCAAGGCTGATGCCGACTTCGCCATCGGCGACAGGCAGTTCCTCACGCTCCACCATGCAACAGACGGATGCCCAGTATTTACCGGTAGAGGAACGGGATATCGTAACCTCACGGGGGATACCCACAGCGGGGCGGCCACTGCCGCGCTTGACCTTATTGATTTTCTGATACTGACTGCCGAAAGGGATTTGGATGCACTCGTCCGTCACATAGATGGTTCCGGCGGTAGTAAAGCTCTGAGACGGACAACGGGCGCTCTTAAACTTGGGATAACCGGGCTTCTCCCCTGCCTTTATACGGCGGAAGAATGCCTTACGCGCCTCGAACAGATTCACGATAGCATATCGCTCTGCGGAACACCCGCAATCTTCCAGCCACGGCCAGCGCTCACGCATCTCGGTCAGGACCTTCATGCAGTCAAACTTTGACATACTTTCCTGCCGGCGGTCGTAGATTTTGCTGGTACGCTCCAAAAAGTGATTCCACACGAAGCGGCAGCACTTGAAGGTGCGTTCGATGACCTCGATTTGTTCATCTGTGGGATAGATGCGATACTTAAAAGCCTGAAATGTCGTCGCCATAATTCTTTTGTCCTTTCAATTTTTTTTGGCGTTCCCCAAATTCCTGTTTCACCGACGGATTTCGTCTCTACAGGCGTTAATTCCGACTCGCCTTGCCGTATCCGATAATTATTCTTTGCCGGCCCTGCGGCAACCCAACCGCAAGAACACTGGACCCCACAAAGCCCAATTTGAAAGCTGACGCACCGCGTCCGGCGGGTCGGCTTTGACTACGAGCTTCTGTGCCTAAGATTTGCCCAGCTTCCCAGTGCCCATGGGCAATGCAGGTGCCCACAGGTCATTGATGCCCGCTCACGGCGGCTGAAACAACACGGAGTATCTCCCTTATCACGCCACCGCCTACATATAGGCGCAGGCGGTTCGCTTCTCACGCTTCAGGAGACTTTCGCATTTCGCCGATACTGTCCGAGGCGGTTCAGCGCAGCAACCTCAAGCGAAAGAGCGAGGCCTTGCGGCGAACAGGATGTCCAAGAGACGCCGATTTCCGCAGCGAATCTATGGACGGACAGCGAGCAGGTATGAAGAAAGGACGCCACTCGACGGCGTCCTTGGAGCGGATGACGGGACTCGAACCCGCAATGACCGGCTTGGAGGGCCGGTGCCTCACCAATTAGACGACATCCGCATATGTAAAGAAGTTGGACTCCGTAGAGTTGAATTAAAATGGAGCTGCTGGGGAGGCTCGAACTCCCGACCTGCGGGTTACAAATCCGCCGCTCTACCTACTGAGCTACAGCAGCATAGGTGATAGATGGAGTGAAGCCCCCACAGGCGGTGCGGCTGAAATTTAATTTTCAACTGCGTTGTCTGTGAGGGCTTCGTACAGTGGGGGGATAAAAATGAAAAGAAAGAGAAAAAGTGTGGATTGGAGCTGACGGTGGGGGTCGAACCCACGACCTGCGCGTTACGAGTGCGCCGCTCTGCCTACTGAGCTACACCAGCAAGTTTTGGTAGTTGGCGGGGCCTCCGTACAGGAGGCCACCGCCTTCTCTCGAAAGAGAAACGAAGAGAGATGAATACCGGCGGGGTGGGTGGAACGCCGGTTGGCAATGGCGGCTGGGGTCGAACCAGCATAACGTTGTCTGTGAGAGAGGCACGGCATTACCATTATGCTACGCCATCATGTGGTTTGAAGAATTAAGGCTGGGCGGCGGCCTTACCAACGTCGCCCAAGCCCAAATTCTCCCCGTTAAGGCACATCCTCGGTTGAGGATGGTAAGGGCGACGACCGGACTCGAACCGGCACAATCCCACAGCCCTCAAGGAGCTCTCTTAGGCGGGATGCACTACCATCTATTGTGCTACTTGTCGCCGTTTGGGGTGACGGAGGAGCTGCTAAGATGGCCGCAGCTCCTCCGTGTTGCAGCACCGTGGGGGGGGAATCGGTGCTGCATGATGAAGAAAGAGGTTCTCACGTCCGCTGATGATTGGAAAAGATGAAGGTGAAGACAACAGCGGTGAAAACAGTTGGTGCACCGAACGGAGTCGAACCATTCAAAGCTCCCCTACCGGAGCCGGCACGGTATCAAAGCAGCCTCCGCGCACTTCCCTCAGGAGGCTGGTTTTATGTTGCGCTTACGAGTTTGATAAAAGAAAGAAGAAAACCGGAGAGGGTTTAGGAATCTTGACGTTTACACTTCCCCGAAAGGGAAAATTGTCAACTAAAAACGAGCTTTTGCGGCTTCGATTTCCTTGCCCTGTCCACGGTCTTATACTAACACGAGTGTAGAAAAATGTCAAGTCGAATTATAAAGACAAAAATTCTAACTGACAGGATAATCGCCTTAAATAGCCATTTCTGACAAAGGCACAGTTGTGGTGCGGGGTTTGAGACTTGACAAAATGTTTGGATAATTTATGCGATTTCCATGAAAATTTTTTCTATTTTGCAGCGGTTTAGACTTGACAAAATTTTATATCCGTGTTTATAATGGTGCATGAAGGCACGAAGTGGGGGGGAAATCCCACGTATTCCCACCGCAGAAAAACGTTTTCTCCACGTGGAGTCTGTGTATGTTGGTCAGAACAAATGAATTCCCGCTCCTTTTAGACATCCAAATAAAAGAGGGCGGCTTTATTGTAGATTTTTTCTCGGTCGGGATATTCTGGACTATTCCAACTAAACACAAGTGTTCACCCACGGAGGTGATGATTATTACTATCAAACTATCAACACTGGGCATCACGCCACAGAAAGCAAAGCAATTTGAGAAAAAGGGCATCTGTTCTGCCGAAGACCTGCTGCGGTATATACCGAAAAGCTACAAGGACTACAGACAGCTTGCTCCTTATTTAATAGATGGCGCTGAGCAGGCCTGTCTTGTCACGGTGGACGAGGTGAAGTCCTTCGGACAGGAACTCCGCTACAAGGGCTCATACGTTCAGACTTCTTCCAAAACGCCCATGCTCATCGCCTACTGCACGATGCCGCAAAGTGGTCAAAAGCTGGTCATCACGTGGTTCCGGCAGAACTACCTGTTCCGGAAGGTGTCCAGTTGTGTTGGAGAAACTGTATATGTAGCCGGCAAGGTCGGATACAATACTAAATATAATAACTTCACCATGACAGCCCCTGAGATATTCGAGCCGTCATACGGACAAGCACCGGGCATACGCCCCATCTACGCGCAAATCGGCGGGATGAGCGATGCCTACCTGAGAGAAAAAATTCAAGAAGCGTCTGACCGAACTATCGGGATGATTGAAACGCTTCCTATTGATTACCTTGATAAAAAGGGATTACAGAGCTTCTGGACCTCCCTCAAAATGCTGCACTTCCCTACTTCTGAACAGGATATTAAAGAGGGACAAGCCCGACTGCTGCAGGAAGACCTCGTCTACTTTGCAATGGCGAATGAATGGGCCGCGAGAAAGATATCCAAGGGCAGCCAGTTCTCAATACGGACGCATGGTTGGTATGAGAAAATAAAGGCTTCACTTCCCTACTCTCTTACGCAAGACCAAGTGGATGCCATAGAGAGTATGATACAGTTTGCTGCAGACGGACATCGCATCAATGCGCTTGTCCAAGGCGACGTGGGCTGTGGAAAGAGTATTGTGGCTTTCTGTATGATGATGGTCATGGCCGAGAACGGGTATCAGGCAGCGGTGATGGCGCCTACGCTTGTGCTGGCACGTCAGCATTATGAGGAACTCTCTGCGTTGGCCGCACCGTTCGGCGTGAACGTCGCGTGGCTCGGCAGTGACCTAAAAGCCAGCGAGAAGAAAAAAGTCCTCGCCGCCATCAAGGACGGAGATGCGAGCCTCATCGTCGGAACCCAGTCCATCATCGGAGAAAGTGTGGAGTACAAGAATCTCGCACTTACGGTGACGGATGAGGAGCACAAGTTTGGAGTTGACCAGCGTGCTGCACTGGTGGAAAAAGCCTCTGGAGGCGTACACGCCATCACTATGTCGGCTACGCCTATTCCTCGCAGTCTGGCGCAGGTCTTGTACGGAGACACCGTACAGCTCCATACCATTAAGACGATGCCGAACGGACGGCTGCCTGTGATTACAGGTATCGCAACGAGCAAAGAGAAAATCTTCCGTTTCATCCTGCTGCAGAAGCGTAAAGGCTATCAGACCTATGTCGTCTGTCCTCTCATTGATAAGAGCGAGAAGCTGGAGGGTGTCCAGTCCGTTGAAGAAGTCAGCGAGGAATACCGTTCCGTACTGGAGCCGTATGGAGTCCGCATCGAAACGATTACCGGTAAGACGCCGAAAGATGAGGCAGACAACATCCTGTCTCGTTTCAAGAACGGTAAAGTAGATGTGCTTGTCAGCACAACGGTCGTGGAGGTCGGCGTAAATGTTCCTACGGCTACCATGATGGTCATTGTCAATGCGGACAGGTTTGGACTTTCCAGCCTGCATCAGCTTCGGGGGCGTGTAGGACGCAGTAATGTGCAGTCCTACTGCGTGCTGGATGCAGGTCCGTCGCCCACACCGGCGGCCATGGAGCGCCTGAACGCCATGGTTCAGACTAACAACGGCTTCGAAATCGCAGAGGCAGACCTTCGCATTCGCGGCGCCGGCGATTTTCTTGGCACAGAACAGTCTGGCTGGAATAGGTATATGACGCTCATGATGGCGTATCCGGCGGAATATGAAGAAGCAAAAAAAGACGCAAAAGAACTACTGAACCGAGGAAAAGGTTCTTGTAAGATGGTGGATTCCATCATCGGCGCGGGAGGCAACTAAGAGGGTATTTAAGATTTGATGTAGGAAAACACGTTAAAACTTAAATATCCCAACTAAGAAAGGAACCACAAGGACCGCATTTACTTAAAAAGGGGGAGCTCAAACTATGAGCGCAATCTACAGAAGAGACGCTTATGCCGCAAACAAAACGCAGACAGGAGAACTCAAGTTAGAGGAAAACCTATCAGCGACCGCCTATTTAGCGCTCATCAGATTTCTCCGCCGTGAAAAGCTGGCGGAGAAACCTGATTTACTCGAAAGAGTGAAAAACGTTATCACGGACACAATGCCATATCGTGCCGCATTTAAGCAGAAGAGGTTTGTTGAACAACTTACCTGCCCAGAGGAAAAATTTGAGAGCATGATTTTCGAAAAAACTCCTATAACGAATGGCGAGACCCGCAGATTTATAGGATGGCAAGGCATAAGCTGGGAATGCGTGTTTCGAATGCTGATTGAAGTAGACTGCTCTTTTGAAGATATGATGACTCCCAGCTATAAGGATTTCCCCAAAATGCAAGACTTGCCAGAAGACGTTCAGGAAATGTATGAATTGGTAGATAGTCTTCCGGAAAGAGCCAGAGATGGATATATAAGAGAGGCCGCACAGAGTCTGATAAGCACAATGTGGAACCACAATTTCTGGAATGAGCAAACCAGAGTGATTATGCGGCGACCAGCAGCAAGAGTCCGGTATATGTTTGCAAGACGCTGCTCTATAAAAAGGAAAGACATCTTGGTTCTGGACGAGCGCCTGCAAGAAAACGAGGAAGTTTTCAATATAAGCGATGCACAAAGAGAACTTATCCATGAATTGGCTAATATACTTGCTGTACGGGCAACATTAACTACTTCTAATGAAAGCCAGCTACCACAAATTGCGAAAGCGTTTGGAACCTCATTGCACTGGCTAATGGGAATGCCAAGCACACTGCGATTGTATGCGGAAAACGCAACGACAGAAGACATTATAGACGCTTATTATTTCATGTCTCCTGCCAACAAAACAACATTCAGAAATGCCGTAAAAAAATTCAAGGAAAAAATCGCAAGAATGGAGGCGGATGAAGATTGAAAAGAATAAATAATACAATGGACGCCTACATCGACTGCGAAAAATGGGCTGAGACCTTGAATACTCGTTATTCTTATAATAGTGAGTTAAATTCCCCTAACCGAATACCTCGGAATTCGACGTATGAAAACTATACTGAGTTTAGCACGGAGCTGACAAATGTTCGCAGACTTGTTTCCGCAAGAGTTTATGAGGAGTTGTATTCCATCACTAAAGCCCCTCGTCTATATGGTTCGTGGAATATGAGAGGCCTTGCGACAGAAATCGGCGTAAATGAATCGAAGATGACACGACTCAGGGAACCGGATGAAGGAACTCCTACGGTCGTTGGTCCGTATGAACTTTTAATCAACGGAATAGATGCAGGAAAACAGGTAAACAGAAAAGCACCGGAAGGATTTTATGTCTCTGTTGAGGGCTTGTATAAATTGGCGTACTTTTTCTTAGATAGGTCATGTGAAAAAGTTCTGTTCGGCGATGAATGTGCGCCCATCCACCTGCCAAACATCTATTCCTGTCTGTTTACTCAAATTTCAGCTATGCCTTATGCCGAATCACGCGAAATTCAGTCGGAAATTCAGGCTAACTGCGAAGCAAAAGACCGTTATATGATAAAGGGTACAGCGGATGGTTTCAAAGAAAACAATTTTGTTTATAGAAACAGCAAAGGTGCTCCGGTCGATTTCCAAGAATTGTATATAAAACGTTTGAAAGAAAAGATGGAAGACGATTGTTCCACCGCAGTAACCCTATTCGGAACAGAAGCGAATTCTCAGCTTCGTATTTATTCTGACAGATGTTACAATGTTACCAACGAGGCGATTGCTGCAGCGGACAAAGCTATTTTCTGTGATATTGCTGGAGAACCTTTGAAACCCAAAAAGAAGAAAAAAGAGGAAAAAGAACCGCTTGGAACGACTGGAAATCTGATGATACTGAGTATCGGGCTCAATATGGCGGTAGACTATTTTGTAGCACCTGACTACACAAAATATAACACCATTCTGGTCAGAACAAACACGCCGGACGCAGAAAAGCGGACAAAAGAAGTAAAGTTGGATGATAATGCAAGGAAAACGCTGTCTGCCCTTTTGATGGTCGAAAACGGCGAAGAGAGAGATGAAATCATCTCTGACGCACTTTGCGACTGCTGGGTATCGCAGTATGAGTACGAGTTGAAAAACAGTTAAGCAAACGAGGACGGATGCAAATAGTATCCGTCCTCATATTTTAAGCCCAAAAAGAATTGACAAAATATCAAACTGTGGTAGTATAGAAGTATAATTACGAAGCTATTTTTATAAAGGAGATTATCTCCGTTTCCAAGTCACCATACGTAATCAAGACAGTTATCCCATTTTCGGGATGGCTGTCTTTTTTTATATATTTTCATACATTTTACAAGAAAAAGAAAGGAGAAATGAACTATGGCACAGCCAAAAAAGGTTTATCGCTACCTCGGCCCTATCCGTGTATATGACGACATCTCCACGAATAAGTGGGGTGGTACGACCATGGCCGTATCGGAGCGTCAGGCCCGCAACAATCTGGCGCATCAGTACAGACAGCAGCGAGGTCTGCTCGCCTGTGTGCCCGTGAAGTTGACTGGTGAGCTGACCAGCTACAACGCACCGATAATGCCGCCGTTCAGGTCCAAGCGGAGACCTTCGTATCGCGGAGGTGAAGCGCAATGATGTGGAATGGAAAGTGGAACGGAGCAAATGCCATCGTAGTTCACACGCCGCAGAGCTTTCGGTCGTTCAAGCGAGCTATCCGTTCTCTTGGCGATGTGTGGGCTGACTGGAATCATGTGTATTTCAGTCAATGCAGAGATTTGTACTCCGCAGCATACCCTCCCTGTTATCCAGACAAGAGTCCTGAAGATAGCACAATCACCTATCACTGGCTCAAGGAAACTTGGTCCAAAGAAGGGCCTCGCGCTGTAGGCATGAACATTCAATAAACGAGGAGGAGAAGCTATGTCTACACCGCTGTATGAGTTAATCGAGAGAGCCGAGCGTATGGATTCCGTCTACTCCGAGCGCTATGCCTCTTTCTCTTCTGAACAGGATAGGCGTGCGAAGCAGTGTATTGCGAAGGCTCACGAAGCTATCGAAGAGCAGCGAAAAATCTGTGAAAGACGACGCCAGCAAGCAGCCGTAACACTGTCTCGGCAACATTGAAAAGAAAGGAGTAAATTCATTGTGAAAGTAAAAAAGAAAATTCGTTACGCCGGCGAATGCTGCATTTGCCACGAACCCATCATGGTGAACGAGAAATATGTTGAGGCGACTTACGAAAACAAGCGTTGTCACCTTGGCTGCATGGAGACGGAACCGATTGAGTCGGTTCTGTCTTTTTTCGGCGTTCCTCTGTGCGTGACCAATTCTGACGGAAAGGAGGTCCACATCTATGGGTAGAAAAGGCATCATCCGCAGGGGTGATGTGTTCTGGGTCAATGCCAAGGAGATTGAGATTTATTCTCCTTGGGCACCGGAAGGAAGTCAGTTCAGAGACAAGGACGGCCAGCCCTCTAACAGCTCTGTCATCAGGGGCCACCGTCCCGCTATCGTCGTATCCGCTGATGACCTGAATCGGTACAGCAGTGTCGTGGAGGTCGTGTTTACCACGTCTTCCCCGAAGATGCAGCTTCCCTCTCATGTACTCATCACCAGTACAAGCCGCCCCAGCACGGCGTTGTGTGAGCAACCGATGGCAGTCTCCACGAACGAGCTTGGCGCATACATCTGCCATCTGACAGATGCGGAGATGGTGGATATCGACTCTGCGCTGTATTACAGCATGGGGTTGAGTTCCCGCGTCAACGACAATGATGATAATACATGGCGTGCCCGCTACGAGACGATGCATCGTGCTTATTCCGAGATGCTCATTCATGTAATGAGAATCATGGACAGCAACATGAGAAAGGCATCGCCCTATCCTGTGGCTGAAATCGACCGTAAAGGCCGGAAAGAAAGGAGCAAGGACTGTGAATAAGCCAATTTACATCGTGTTTTCCTGCGATGCATGGAAGTCAAGAGACTCCATGCGCTTGGTCGCTGCAACGACCTCTCACACAAAGCTGAAGAAAATCGTGTCGAATTGCGTCGAGACGGAGATGTTCGAGTATGGCGAAGGCGATGCCAAGACCTCTGCTTCTCAGCTCCGCAAGGATTTCGATAACGGGCACAGCGTTCACGGCATTAACGACAGCCTGAAATACGGTTTTATTGATGTCGTTGACGATGGTGTGATGTGAGGCTGCTTCATGCAAAGAAAGGAGAAAAATCATGGGATACACTATCATTGATTCTCGCACGTTCATCAAGACGACTCGCGGCATCATTCCTTTGGCACTGGGCGGCAGCAACAACTGCACCGAGGTTATCTACGATAAAAACTCCAAACGCCGTGAAGTGCGTGAGCGTCACTGGTTCATTATGATGGGCCGTAACGCTCTGGAGCTGCCGGAAGAAGAGTTCATGGCGAAGATAAATGACACCTTCGCTGAGAACGATACCGAGTGCATGGTGTACGGCAGCAAGTGGCTCAACGGGGCTCAGACACGGAAGTGGTTCGCTCGTGCGGTGAAGGACGCCGCCTCTTTGGAGGACATCCTCGCAGGCAACCCCGGCGTCAATGACCTGAACGTAACGCTGATGCCCTACACCTCCGGTGAGCACCTTCTGTGGAAGTACGTCAGAACGACGGACGAGCTGGAGGTCTGGCTGGATGAGGCGCGTGAGATGCTGAAAGACCACGAGGACCACTACATCTTCATGTCGTTCAGCGGAACGCGGCGCGGCGAACGCCTGCGCCCCGCCCCGAAGAATACAAAGGCTGTGGATGGGCCTGTCGTGCTGAAGCATCGTAGCTATGGCTACGTAAGCGGGTTCGAGAAGTTCGGAGGTTCAAGAACGGTCCACTATGTGAAGGAAGCGTGCGATGCACTGTTGTTTACCAGCGCCGAAGATGCGTCCGAACAGCTCGGAGACCTGTTTCAGAGGTTCAATCTGGAAGTCAAACCCGCCACAGACAAGCTGATGGCACCGAAACCCTATGCGGTGATGTTCGCCAAAGGCGGTTTTTCCGGCAAGTATTTGGAGAAAATCAGTCGTAGCAGGATGCACATAACCTCATTTGCATCTTCCGCACAGAAGTTTGCCACCTTCGAGGATGCTCAGGCAAAAATCGACGCCCTCCGTGGTCGTTATACCTGCGTGCAGGATATGATTCCCATATTCATCGAAAACTAAACTTCACAATGGAAAAAGAGTCGCTTCGGCGGCTCTTTTTCTTATTTTCGGTTGTGCATATAGTTGACAAAATATCAGGTTGTGGTAGTATAGAATTATAATTACGAAGCTATTTTTATAAAGGAGATTATCTCCGTTTTCCAAGTCACCACAATAAATTCAGACAGTTATCCCATTCATGGGGTGGCTGTCTTTTTTTATATATTTTCATACATTTTTGTGTTCCCGTAAGCCCTTACAAAAGGCTGGGAGAAAGGAGAAAACTATGGCAAACATCAAGGTCGTTGAGACAAAATCCGGATGTGATAAGCCGGAGAACACCTGTGCTTCCTGTAAGCAGTTCGTTTGGAACGACAACGTGGCGCGTTATGTGTGTCTCAAGGGCGAGGATGCAGCAAGAACTGCGACATTGCCCAGCAAGAAGTACGTGATGCTCTATGTGAACCACTCCCCTGTCGGCGAAAGCTCTTTGGTGGATGTGTGTGCGTTGTCCTTCGACACACTGAAGGAGGCTCATGAGGGCGTGGAGCTGGCGAAGAACACACACGCTTTCGTCAGTAATCAGCTCAGAGCCAGACGCGGGCTTTTCCCGTTCGTCGGCGAGATGCTCTCTAATGAGGAGTGCCGCCATGTGTTCGGCGCAAAGGTCCTCTGTGCGTCTTCTCTCTACTATACGGACGAGCACGACGCAAGCGTCAAGGCGAGAGCCTTTTCCTACCTTGCGGTCGAAACCGTTAATGCACGGGATGTTATCCGGCGGCTGCTGCATCACAATCTGGACTGCGCCACCTGCCAGACCTTCGTTGATGAAGGCTGCGATTCCCACTACGACTGCCCCTACCACTACGAGTGTGCAAAGCTGGGAGATGTCTGGGTGGAACGAAAGGCGGTGTGAGATTATGTTGTTTGCAACGAAGCTGAAGAACAGTCTCACCACACTGGCGGAGCAGCACGGTATGGAAATCAAGGTCGAACTGAAGAATATCGCTGTCAATGGGCAGCGGCGCGGATGCTCCGGTTTCGTGACCTGCGGCGATAGCTGCGTCTACGTAAACACCGAGCACTCCATCTACGGCCCGATTTCCAGCCAGTCTATGTGCCGCTACGCCAAGGACACGAAGGACTTCTCCAGCAACAGTCTGAAGAACGGCTATAACCAGTTTGTAGCCGACGATGCCGTTGCTGCGAAGGTCATTTCGATGCTGAAAAACGGCAAAGGCATCCCCCGCTGAGGGGGATGCCGGCTAAGAAAGGAGGATACCCGTGAGGAAGGACTACATTAAATTTCCCACGAGAATGAAACAGCTCATCAGCTTCACGGGCATGACCATCGAAAACAAGCACAACCTCTACCCTACCGATATCGACGGACTAATCGAATATCATGATAAGGGATATGTGTTTTTCGAAGTAAAGCACCGTGATGCTGCTATGCCCTACGGCCAGCGCCTTGCATTGCAGAGAATGGTTGAAGATGCGGCCAGAGTTGGCAAGACATCTATCGCTATTGTCTGTGAGCACACAGTAGATGACCCACGTATCCCTGTCACGGTCGCAACGTGTAGAGTGCGTGAAATCTATTACTCGAAGGAGCATCGCTGGAGAGCGCCGAAGTTTTCGGCTATGACCGTAAGGCAAGCTGTAGACGGGTTCCTGTACGCGCCGGCGATTCGGCAGTACAGGACACCGTCCGGCGGCTGCGGAACGGTTGCTGTGGCTCATGTAGCAGGAGCGAGACCGTACCCCTACCCTGCTTCCCCGCAAGCGCAGCGCGGCTACGGACCTGTACCTGAATGGATGCGCTGGAGCAGTTAAATAAGAAAGGAGAAAAAACATGACAAAGCCTACCGAGGACAGAAGCGCCTGCTTCACGAATTGCCCTGTCAGAGAGTGTGATACCAGCATCTACAGAGGTTCCCGCTGTAAGGAGCTGCGCGAGAAAGCCGGTGTCCACTATGACCCCGACATCTTCAAGGACAAGAAGCCGAAGCCTATCCTGTTCAACGGCGAGATGGTACGTGCCATCCGCGAGGGGCGCAAGACGGTAACACGCCGTGGTGCGTTTCACTTCGCCGGCAAACGAGCGGAAGGTCTGTACCGTGACGGTGATGGGCGTCTCGTGGCAGCCTTTGCTGATACGGATGCTGTCATCCGCAGCTTTCGCGCCCCGTTTGAAAAGGGCGATATCCTGTATGTCCGTGAGACGACTTGTGCCTGCGATTTCAACCGCTGGCTCTACAAGGCCGATTATTCGGATGAGGATTTGAAAAACTCCCCTGAGGTGAGTTCCCTCATTCACTGGACACCGTCCATTCATATGCCCAAAGAGGCGGCACGCATTTTCCTGCGTGTGACGGATGTGCGGTTGGAACATTTGAATGACATGAAGGACGAGGACTTCACTAAGGAGGGCATCACCTGTGACAGTACCTCCGGCGAGAACACCATGTCCCTTCAGGAGAAGTTTATCGAGCTGTGGGATAGCACGATTCCCGAACACAAGGCCCTGTCAAAGTGGGCCGGAAACCCGTGGGTATGGGTCATTGAGTTCGAGGAGGTGCAGTTCTGATGGCGACGGATTACCATGCAGTGATTCAGGAGAATATCCAAAAGCAGAACGGCACCTACGAGTCCAATGCAAACCCGTTTGGCATCTGCGGCACCTGTGGTTGCGAGCTTGAACCGAGCTACTTCGTGGAGGAGGAAGAAATCATCCAGCATGGGGTGCGTTTCAAGACCGGTCGTATTCGGCGGGCTGTGGACTGTCTCGTTTGCCCCAACTGTTTCCGTACTGAATGTGTGGACGACAGCTTTGATGGGCCGTGGATGGACAAGGCCCAGTGGAAAAAGCTCCACGGACTGCATTAAAAATGAAAGGAGAAAAAACAATGAAAGAAATCCTGTTTCGTGGTCAGGTCCGGCGGTATGGCGAGAAAGTTCGCATGGCAACCGGAGCACCCCTGCCGGGAATTTGGGTTTACGGGGGCGCCGCACGTCCCCATAATAGCCCGAAGGACTTCGCCATCATCTACACGTACTTGTCCGACACGGCTGAAAGCCGCGACGTTTGCGGTGTCTACGCGGATACCGTTACGCAGTATACCGGTATCGACGACAAGGATGGAACCAAGGTATTCGAGGGAGACATTGTGGATACTTTTGAGGGCTTCCACCCCACGGCTCGTTTTAATGAGCACACAGTCGTGTTCCGCAATGGTTCCTTTGGCCTGCTGGTGAATGAGTCTCTGAAGACGAAGACAGCGGCAGAGCTGATGGATGAAGCCTATGATAACGGCCATTTCGTACCGTTCTGCAAGCTGTTCGGCACTAAATACCGTGTCATCGGAAATATCTTCGATGGTGTCACCACGCCGGCTGTGAAAACCGAATAATTACCACAATTTTGAAAGAAGCTCCTTCGGGAGCTTCTTTTTTTTCGTGCTAAATTCATTGACAAAGTATCTGTTTGTGGTAGTATAGAATTATAATTACGAAGCTATTTTTATAAAGGAGATTATCTCCGTTTTCAAGTCACCACATGAATTCAGACAGTTATCCCAATTTTGGGATGGCTGTCTTTTTTTATATATTATCATACATTTGGGATTCCCATAAGTCCTCTTTGTAGGCGGGGAGAAAGGAGAAAAACATGGATTTGCGTGCCATTGACACGATGGTTCCAAGACCTATCCTCAAGCACGAAAAGTATCACGCCAATGCTATCATCATGGAGAATATCCGTGACACAATCATTGATGTCGTCCAAAAGGCGTTCAGCAATGAACCTGACTGTGAGGGAGACCCCTTTGGAGTGAAGCGTTTGGGTATTGACCCAACTACATTCTGCCGGACAACAGAGACTTATGTATCCTACGGAAGTGATTTTCCTGATGCGCTGGCAGACATCAAAGTCTCCGATGACGATGAATGCTTCTATCTCACACACTATTCTGTGAACATCTTGCTTCTCGAAAAGCTGTCACCGCTTCTCGAAAAGCTGTCACAGATGGGGGCCCCGCAGCCGACGTTTATAGACGAACTGCAGGAAAAGTTGGAACGGGCCGTAAAGGTAGCCGCTGAACAGTGGTCAGCACGTTGCTTTGTGAAAGGCAGAGAGAAACGACGGTTCACCCTTAATGGAGCTGCATTTCCCCTCTTTCACTTTGATTTCACCTTCGCCCACTCGACGTATTTCGACAATCCGGAGATTCCAGACGAGAAAATCTTTTGGGATGCCTACTGTCGAAAGGCAATGGTTGACCGGAGAGTAAGCAAAGAGTCGCTTCCGAAGCACGAGCTGTGTGCAGCGGACTTCGGTCGTGAATTCCCCCTCAAGCCGGGGAAACCTCGCAGCCCCATTGTCCGGATTCTCAGCATCAACCATGAGAAGCCCAATTCCTCCGTCGTACTCGAATACGTCAAGGGGAAAAACGCTGGCAAAAAGGTAGATGTGAGGGCTAAGGACATTGAACTTGCACTTTACGAAGATGACTTCGAAGACAAAACAGTGCTGACGGTGCTGAAGGCTAAAGATGAGGAGGCTTTGTTTTACAAGAACAAAATAAGCCTCACAAAACGCATGGCCCACTCACGGCAGACGAGTATGTCGTCTTGGGCTGAAATGCTTGAAGCGTGGAAAGAGCTCGATGTAACCTACAGAGAGATTTTCGATACGCTCGGTACAAGTTTTGTGCTTACCGAAATCTTTCCGGATGCACGGACAAACATCTTTGGTGCTGTCTGCTGTGATGCAGACTCCCCCGAATATGGACACCGTGTTCTTTTCGGGTGGGACCTCATCGAACTCATGGCGGAATGCAGGGACCCTGATTGACTCAGGCACGGGAGGGGTACTGCCTCTCCCCTGCTCTGCGCGGTTCGGACAGCGGTGCAGCGTGCGTCGCCGCCTGAGCTGCAGAAGACAAAAGAAAGGAGAACACCATGGATTTAGATGCTTTGGATACCGCATATGGTGCCGAGCAAATCGACTCCGATTTGCTGTTGACAGACATTCGCACAGGGCTTGAATACACTCTTCGGAACAAGACCTATTGTGGACAAGACCCGTTCGGTAAAAGGCGCTACGGTGCTGATGCTGGGGATATGTGTTATGTCTTCGGTAAGGAGTACAACATCTTAAAGTTGGTCATCAACATTGCGTTGGATGGCGGCTACGGAATAAACCCGCTGCCTCGTGACGTGGCTGCGGCCATTCTGAGGGACGTAAGCGCTGCAATAAGACCTATTGCAAACAAGCACTCGGCACGAGCTATCATCAAGAAGCAGCCGTTTTGCTCTGCGGCAATGGGTGCTCGTTCAGGCGCCTTATTCCAATCAGCCGCATTATACGTCTACATCATATCAACGCCCTACGCCAAGGATACCGGCATTCCTGATGAGAAAATCATCTGGGATGCCAACAGAGACATTTGGTGTAAACGCTGCGGTAAGATTCGGGATACGCGATTTGCTGCCGGCCAGAAAACTGATTACACCATTCAAAATTCCGATTTCGGGCGAGTGTTCCTTCTCGGAGGCTCCCTGTATCGTATCATCGGAATGGGTGAAAACAGCATGGACGAGGTACTCGTGCAAGGTGTAGACGGTCAAGATAAGGGCGATACCACAGAGATATCTTTGTCCCTCGTTGAAAACGCCCTGTACCTTGCTGAGATGCAGAATGTCAGTGTTTCAAGGGATGCTGAAACCGCTTTTTATGAGAATAAAAAGCATATCCAAGCCCTGCTGGACCGTGTTGGCGTGGACGTGATGTATCGTGAGATGTTTGAGCTTGATGGCTTTACCTACGCACTGGTCGGCATCATACCAACCAAGGCCAAAAACATCTTCGGTGCTGTCTGTGTGGATGAATCCGGCGAAACCTTTGATGATGTTCTGTTCTTCTCGTTCGGGGACGTCATTGAAGCAATTCGCACCGAACGCGATGCAGGAAAACTCTGAAGAAAGGAGAAACAACATGAACCAGCACACACTCGATACTACCGTTGGTGCGGGAGCAATCACCAACAAGAATGGGCTCTGTGAGTTCATCAAGCAGGTTGTTGAGTTCAATGTGAAGGGACAGGCCTATTGCTGTAAAGACCCCTTCGGAAAAGAACGCTACGGAAATGACCCCGACCTTCCCCGTCCGTGCAAAGTTTCATACGAAAAAGCTAATATCACAGAAGTCACACTCAACCTCATCGTAGACGCAGACAATCCAAAGTACGTTGAGTCATGTGTTGCTGAGATGCGTGATGATATTAAGGCGGCTTTGTGGTATGTGGCGGACACTTATAAGGCGCGAATTTTCGTACAAAGGCCGTCGTTCGGGACAAAGCGCAATAGTGCTGGACGGAGATTCCGGTTTGCGGTATTCGATATCGGGTTCATTCGGACACCGCACTACGATAACCGTAATGTGCCTGATGCGAAAATCCTCTGGGATTCCCATTGTCTACGCCTGCAAAAAGATATTGAGAGTGGAAGAAGATACACCAGAGACTCTTTGTTCCTAACCCTCTATCCCCTGAAGGCAACCGATTATGAGCGTGAGTTTCTCTATGAGGGTGCCATGTATCGTATCGTTGGCTTTGCGGACGAGTTCAGTTATTTGGACGTGCGACTGCAGCCTGCGGGAAGTACGGGAGACGAAGGTATCATAGTGGTTCCGTTGGCAAATCTTCGGCGACCTCTTTTGGATGATGACGCCGATATCCCCGCACGAAATCTGAAAGCTGCGAAGGACGAGGAAGCTGATTTTTACGAAGGCAAGGACTGTATCAAAGCTGCCCTCGCTCGTGATGGTGTGGACATCATGTATCGTGAGATGTTCCAATACGGCAAACGCACCTACGCCTTGACCGCTATCACGCCGAATGCACAAAGCCTCTACATCTTTACTGCGACTTGCATTGAGGATATTGAAGAAGAAAAGGCTGTCGGTGAAAAGGTTATGTTCATGTATAAGGAGGTCATCGAGCGAATCATCGCCGACCGCAGCGGGCAGGGAGCTTAAAAACAAAGAAAGGAGAACGCCATGGATTTGAAAACCATTGACACCGCAGCCGACATAGGACGTGCAGAGGGTTCATCCCTCTGCACGACACTGTGCAACCACGTCTATGATGCGCTGAAGGACAAGGATTACTGCTGTAAGGACCCCTTTGGTGAGGTTCGCTGCGGCAACCGTCGCATCAACATCTGTTACGTTTCCGGCGGAGCTGCGACTATCACCCATATATCGCTTGCAATCTGCCTCAACAATATGCTCTTTGCAGATAATAAGCGGGGGATGAAGTTCTGCTGGACGGATATGTATGATGATGTCATGGCTGCTGCGAAGCAGGCTGCGGCGAAGCACAGTGCTCGTGTATTTTCACCGAAACAGGTGCTGGGTACTGTACCACGTATTCAGACGGACTGGGCCAGTATGTCGAAGAGCGTCTACTCAAATGAAAAGCCTGATTCTTTGCCGCGAGTCGAGAAAACCTATGTTGCAAAGTTTTCCTTTGCCTTCTATCGGACATCCTACTATGCCGACAAGGATATTCCTGATTCCAAAATCATCTGGGATGCCTTCTGCCGGCAGAGGGAGGAACACTTCAGGCTTCACAAAGCGGATAAATCTATCATGCAGCCGGTCTATAAACTGAAGTATTCCGATTACGGCAGGTTGTTCTCTTATATTGAAACGACCTACTGTATCGAGGGCATCGACAAAAATAGCCTCCCCATCGGAGTATCCCTCCGCCAGATGGACGGCAAGGAACCCGGCAAGACTGTTGAATGGCCTTTCAACCGCGTGGAAGAGATTCTACGTGATATTGAGGACAGCATGGCTGCTGACCAGCATATTGAGTCAGGCAAGGAGGAAGAAGCTATGTTCTACAAGAACAAGCAGGTCATCCAACGCCGACTCGACGAGGAGGGCATCGACATCGTCTACCGTGAAATGTTTGACTTCTGCGGATGCAGTTATGTTCTTACCGCCATCCACCCTAAGGCGCGAAAGCACGTCTTCACGGCCATTTGTCTTGACGATGATGAGGGGAAGGAGAAGGCTCACAAAAAGACCTTTGGCTGGGAGCTGCTCCGCATTATCAGCACACACAGATTTACCGCCTGAGGCTATTTAAGATTTGATGTGGGAAACCCACAAAAAAGTCTAATAGCCACAGCCACAGCGACGTATGTAAGTCCCTCAGGTAGAGGCGACGGATGCACCTGCGGGTTTTCCCAGCTCGCAGCACTGCCAAGCATACGCCGAGGTAAGGGAGACATTACCGCCTCCTCTGGAGGTGAGACACTACTACGAAAGGAGATGAGCGCACATGGCAATGGTCTATGTGCAAAACAAAGACGGTAAACCTTTGATGCCGACAACTCGCTATTGTTATGTGCGCCTTCTCCTGAAGGAGAATAAAGCACGAGTTGTCAGCACCACCCCGTTTACCATCCAGTTGAACTATGATACCCCTGACATTACCCAAGACCTGATTCTTGGCATCGACCCCGGCAGGACGAATATCGGTGTCGCTGTTGTCAAGGAGGACGGCCAGTGCGTGTTCTCCGCACATTTGGAGACACGCAATAAGGACGTACCTCTCCTGATACAGAAGCGTGCCGGTTTCCGGAAGCAGCATCGCACGTTGAACCGGCGCAGGAAGCGCCAGCGGCGTGCGAAGGTCGCTGGTACTACCGTGGAGGGCGAGACCATTGAGAGACTACTCCCCGGCTACGAGAAGCCCGTTGTGTGTCACTACATCCGCAACAAGGAGGCTCGGTTCAATAACCGCAGCCGCCCTGCGGGTTGGTTGACACCTACAGCAAATCACCTGCTGCAGACCCACATCAACCTGATTGCGAAAGTAGCAAAGTTCTTGCCCATTACAAAAGTGGTGGTGGAACTAAACCGCTTTGCTTTCATGGCGATGGATAATCCCAATATCCGTCGGTGGGAATACCAGCAGGGCCCGTTGTACGGACTGGGTTCCGTGGAGGATGCGGTGTACGCACAGCAGGACGGACGTTGTCTGTTCTGCAAGAAGCCCATCGACCATTACCATCATGTCGTCCCACGCCACAAGGGTGGGAGCGAGACACTGGCAAATCGGTGTGGCTTGTGCCGTGAGCACCACGCCCTCGTACATACGGACAAGGTGTGGGCGGATAAGCTGGTGACGCGCAAGGAAGGTGTGAACAAAAAGTACCACGCCTTGAGTGTTCTGAATCAGATTATCCCACACCTCATGGAGTACCTTGGAAGCGAAACTCGCTACGATGTCTACGCCACGGACGGACGCTCTACAAAGGGCTTCCGCGTCGCCAAGAACGTGCCGAAGGAACATTATACGGACGCTTACTGTATCGCGTGTTCCATCTTGGATACCGATATTGAGGTTTCCACACCTGTCGAACCCTTTGAGCTGAAGCAGTTCCGCCGGCACGACCGGCAGGCCTGTCACCAGCAACGTGTTGATAGGAAATACTATCTCAACGGAAAACAGGTAGCAACGAACCGGCACAAGGCTATTGAGCAAAAGTCTGATAGCCTGCAGGAGTTCCGTGAGTCTTACGGCGATACTGCGGTATCGCAGCTTGCCGTAAAGCCGCACTCACCCCAGTATAAGGACATGACTCGAATCATGCAGGGTGCGGTGATGGATTTTGGTGGAACTGTTGGGGTATTTCAAGGTTCGGATGGCTTCCATAACGGTAAGCCGGACTATTATAAATCAGCGAAAGGAGCAAGGGTTTTAACGAAGCGATGTGTGCTTCTTGCACAGAACACAGGCATAGTTTTCATTCCCGCCTGAAAACAAAGTTTTGTGGGAAAACACATCAAATCTTAAATATCCACCGCCTGAAAGGAGAGACCTTACGACCGAAAAGCGCCCCTACGGGCGCTTTTCTTTTGCCTGAAATCATTGACAAAATATCAAACTGTGGTAGTATAGAATTATAATTACGAAGCTATTATTATAAAGGAGAGTATCTCCGTTTCAAGTCACCATACGTAAATTCAGACAGTTATCCCAATCTTGGGGTAGCTGTCTTTTTTATATATTTTCATACATTTTATGTTCCCATAAGTCCTCTTTGTAGGCAGGGAGAAAGGAGAAAAACATGGATGTGAAATCTCTCAACGGCTCATCCGGAAGATGGAGCGATATTAGTCTGGCCGTACCATTTGATACCGACATGGACAGACAGATTCGTGACAAGCTGATGGATGCTGTGGAGGAAGCACTGAAAGGCAATGCCAACTGCGGCTACGACCCTTTCGGTGCAGAACGCTTCGGCATCAAGCGCCATAACTGTGGCTACATTCATAAAAATGGCAGCTACATCGTCGGTATTTGTATCCGTATTGTGATGGATACGAATTACGATTCAGACGTGTCCCGCGAGCTTATTCGTCAGGATATGCTTCCTGCTGTGCAGCGTGTGGCAGCACAGTTCGGCGTAAGGGCAACCGTTGTGGAACGGAGTTCGAAACTCTTCGATGCGGAGTTGGAGGACAAAACAATCAGGCAAAATGTTCTCATCAATCTGTTTGAGTGCAGATTTTACCGCACAGTATTCCATGACGAAGCGCAAGTTCCAACCGAGAAAATCGAGTGGGATGCCTACTGCGCTCACTGTGCGACTTTGCCGCGAGACGTTCCGCCTAAACGCCTGTTAAATCCGAGCGACTTCGGCATCACCTTCAAGAAGGGACGATATGAGTACGAACTCGTTGGTGTCTACAAGTACCGTCCGTGGAAGTACGTTGTTGGAAAGCGAATCGGCGAAGGCTCTACTGGCAAGGAAATCCTCATTCCCCGTGAGGAGATGGAGCAGATTTGCTACGAGCTGCAATGCACAGACAAGGATGCTCTGGCCTTAGAAAATGCCAAGGACGAAGAAGCCGCATTCTACCGCAACAAAGAGTATATCCGGTATAAACTTGAACGCTATGGCATCGACATTTCCTACCGTGAGATGTACTCGTTTGATGGACATGACTTCATCATCATCGGTATCCAGCCAAAGGCCCATACCTACCCCTTCGTGGTACGGTGTGTGGATGAGGACGGTCCGATGGCTGGGAAGGTGAGCAAGCAGCGGTTAGAGAACGTTTTGGCCGTGATTGCTGCGGAACGCCGAAATCAATAGAAAGGAGAATACCCATGCAGACATTCTTAGGTGCTGTCAAAGGTGTCGGTGTGATGCTGTTTGTGGCCTTCCTGTTGGTCGGCTCATTGTGGCTCGGCCTTCATCACGTCACCTTCATCGGCGAAAAGTTCAAGGGACGTACCGGCAGCTTGCTGGCCTACCTTGCGCTCATCATCATCTTTGGCGGCGGGCTGGCATTGGCGGTCATTATCTCCATCCAGTGTCCTATCAGCCCGCTTCATCAGTAGGAATACATTTTGTTTCCCGTAAGACCTTTAAGGCTGGGAGAAAGGAGAAAATAATGAGCAGAATTCATTTGTCCTTTTTAGCCCCCGGAAAGAATTCCGGATACAAAAATACCGTAACGGACATCTACTACAAGGGTATGAATGTAGGGTACATCATTGAGGACAAAGATAACCTCCGCGATGACACCAAGAACTATATGGCATATCGGTTCGCCCATTGCGGCACTGATTATTGGGCTCGCGGCGAGTACATCTATGGCAGCCAATCTTCTACCATCGCAGGGGCAAAGGAGAAGTTCAGAGCTTGGTTCGAACGCGACGGCGTGGGCACTTACGAGAAGTACGCGCCCAAGGTCAGACAGCGGCACGCCACCGCACCTGAAACCCTCACCTCTTACGTCTGCGGTAAGGCACTCCGCATGGTGGACTGGTCTGCCGTGCGCGATGGCGACATTCTGAACCCCATTTGCGGGGACATGAGTGAGCTGCAGCTTCACGAGTGCTTCCGTCGCTTTGCCGGATGGTACAGAAACAAGAACAAGGTCTGGCAGCACGAAAGTGCATATTACGGTGAAAAGTATTTGGATACCGTGGTAGAAGATGTTTGTGTGGCGGAAACGCTGAAGGAAGAAGGCATCCGTGTCGTCTACGACGACTTTGCAAAGTTCAACACACTGAAACCCTATCCCCTCATCATGTTCGCCCACACATCGGCGGTCTCCCCTGCTTTCGCTGCCCGCTGGGTTGGTAAGGCTGTAACCATGCTGCAGAAATACGGCGGTCAGCTTCTTGCCATTGTTCCCTACTCTACACTGGCTGTAGATGCGAGCCTGTCCTTCATACTGAAGAAGCAAAAGACGGACTCTTCTGTTTTTCTCGTGGAGAAGGCGTTTAAGCGCGATAGGGCAAGGCGGACGGCTCCTGAGTGGGCCATCATTTACGCCAACATTAAGCCCACGCGCAGAGACAGTCGGAACGAGGCGGATATTCTGAGCGAGAGCATCTGCGACCTGAAGGACTATGAGACGGGCAAGCCGTTCCTACCCGACTGGCGGAAGAAGTTTCCGCAGGACATCATTGAGGAGTTTGAGCTCAAGGCTCGTATTTGCAACTCCTTCATTGGCTCCTACGAAGAGGTCAAGCCTTTTATAATGAGCGGCTCTGAGCGTTACGACCAGCCCTATGTCAAACTGGCCGTGGACGACCATCCTTGGAGGGACTCCGGCGTTGAACTTCGAATGGCGTGCTTGGAAGGCGTTCGCTCAAGGTACTGGGACACTTTCATCCACAAAGCCGCGAACATCGGTCTGATGCCTGCCAACATGGAAGAAGACTACAATCGTCGTCGCGCTGAATTGAAGGATTACGACCTCAACGACTACACTGTGAGGACTGTAATGGAGGATATTCGGCGGGAGCTGCGTAGAGGTTGCACCACTTCCCTGCTGAACCTGTTCGATAGGCTGGGGAGCATGGGAAGTAGGCAACGGTATGATGTGTACGATTACGATGCGGACACGCTATCAAGTGAGAACACCCAGAAATATTGCTCTTTCGACAAGAAACAGACCGCTGGGTTCCGTTTGGCGTTCCCGAAGCTCTCTATGTATTCCTACGTCTTCGACCGCTATAGAGACGACTTCAATCAGGATAAAGCCGCACACGTAGTGCATGACATTGAGTGCGCCCTTTACCTGCTCAATGGAGGAAAAGAAGCATCCAAGGCTATCGACCCGATGAGTGCTGTAACGGACAACGCCATTTGCGGAAAGAGCATTGGCAAAAGCATTACCTTCACATTCTTCACTGGTTCCTTCTACAAGAACGGAACAATGAAGTTGAAGTTCAAGAGCTCTGCCAAGCGGCTCATCGACCGGCTCAATATCTTCGTCGGAATGAATCGCGGCTGGTTGCCTGCTGACTACGGCACCAAGCCGTATGATGCTTTGAGTAACGCTGAAAAGAAAGTCATTGACAGCTTCCAAAGCCGTGAGGAGTACGATGCAGTCGTCGCAAATCCTGATGAGTACATCATCAAGGATTTTGACATTGAGAAGCTGCTTGAAGCGCGTTAATTGTGAAAGGAGAATCATCTACTGCGAAAAGCGTCCCTGACGGGGCGCTTTTCTTTTCGACTAAAACGATTGACAAAATATCAAACTGTGGTAGTATAGAATTATAATCACGAAGCTATTTTTATAAAGGAGATTATCTCCGTTTTCCAAGTCACCATACGTAAATTCAGACAGTTATCCCAATCTTGGGGTAGCTGTCTTTTTTATATATTTTCATACATTTTGAGTTCCCGTAAGTCCTTATTACAGGCAGGGAGAAAGGAGAAAAACAATGAGTGTCATCAACACCCGACTCGCCTATCTCTATCGTGACGCGGACAACTACAAGGTCCGGCATGAGGTCGTTTTCGCCGGCCAGATGTCGGAGGAAGAAAAGATGCGTATTATCGCCAGTCTCGATGACGGCGAATACTTCATCCCCGGCCCTCTCGGTCTGAACGACGAGCGCTTCGGCAGCGAAACGGAAGCCGACCATCCCTTCTTTGAGTTCTGCTACTTCGAGGAAACCACGGATAAGCCGACGACCGACATCACCATCGCCGAAATCGTCAAGCGGTTCGAGGACAATGCCCATCTCTGGAAGGACTACGAGACTTCCTTGGAAGACGTTGAACTCAATGATGTGAACGACATAAAGATGCCCACACCTGACCCTGAGGAATACCTCTCCCCCCGTGCCAAGGACCTCCTGTTTGAGACGCTGGAGCTGTTCCGGAAGGAAATCGGCCCCAAGTTCTCCGACTGGAAGGATGCCGACGATTGGCTGTTCAGCAGCCTGAGCATCACCAAGGACGAGCTGCAGGCTATTTACGCCGGCCACGACGTGTTGGTCTACCGCGAGTCTGCGGCGGATTGAGAGGCTGCTATGGGTATTGGACGAGTTCTCACATGGAAGTTTGTTATCCGCGATAGCGATGGCTATACGCTTTGTGCTGACCCCAAAGTATCCGGCTATGCCTACTATTGGTCGAAGCTGAACCATGATGGGGTGCATCCCCTCGTGTTCAACGATAGGGCACAGGCGCAAAGCTACCTCGATGCCATGCGTCACAACGAGCCGCGCAACCTCAGATGGAGCCAATGTCGGGTCGAAGGACCGTTCATTGATTTATAAGGGTAAAAATTGAAAGGAGAAAAAGATATGTTCAAAATCATCAGCATCAACGAAACTCAGTTTTTCTGCAACGGCTGCGGGGAGGTATTCGTGTGGGAGTTTAACACCCCCGACAAGAAACCCCCTAAGGACTGGGATGGGCGGTACGACACCGCTTCCCTGTGCAGCATCAACGTTCCCGATTATCGTGGCGTGCCCGGACTGTACCCCTCCGGCTTCGACACCAAGCTCGCCGAATACGATAAGGCAAAGTACGAAGCCTTCCTGAAAGGCGAATATCAGCCTCCTGTGGAAGACATGGACTGGTACACGAAGGTGCCGCCCCTGCTGCGCTGGGGTTATTTCACCTGCTGGACCGACAGCCTGAGCTTCCCCACCTACATCGCCACTGTGAACGGTCAGCCGTGTTTGCTGGTCATCGCAGAGGCCGGTGAGGAGATGTCCAAAAAGGACGGAAAACGGGACGTCAGCATCCGCAAGGCGCTGATGGAGTCTGGCCGCAAGCTGGCTGAGAAGCTGAATGCGGATGAGAAGCTGAAGGAGCTGCACGCAGATGTGCTGTTCCCCAAGGACACGGACACCCCGTTCTGCCAGTGGGAACTGTATGTCGCCATCCCCGTGACGGAGAATGTCACCTTTGAGGACATCAAGGCCGTAGCGGACGTGATGGACGAGTGCATCGACTACTGAGAGTCCCAAATGAGGGCGGGGACTTCCCCGCCCTCTCTAAAAAGAAGAAGGCCGTATCACCACGACCAGTTTGTTGAGCGTATGGAGTCCATGCGTGGCTGCACCTATCGCCCTGAGAAGGGCTATTTAAGATTTTTGATGTGGGAAACCCACAAAAAGTCTTATAGCCACAG